GTAACCATATAATGTAATACTTGCTGGTGGATAACTGTAACCTGTAAAGTTAATTGTTATATCACCACCTGCCGCTGAATCAATTGATACACTAGATATTCCAGATGTTTTATCTGTTATACTTGACAATTGACCATTTGTGGCATAGTTAATTTTAAATCTCTGTACATCTGTACCGCCGCCGGATGCTGGAGTTACTGGTTTCCAATAACTGTTTGAGTTATCCCAAGTTAACACTTGTCCATCTGTTGGAGATGCATTGTTAACATTGTTTAAGTCAGCTATGTCCGCCGCTGTTATTCTTGCATCAGCTCTTGCGTTAGTAAAGTAAAGGTTTGTTGAACCTTCTGTAATTTCATCTGTATTATCTTTTGTTGCCACTTGAGCATCTACATAAGCCTTAACTGATTGTTGTGATGGCAATCTAGTTGCACTGTCAGAAGCCATGTTATCTTCATCAATTAATGCCGCTGTTATTCTTGCGTCTGCTCTAGCATTGGTAAAGTATAAATTACTTGAACCTTCTGATAATGCATCTGTGTCTGCAGGTCCACCTGAATCTGCCGCGTTAACCCAAGCACTACCATTGTATTTTAAAACTTGTCCTGAACTTGCTGATGTTATTGTTACATCTGATAAATCATTAATTGCACTTGCACCACCTGACTGTGCCACCCAAGCATAGTCTGAGCCATTCCAACTTAACACATGACCTGATGTTGGACCACTTTGATTCAAGTGTGAATCAATTGCACCATTTAATCCTGCTGTTGTTTGATAACTTGATAATGCACTTTCATTTGCTAATGGTATCCAGTTACCACCGTGTGCAAAATATCCTTTACCTGTTGCGTGTACGTGTGCAAACATACCATGATATGTTGATGCGTTTGGTAAGTCTCCTGTGTTATTATAAACATTTGAGAATAAAAGTTTTCCTGTTGTAGTAATGTTATTACTACCCATGTCAAGGTTAGTACCTTGTACTGCCGCAATCGCTCTAGCATTAGTGAAATATAAGTTTGAACTTCCTTCTGATAATGCATCTGTATCTGCTGGGCCACCTGTTACTGATCCCCAACTTAATTGTCCTGAACCATCTGTTTTTAAATACTGTCCTGATGAACCATCTGCTTGTGGCCATTTCTGACCATCTAATATAATATCTCCCGAACCATTAGGAGTAATTGTTATATCATTATTACTTCCGGAAGTTATTCCTAATGCACCTGTTGCCGTGATTGATCCTGTACCACCTGATGCTGTAAATGATCCTGCTGTTACTGTGTCAGTTGCTTTGTTATATGTAAATCCTGAGTCACCACCAAATGAACCACCATCATTAAATTGTACCTGAGTATTACTTCCTGCTACTGATCCACCAGCACTTTCTGTTTTCCATTTAAATGAAGTTGATGAATGATCGTAGTATAAAATTTTACCATCATCACCTGCCACCACTGCATCTACATTTGATAAATCTGTTAACGATGCCGCTTGTACTCTTGCGTCTGCTCTAGCATTAGTAAAGTATAAGTTAGAACCTTCTGCTAGATTTGTTGTTGATTTAGTTCCTAACCTTGTATCAAAGTCTGAATTGAAAGTTGTGTAAACTGTATCTGTGTCATCTGCTACTACCCAAGCACTACCATTATATTTTAAAATTTTGTTTGTCGCTACACCTGATGTATTAACATCTGCTAGTGAACCAATACTTGCCGCTGTAATTCTTGCGTCGGCTCTTGCATTAGTAAAGTATAAATTACTTGAACCTTCTGTTAATCCGTCTGTGTCATAGTTAGTTAATAAGTTTGTAAGAGCTCTACCATCTACTGCTGGTAATCTTGCTGAGCCATCTAGTTGTACAATTTTGTCTGCACTTGTTCCTGCATCAACATTTAAAGTTGCCGAACCTGAAGTTGCACCACCTGTTAATCCAGTACCGGCGACAACTGCTGTAATATCTCCAGCACCTGTGTTCGAAGGTGCCCATCTGCTGTTTGCGTTATCCCATGCAAGTACTTGTCCATCTGACGGAGCCGCTGTGTGTACATTTGATAATGCACTCAATACTGCATTTGAAATTCTTGCATCAGCTCTTGCATTAGTGAAATATAAATTTGAACCTTCTGCTAAATCACCTGTGTCTTTAGTTGCAAGTCTTGTGTCAAATCTTGCATCAACTCTAGCGTCAGTGTAGTAAAGGTTTGTGCCTTCTGATAAATTAGTTGTTGACTTGGTTGATAACCTTGTGTCGAATCTTGCATCTGTATAATATAAATTTGTACTTTCAGGAATATCTGCTGTTGACACTTGGCCTGTACCAGTACCAAAGTCAATCATTGTATCTTTAATTTCGTCAACTCCTACAGTGTAATCAATATTTGTTAACTGTGATCCATCTACTGCTGGTAGTTTAGCTGAGCCATCTAGTTGTACAATCTTGTTTGCACTTGTACCTACATCAACATTTAAAGTTGCTGATCCAGATGTTGCACCACCTGTTAATCCAGTTCCTGCGACAACGGCCGTAATGTCTCCGCCGCCACCGCCACCTGACTGTGCCACCCAAGCATAGTCCGAACCGTTCCATGAAAGAACATATCCCGATGTTGGATTTGATTGATTCAAGTGTGCATCTATTGATGCATTTAAATTTGTAATTCCGTAACCAGCTATTGTAGTTGGCTTACCTGTTAAAGATCCAAATGCTCCATCAAATGCATCTGTAATTCCGTAACCAGCTATTGTAGTTGGCTTACCTGATAATGAAGCGAATGACTGTGCTGGTACACTTGTTAAGTAACCTGCACTTGCATGGTTACCCCAACCATATGCTGTAATAAATTGTCCTAGGTTAGTATCAGTTAATACATTCGTACCCATGTCAATTGTATTACCGTTAGCATCTAGTGTTCCACCTAACTGTGGTGTTGTGTCTTGTACTAAACTTGTAAATGTTTCCGATGTTAAGTAACCTGGGTCTGCAACATACTCTAATGCGTTGCCCGCCGAATTAACTTTTACAAACTTGCTTGATGCACCTGAGAAGTTAGCCGGTGTGTCTGTTAATGCTACGAAAGTTGTTGAAGCTGAAATTCCTGTTAGGTTTGATCCATCTACTGATGGTAGCTTACCTGTGCCATCTAGTTGTACAATTTTGTTTGCACCTGTTCCTACATCAACGTTTAATGTTGCTGAACCTGAAGTTGCACCACCTGTTAAACCTGTACCTGCAATAACGGCTGTAATATCACCTGCTCCTGTTGAAGCGGCAACAAATGAAGAACCATTCCAAGTTAATACTTGTCCTGATGATATACCTGAAGTATCAACATCTGAAAGTGCATTAATACTTGCGGCACCTATACGTGCATCTGCTCTAGCATTAGTGAAATATAAATTTGAACCTTCTGTTAGGTTACCTGTGTTTAATCCTGATAGATCTTCTAAGAAAGTTTTTGCAACAAACTCTAATGCATTACCTGACGAATTAACTTTTACAAATCTATTTGCCGCACCTGAGAAGTTAGCTGGTGTGTCTGTTAGTCCTACGAAAGTAGTTGCACCTGATCCTGATGCATCACCTGGTTCAAATTTTGAAGTACTTGAATTATATTTTATTACCTGGCCGTTTGCAATACCAGATATATCAACATCTGATAATCCAGCAAGTGAGCTCGGTGATGAATCTGCACTTGAAACCCATTTAGTTCCATTCCAACTTAATACATGACCTGAAGCTTTTCCTGATGTGTCAACATTTTGTAAGTCTCCTAAGTCATGGTCGGCAATTGAATTTACTGTTCCGGCATTAGTTGCAGTTCCTTGAAAGTTTACTGCGTAGATGTTTGCAAATCTGTATGAGTTATTACCTAAGTCAACACCATTATCGCTTCCTGGTAATCCACCTGCATTCTTTGAAAAATATCTATTGTCTGTTTCTGTTTTTGAATAAACACCTAAGTTAGTTCTTGCTGTTGCTGAGCTACCTAAGTCAGCTAAATTCTGTGACTTCTGTGCAAAGTCTGTTGTGCTTATTAATCCTGATGTTGCTGTTGGTACCCACTTGGATCCATTCCAACCTAAAACTGTGTTAGCGGCAACACCTGAAGTATCAACGTTCTGTAAGTCACCAATCTCTCTATTAGATAATGATGCCACTGATCCCGCTGATGTGGCCGTACCGTGAATTGTGTTTGCATATACGTTATTAAATCTGTATGAGTTGTTACCTATATCTCTTGTAAGGTCACCATCTGGTAAAATGTTACCATTGTTCTTAATTGTAAAGGCATCTATCTCTGCTTTACTGTAAACACTTAAATTTGTTCTTGCTGTTGCTACACTGCCTACTGATGCTAAATTATCTGCTTTTGTTAGAAAAGCACTTGCTAACTGTCCACCAACTTTACCTGCATCAATATCTGCATTGGCTAAAGTTAATGTTACTTCAGTGGCCGAGTTAGCTAAAGCTAATCCTGTACCAACTGATAATGTTTTGAATTCTAAACTTCCTGAATTTAATTGTTTAAAAAATCCAGTTCCTGTTCCTATGTTTGCGGCACCTGTAACTGTTGATGAAGCTGTAATGACAATGTCGTCTGTGCCTTGTGCTAAAGATATTCCTGAACCTGCTGTTAATGATCTCATTTGGAGATCAGTTCCGCTTAATTGTTTGAATACTTCTTTACCAGCACCTTGGTTAGTAGCACCCGTTATTGCGCCAGTTACACTATTTGTGGTATTAACAAATGCCTGCTGAGTACTGTCATATACTAGAGTCTGGTTACTAGACGGACTCTGTACGTTAAAATTAGGGTTATTACTTTGACCTATTGCCATAATTGCTCCTTTACTTTCTAATATTTATCAAATGTGTAGCTTTAATAGTTTAACAAGATCTTATCTATAGAACCCGTATTACCCGATTGTGGAGTAACTACTGCTCTTAGATATAAAAAGTTTCCTGTAAAAGTGTAAGCATCAACAGTTGATTGATTGTTGTAAGTCGCAAAATTACCATTTTTCAGTGTGATGTTAAACCAATCACTGCTTCCTGGTGTTTCAGCTAACGAGGCTTGTATTTCTACTTGTCCTAAGAAATTGTTAGGATATATTGCCACCGTATGTAGACCGTCTGTAAAACCGTAATATGAGTCTCCAGGAGTATTACTTCCTGTGACTGCTGTAGTACCAGATACTACACCTGATAACATATTTGAACTTGTTCTTGACATAATAATATTTAGTTTATTTCAACTCCTCCAGTAAATGTAATTCCGTTGATAACCAGCCCGTCTGTGCCTGAAACAGATAGTGTATAATCTTTTGTTTCTGTTTCAAACTGATTGGTTGCTGATAGTGTAAATGATGGTGTATGATTTCCTACATAACCACCTATAGTTCCTGATGTGACACCACTGGAATTAATTGATGTGTTTGTTGGTAATGCTCCTGATGTTACATTATAGCTAACATCATGTAATTGTTCAGTTGCCGCATTACGAAAAGTAACTGATAAATCATATGCAAAGTTATCACCATCATTGAAGCTACCAATATTATGTGTAGCACTTCCATGACCTAAACTCCATGTAATTGAATAATCTTGATGTGGTGTGTAGGCTCTAGTTAAATTAGTTAGACCTCCGCCCCAGTCTGTAATATCTGTTCTGTCATATGTTTCTATAAAAGATATAGCACTTTCTTGATTTGCTTTTGTTGATACTGCACCATACGTTGTTGGATCTAGTCCTAACCATGTAGCTATCATACCTGCAACTTGTGGTGATGCCATTGACGTTCCATTTAACTTGTTATAGTAATATCCAGTTGCTCCAAGCTGTACCGCAGATCCTGAATTGATATAAGAACTCATTATGTAATCTCCAGGAGCCCAAGTTCTTAATGGTGTTCCAAAATTTGAATAACTCGACTTTGCTTTATTTGAAGCATGAGCTTGTACTGATATATCATGTCTTGTTGATGTTCCGTTTTGTATCCAAGCATTAGATGGAGACTGTCCATTGTTAGTTGCTTGGAAGTAAATTGTATTTCCATAACTACCCGCCGGTGGTGCCCCTGCTATACCTGTTCGTGGTGAAGTATCAGGATCAAATCTACTAGCATCATCCATATAAATTTTTTCATTTGTACCATAACCCATGTCATTGCCTGAATCAAAGAAGTACCAATAACCTGTGTTCCACCCCGACTCTGTTGAATCATATACTCTTTGATTACTGTTGCCTGCTGATGCTACAACTATTATTCCAGCATTAACCATATTTCTAATTATTGTATCATAGGTTGATGATCTTGACATATGATATTGACTGCTAGGTATTGCATTTGGATCCCATGATGCAGGAGTAATAAAATGTGATGGATGATTAGGTGGATAGTATGTTGAAGTACCCCAACTCATATTAACTACTGTTGGTCTATTGCTTCCTTTTCCTGAATGCCAAGTTGTAATAAGACCCATCTGCGAAGCATTGTAACCATGTGTCAATCCATCTAAGTTTGTAGTGAATGAATATATTTTAGCATCTCCGGCCCATCCACAAGTTCTACCTGCCATTATACCTGCAACGTGTGTGCCATGTCCTGATGGATCTGTATAAAAACTTCCGCCTTGTGAACCACCCCAATTAATTTGATCTATTCTAGTCGAAACGTTTGCTTGATTGTTAAACTCAGGATGTCCTGTTACAATTCCTGTATCCATTATTACACAGTCAACACCATCACCTAAATTATTATAAGTGTACGAATTAGCTAAAGTTGTTGAGCTTTGCGTTGATGCCGCTAGTCCCCAATTATGATGTGATATATTAACCGAAGATGTAGTATTAGGAGTAATTGATCTACTGCCATTTGTCTTTAATCTCAAATGTAGTCTATCAGATTGTGCACCAGCAACCTTGTTGGAAGTTAATACTTGATCAAACTCTTGTTCAGAATCTACTTCTATTTCTATTGTTTCGGGTGTTGCATTATCATCAACAGTAACTGATCTTGTTATATCGCCAACGCCACTCTGACGTAACTCGTCTACGTACTCTTGTTTGGTTGTTTTAGTAAGATCTACTGCTACTGTTACTTTCATAACAGTATTTATTATGTGGTTACTTTATGTCTTTTACTTCAACATCTATATCTGCAAATGGTGGATAAGTTTCTAAAGCTGTTTGTAAACTAGCTCTTGTCCAACCTGAACTTCCTGCTTCGACCCCTATGTCTACTGTATTATTCTTTATTTCTCCTACATGAGATATAGTAGCCCGTAAGCCAACACAGTTTACTATGGCTCCATACAAAGCTGGACTTACCTTTAAAGGTTTTGATCCCTTTTGATAAAGGGATATTGCAAACATTATGTTCTCAATCATTCTAGTATTATAACAATTTTAAAGCTGGTTGTCAAACCAAAAAAAAACGCCCAACAACTTAATGCTGGGCGTTTAATATGTTTTATAGTAATTTAACTATAGGTATCTAATTACGCTTGATCGAATTCTGTTTCGATTGTTAAAGCCGCACCAGTTACGCCTAAAGCGTCTGATGAGTCTGCGTTAATTGTTCCTGTACCTTGTAATGCAAAAAATACTGCATCTGATGTACCTGCTGTAAAGGCACCACCTGCTTGGTCTGATCTCATACCTGCAATTGTGAATGCGTCGTTAGTTACACCTGAGTAAGTACCACCTGAAGCTAAAGCTAAAGCCATTGACTCTAATTCTGCTTGTGTGATGTTTGTTTTTGCTACTTTTACAACAACTGTTCTTGGGCCTAAACCGTTACCGATGTTGCTTTTACCTGTTAAATTATCTGGTCCAAATACTGCCATGATAAACTCCTTTAAATATGACTTGCGTCATGTTAATAATTATGTTCTTTGTGACCCGTCACTGTGACTAAGGACTACTCTGAACGTAATAATATTTATACCTTTAAAGAAAGATTAACTGAATACATAAAGGTTTTTAAAGGTTTTTACCTAAAACCAGTAAATGTACCGTCTTTATTAATAGTTAATGTCTGTTTTCTATTAGATTTATCATCAACATAACTAACATGAACCCAACCAGAATGTGGGTCAACACCATTATAAAATTCTAAAATACATTGGTCAAACCCAAGATTATCTTCAATCCATTCAGCAATTGTTTTATTACTTACACCTGGTATTTCAATATCTGCCGCTTGTCCTTTAGTGTGTTGTGATTTAGAACTAGATCCAATAGCTTTGTTTAGCTTTGCACATCTAAAGCCTGAATTTATTACAACAGGTAAATTAAAATGATCTCTTATCGGTTGTAATACTTTGTCGCAAAGTGTTTGTAGATTTTCAATTATATGTGGTTCTTTTGGTTTATTATCTATCCCTTTACGTAAAGCAGTCTGAGATTTAAGAAGTTCAGACAATCGAAAATTATCTGATAGATACATTATTGAACACCCGAGCTAGATGTGTTTGTATCTAAAACCATTTCTTCATACGTTGTAAAGTCGCTTTTGCTTTTGTCTTTAGCTGGAAACATAATTGTACAACCATTCTCGCCATCTTCAGAAACTTCTAATATAGTACTTCTACCTGGATACTGTTGTTGTATTACTCCATTTAATTCTTCTGCCATCATTTCACATGACTTATAATCAAGTTTCATTGTTCCGTCTTTATATAAATTTTCAAGCCATCTTTTAAACTGAATGAATTCAATGTCTCTATCATCATGAAATACTTCAATAAAAACTTTGAAATGAAATATATGTCTGTGTACGTAACCTAAGAAACTTACATCATACTCATCGCCCGTTGCTAGTTTAGGATCATCTAAAGCGGCTGGATACTTGTGAAGTCCTTCTTTTCTAAATGTTACCCAAATGTATTTTTTCATATTCCCTCCTTGTTATATGTTCATCTTTGGTTTACCATAAAACTCAGTTAGCATATCATCTAATGTGTCTCCATCAACACACATAATATCAACTCTCGAGTTCATAGGATATATCATTCCTAGTTGATTTTTTATTAATGTTTTATTTTCTATAACGTATGTTTGGCATTCATGTTGACTTGTGAAAGTGTTTGCGTTTGTAGTCATTGTCGATATTTGACCTTGCAATACTACTGCTAATAAGAACCAGGTCATTCTACAACCTCATCTGTTGTATAAGATGACCATTCTGTTTTTGATACAGGATCCATTAACTTGTCTAAAGTGTTGCACCATACTCCGCTGTTAGTTTTATCAAAACCAATATCATCAACTTTTATTGTTATACTGTTTTTGTATCTTTCTGCGTAAGCAATTGGTAAGCTGTACATGATATGAAAGTATTCACTACCAATAAACATATCAATTGATGTTAAATCAAATCCTCTAGTGATATCTAATGTAACTTGGAAACGTTGATCTAATAAATGTTGAATAACTTCTCTCAACTTTTCAATTCTGTTTTCATTCCAGTCCATAGTTTTGAAACTCATGTTTGCTCCAAGATAGATATGTCTGCAATGATGATCCAACGCTCTCTTGGCTATCTTCCTAGGATTCTTTAATCCTACAACAAATAAAGTTTTTCTACCGTAGAACGGAGTCTTTTCAACTTCATTACCTACGAAGTAGTCTACGTCTTCAACTGGATTATTTTTATATACTCTTTTCATTTATATTTCTCTTCATATAAGTTTACATGATCTTCTGGCAAAAGCCAACCTTTTTTTGATAGATAATAGTTATTGAATTTCCTAAATGAATTTTCAATTAGTTGGGTGTATCCATCTGTTGTATCAGCATCCCATGGAGAACCCATTGCTAATGTAAATTTCATCTGATTGCTATTGTTTCTCATTCCATGTGGCCAACTACCGCTCATCATAAATGGACGTTCTTTGACGTTTGCTGGAATAATTTCTTTGTCTGGAGTTGTTTCAGTAATATAATATAAACTATCAACATCACCATGTAGTACCATTCTCCATTTGTGTTGTAGTGTTTTATCAAACTTATCTGGACTACAATCAATGTGTGGTGGGTTTTCTTCTCCGGCTCTAGTACAAATAATCATTATTCTTCCTAACGGATTTGCCCAAGGCTGAACATGGGTTTTAATATAATCTACAAGCTCTGGTACCTCTTCACTTTGTGAAGTCCAATTGTAATCTGTTTTATCATCGTAGTTGTTGGCGTCATTGCCTTCAGTTATATAAATGGGAATGTGTTTACAGTTTCTATAATCATCATCAATTGCAGAGTTTTCCAATTCATATAATTTGCAAAGTCTATCATACAAATCTGGACTTGGGTGAAACTCTGGTAAATCCAAAGGTAAGAAAGCTAAATCTTTTATTACTGCTTCTGTGTTAATGTTTTCCATTTGTTAAACTCTTTATATATTAGTGCCACAGAGTAGACTAGCTACCCTGTGACTTTTATCTTGATTATAAATTTTGAGGGACAAGCCAACTAATCGTAAGCTAAATTTATTCATCAAGATAAATCTGTTTACGATGTTCTTGCTGGTAAAATATAATCGTATTGTCCAATACCAGAATCAATTGTAATCTTCATTGCACCTTGTTCACTAAAACTAATACTTGCTTGTGATGTATCACTTAATTTAAGTATGCTCAATGTTTGTGCTAATGGCCATGCCCAGCCTTTTGTTATCTTAGTTGGGCAATTTGCCGAAATTGGAATTTCAACTCTATCAGAAGATCCGTCACCAATATAAAACTTTAATGTATCTCCATCTGTTTTTGCAACAAATGTTGGCTCAAAGCCACTCATTACTCCTGCAAAGTAATTTAAATCTTTTAAGTTTTGTTGTGATGGTTGAATTGTAAGATCCCAATTGACTCCTTTAAACTTTACAGTTTTAAGTTTTTCTTCAATCAATTGTGATATCATAAATCTATAACTTGCATTGTAGCCTTTTTGTGATGCAAACTCCAATTCTTCTGCTACTTCTTCTTCGTTTCTTTTCTTCTTAATAACTTTAATTGATGATCCTGAATCTGTATATCCATCAAAGTTTAGGTATCCACTTAACACACCTAACTTGCCTAAACCTATTGTGCCTGTTAAGTCTCCTACTGGATTGTGTAATTTACCTTGTAATACAACAGATCTATCATCGTCCATTGCTTCTATGTTTGTTTCAGATCCATCACCACCGTCTATCTTTACAGACTGAATGAATCCTAACGAGTGAGTGTGTTTCACTATATCTAAGAGTACATCCCTCATATTTTTTTCTCCTTGTTAGCTTTACGCATTTATAATATAATAATACAATCTTTAAATGGATTTGTCAAATATTATTTTGCCCTAATTGACAGCAAATAAGGAATCAAACACATTCGAGTTTTGGGTTTCTTCTTTTAGTTTCCAACCCAATACACCAATAAGATTCTTAATCTTTTGATCAATAATTGTTTGTTCCATAAGTTCATCATCAAACGATAACTCTTTAAACCAAGCTGGCAAGTTCAACTCATCAATTGGATAAGCTATTGATGTATAATTCATTGGATTGTGTTTTAATTTACAAACAATTACTTTTTGTCCATCCATAATTGGCAAACTGTAATTGTCTTTAAATGCTGATCTTAACTCATTCCAATTCATACTTGCTCTTACATGACCTGGCATTATTGGTTTTTTAATTTCCAAGTCTTGCCCAACGTGTGATAGTTGCTCTGTTTTTCTGTTATATGTATTAACCATTTCTTTATACTTGGTTAAGTTGTTTACCCTTTTGGGAGTACCTTTTTTCCAACCTGGCATAGATGCAAACTCTTCTTTGAATTCATTTATAGTTTCAAAGCATTTTTCTTTTGGAGTACCTAACAGAACCATTGTTAATAGTTTTTCTAGAAATCTTTGTACAAACTCGGGTGTATCAGATCTTTTTAGGTCAACACCCATTGCTTTAATTTTTCCAGGCTTGCCTTCTACATCTTGTCTGTTTCCTTCTAGATCATAAATTAGTGCCGCATACCTTTTCTTTGTAATAAACAATCCACTTGATGCAACAATCTCTCTACCTGATTTGATAATAGCACCTTGGTCTTTAGTTACTCCAAATGCATTACTCATGAATCCTGGAAAACTTGTATTAACTTCATCTGCAATCTTGTCATATAGTTCTATCACACTTTCTTTACTCCATGGTATTAGTTTCTCTTTAACTTCTTTTTCTACTAAAGGAAATGCACTGAAGTATACAGAGTCAGTGTCACCATAGATTATTGATTTACCTGTATGGTCATATTCACCTGCAATGATTTCATTTGTTTGGCTACCCATATGTTTAACAATTGTTCTACCGCATAGTGTTACACTTTGTCCTATTCTAATATCAAAGAATCGACATCCTGGATTTAGAATAGCACCATATAAGCTATTCAAGTTAATCTTTTTAACTAACTGTCTTTTATCCCAGAATGATATATCTTTTTTATCTCCAGAAGCAATTGCTTCACGCATTTTGCTTTGCATTACTTTTCTTTCAGCATACCATCTTTCTAGTAGACCTGGAATAATACCTTTAACATCTGATCTAAATATTGTTCCATTGGAACTTAAATTCCAATCTTTGCCCATCTCAAATATTACTTTATACCATTCAGCACCACTCATTGATTCTGTTGTGCCATCTTCAAAGTCGCATACTAACTCAGTTGATACATCTTTATCTACAATTGCTTGATACTCTAATGTACCAAACATACCTTCCCATGCATCCGCGGCCGACTTCTTTTCTTTACTAATTTTATTGTCAATATATCTTTTAGTTTGATCTGATCTTAGTTGTCCAATAACTGTTTCCGGACCCATATTCAAACTTCTAATCACACTTGGATACAGTGAATTAATATCAAAACTTCCAACCCAACTGTGTAATCCTTTTTTAGGATATGCCACATAGGCTCCAACTGCCGGAACATTCACTACATCATTTCGTTGACGTTTTCTATCTGGTATAATCATATTACGTCTGTGTGCTTCATTTACAATTGCTTGTTCTGTAACTGCTACTGCTCCCATTGTTGTTGGTAGTAAAACTGTATTAGCATGGGCTAGTTCACTTGCTAAATCAATAAACTTTAGCTTGTCATCTAGTTTGGCCAGTAGTGCTGTATCTTGTCTATTGTACGCAATAAACTTTTCAAAGTCTGAATTGTATAACTGATCTAGTGTTCCTTCATATGGAACTTTCTTTTCTCCAACTTCATACTCACCTATTGCATCTAGTCTATAACTGTGCATCTCATGATATGTATATTTTCTATAGAGTTCTAAATAATCTAAATGCACTCTGCCAATTAAATCATATGTTTCTTGTTCGTTTCCAAACTTTGTGTATTTTCTTTTTCTAGGAAACTTATCCCATAAGCAATATCTAGATAGATCATTTCTACTTAATACCTGTGTTGTTCTATTAATAACATAAGGAATATCAAAACCTTCCGAGTTCCAACCACTTAATATATCTGCATCATCAATAAATCTAAGAAATAAATCAAGTAACTCTTTTTCGTCTTTACATAAAACAGTATTATCAAACGATCCTGCAATGCTTTCAGCCTTGTCTTGATCTAAGTCTTTTGGTTTTAAACATAAAGTAATCAACCTACGTTCTGCAGGTAACCAATTCAAATAAAGAGTTATGGCCGTTATTGCACTAAAAGGATCATGTGGTGGAGCGAATCCTTGATCTTTATCAAAGTCTACCTCAATATCAAAAAAGCATATATGTAGCTCTGGAGAATCTTTACCAAGATAGTTTTCTTCTAAACATCTAAAGATTGGATTTATATCACTTTCAAACAACTTCTGATGACTATAAATCTTTTTCTCTCTATCAAACTCTTTAATGCTTTTAGTTGAAAATTTAGATAAGGGTGTGTTGTATATACTTTTATACTTTCCAGCAGGATCTGGATAATAAAAAGCATACCTTGTACTGTAAGTTTTATAATGTCGTTGTCCGTTTATTCTTTCAACAACATTGATTCTATCTTTTTCTCTTTCTAAAAATGCGTCTACATAACTCATTTAACTCTGTTACCCCTTAATGCAAAAAACAATCCTCCACAGTATAACATAAGATGGAAGTGTTCGTAAAGTAAAACATACGCAATACTTTCCGGTTCACCAACTAGTATCACACCAGTCATTATTCCACAAATAACTATACCACTGAATCTTGTTAGTACATCTCCTACACCATCTTTGAGTGCTATCGTGAGTCCACCAACAAATAAAAGTATACCAGCAAACAATTCTCCCCATGCAACGAAAAACCAAACTGACATTGGTAATCCAAATGCTTCTGCATCTTCTATATTGAGAGGCATTTTTTGTAATCCTTGTAACACAAAAACTATCGATAAAGGTATCCTTATAAGCCAATTGGCTCCTTTGAACTCAGGAATCTTTTTCAGGTATTGTTCTAGATTCATATTAAAGTTGTTCTAATAACTCTGCTAATTTCTTTTTACTTTTTCCTAGCACTTTTACTTTTGCAATAGCATCTTTGTTAGATGTATCTCCACCAACTACTACTAAAGCAATCATACCCATACCTTTGTGTGGAGTACATTCATAGTAATAAATGCCTGGTGTTTCAAATGTAAAAGAATATTCTTTATTCATTTTACTTCTTTTTGGTGCTTCAAAACCTTCCGGTCCTGATTTGATATGAACATTGTGTCCTTTTTGTGTTGGCAACCAAGTAATTGTATCACCTACATCTACTCTAGAAATATCTTCTGAGTAAACCATCTTGGCTCCATCATCTCTTTTGTTCAACATATCAATTGTTAAGTCTGCCGCAAAAGCCGGGCTCACCATGGCCATTGCTATTGCGAATGTGTATATAAGTTTTCTCATATTTTTATTCTCCTATTGTGAGTACACTTTTCCAAATTTAGTTTCCATCCATTTGTTGAAAGGAATGTCTTCTTGTTTTAAATAACCTCCTGGGATTTCATTTAAAGCCCATAGCATTACATTAGCACATATTCCACTTGCTGTCGACAACTGAATTGCACTTAATCCATTTTTTCCATATATTTTTTTATGATAAGTTTTTTCTAACATTCTACCATTAATTTTTCCTATTACAGATACAACCATAACAATTACGTCTTGTGTCGTGTATGGCAGTTCTTGATCAAATAACTCAACAAACTTTTGTTTGTTGTGCTTTAGATTTAAATCTTCTAACAAGAATTGCATCTTATCACAGTGTCCTGGATACCTAATTGTTTTATAACTTAATGATCTAACTTTACCAGCAAACGTTTTACACATAGAAGAAGCACCACCTGAAGTATTAAATGCTTCATAACGATCACCATCAACATATATAGTTTCTTTTCCATCTAATGGTTGTGCTTTAGTATGCTCACCATTTGAAAGTATATCACAAGGATTTACATATTCATTTAGAACACCTACAGTAGACCATGTTAGATAATAACCCATTTCGTTAATTGGATACTTTGGTAAAGCACCTACTCTCATTTTAACTTTATCTACAGTATCAAACTGTTTGATTAAATCAGTAGCAATAATGTTAACTGCTCCCGGAGCCAATCCACATTGTGTCATCATAGTTTGCGTGTTATTCAATCCACTAATATACTCTGCTGTTTCTGTATCTTCTGTTGGATCGAAGTATGCAATATTTTGTTCGCTACAAACTTTTGCTATTGTTTTATTAACATGATAAGGTCCACAGCTAATAATAGCATCTTTACCTTTTGCAAAGTTTGTGACTTGTTTTTCATCTGTTGCATCAATATCAACAGTATCAACATCACTGTAAGTGTCAGCTATTACTACATTAAAATTTTCAGATCTTAATAAACTAGCAACGGACTTACCAATTTTTCCATTACCTATTACTCCTATTGATTTCATACTAACTCCTTTAAACTTTAATTTTATAGGCGTTGCATAATCTCTTTGGTTCCATTCCATCAATCATCGTAATTTGTTCTGGTGTAAATGATAACTCGCTACCATCAACTGTGCTTGTACCTAATAATTTATTTTTATGTATGCCAACTACATTGTACATATCTTCTTTATCAAAAGTACTCTGTCCAAAATCTTTTACAGTGTGTACAACTGATACTTCTGAATCAATGTCAATCAGCTTTTTGCTTCTTAACTTTTCGTATATTTTATTATCCATGCTGTTTTATCTCCTTTATTGTTACAACTTTGGTTATTGCTCTTATTTGTTCTTCCGAAGATAGTTTGACAATCATTAATTGTTCATCACCAGCTACGTATAATCTAGGCCAAGACCAACCATATGATGATTGGAATATATTCTGTCCTAAAAAATTCTCTTTGTCACTTGCGACCATTGATCTTAATCCTGATAGAAAGTTTTCTACATTAGGTTTGTTTCTATCTGTTAAACTATAATCAACACGATATCTATATTTCTTATAGTATAATGTATTCTTTATTTCATAACCTGGATCAAGTAACATTGTCTTATGATATTTGTTTAACGGTCCTTGTATATTATCAATTTTTGTTTTATTAACAACTTTAGTAAAAGTTTTTAATTGCTGTTCATCATACAAGTAACATATTACTTTGCTCGATAATGGTGCTTTTAATTTGTAATTACCTTTACGTTTAAATATATCCCACAGTTGTTCTAGTTCATCGATAGACAAACTATCATTTAATTTAACTCTATAATAAAGACCATTGTAATAGGTCTTAAATGATGGCTCAAGTTTTTGGTTCATAGTTAATGATCAGTTCATTATTATTTTTATCTACATCAACTGTAACTGTTCCTCCGTTAACCAATTTACCAAATAGTAATTCTTTGGATAAAGGTTTTTTGATATTTGTATCAAAAACTCTTTGCATTGGTCTTGCACCCATACTTGGATCATAGCCTTTGTCTAGTACCCAATGTTTGGCCTCGGAAGTAAGTTTTACTGTAACTTTTTTATCCTTTAATAATATATTTGTTTCTTTAATATTTTTATCTACAATTCTTAATACATTTTTCTTATCAAGTTTAACAAACTTAACAATAGCATCTAATCTGTTTCTGAACTCTGGTGTAAAGAATCCTTTAATATAATCATCTTCTTCACCTTGTCTATCAACTTTACTAAAACCTAAAGGTGACTTTTCTGTTGCTGATGCACCTAAGTTAGATGTCATAACCAAAATAACTTTACTAAAGTTAATTGTTTTACCAGTTGAGCTACTCAATCTACCATCGTCCATTACTTGTAATAATACTTGTAATACTTCAGGTGCCGCTTTTTCTACTTCATCTAAAAGCAATACACAGTTTGGGTGTGACTCAACATCATTTATCAATTGTCCTGCACCTGCTGATCCTTCAGCATATCCTACATATCCTGGAGGAGCACCGATTAGTTTTGAAACAGAATGTCTTTCTTGATACTCTGACATATCATATTTTAATAATTTTATGTTTAAACTTTCTGCTACTTGTTTACAAGTTTCTGTTTTACCTACACCAGTTGGACCAACGAAAAGAAAACTACCAATTGGTTTGTTAGTAGGTCTTAGTCCTGCTTTAGCAATTAAAATACTATCTACTAATTTTGTAATAGCTTGATCCTGTCCAAACACTTTCTTTTTAACATTACCTTCTAGTCCAGCATAGCTGTCACTATTAGTAACATTAATCATAGCAAGTGGTATTCTACTAATTCTACTAACAACATCCATAGCCGTATCTAAATTAACAGTTGGTTCTTCTTTTAATTTAGTTCTAACTGCCGCGGCATCCATTACGTCAATAGCTTTATCTGGAAAAAACTTACCATGTATATGTTTTTCACACATATCAACAATGTTATCTAGTACGTGTGGTTCAAACTTAACTTCATGAAACTTTTCGTAAACAGGTGATAATCCTTTAAGAATCTTTTTTGTGTCTTCAACATTAGGTGGATTAAGATCAAACCTTTGAAATCTTCTTAGCAATGCTCTATCTTTTTCAATGTTTTCTCTAAACTCTTCTGGTGTGGTTGCACCAATACAAAGTAACTTACCTCTTGCAAGTAAAGGCTTTAACAAGTTCGCCATATCCATATTTGAACTGCCGGCTGTACCTGCACCTGTAATCATATGTATTTCGTCAATGAATAATATAATATCATCTTTTTCAGATAATGTATCTAATACTAGCTTTGCTCTTTCTTCAAAGTCACCTCTAAATTTAGTTCCTGCTACCATGGCACCTAAGTCTAAACTGTAAACAGTTTTGTTTAATAATGGCTTTGGTACATTATTTTGAATAATCTTTTTAGCTAGACCTTCTGCAATTGCTGTTTTACCAACACCTGGTTCACCTAGCATAATAACATTGTTCTTTTTTCTTCTAGCTAAAACATGAGCAATATCATCTATTTCAGTTTCTCTTCCGATGATATCATCAATCTCACCTGCTTGGGCTACTTCGTTAAGGTTCTTACAGAACTGTTCGAATTTCTGTTGGCCACCTTCACCATCGACTCCCATAGCAGAATTAACTTCTCTTTGATATTTTTCAATCGATTCCTTTGTTAAGAATTGTACTAAATTAGTTCTTGATAGTCCATGCTTCAACATATAATAACAAGCATAGCTTTCTTTTTCACTTAGGATACTAACTAAAATATCTCTCGGTAATAAAGTTTTTCTACCACTAAAGATTACTTGAGTTACTGCCCTGTTGAAAACTCTTTCAAGACTCTGTGTTTTTCTTGGCTGTGTATTTTCTCTTACCACATCTAACATTTTAGTATCTATATGTTCTACGAGATCTCTCATAAGACTGTTAGCATCAACTTCAAGAGATTTCATAATTTTTCTAATTGGGTCTTCCTGTAAAATACTTAATAAAAGATGTTCGAGTGTTACGTACTCGTGATCTCGTTCTTGAGCAAAGTCCATTGCTCTATCAATAATCATTTCTATTCTGTCTGCCATTATATATCTTCTTTCTTAAGAAACCTGTCTATGCATAGACCATCTAGATGATCAGCTTCATGTTGCCAAACTCTGGCAAAGTAACCATCTACTTTAGCTGTTCTATCATTCCAGTCTTTGTCTTTCCATTTCATTGTTACTTTAGCTGGCCTTTCAACATCAACTTGTAATCCTGGAAAACTTAAACAACCTTCTGAAATAATTTCTTGATCACTAAAATCCTTATCTAAAAATTCAGGGTTAATTACTAATTCCATATTACTTTTATCACCGTATATAAAAAATCGTTTATTAATACCAACCTGCGGAGCCGCAAGTCCGATACCATTGTATTCTAACATAATTTGATACATTTCGCGACTATAATCTTTTATTAATTGCAATTCATTTTCCAACACAGGATCACATACTGTTCTTAGAATTTCATCAGTGCTTTCAACCATTTTTAAGTTATTCATCTTTGTAATCCTTAATCATTTTTTTTATACTACTATTTACGGTCGTTGGTGTGAAGGGTTTTAAGTGTACATAAAGATCTCCATGGGTGCCGTTATGCTTGGGCATTCCACGTCCTTTAAACCTTAGTATTTGTGTTGGTTGTGATAACTCTGGTAATGTAGTTTTAATATGGTTGTTGCTTATATGTGGTAAAGAAAAACTTGATCCACATATTACATCAAATACATTTATCTTATGATCACAATGTAAATCAAATTGTTCTCTTGTGTAAACATCATGATTATCTATTTTAACGTGTACTAATAAATTACCCGGTGCCATATTACCATGTGATGCATCACCTAGTCCTTTAAATCTAATAGTTGTATTATCATCAGCATCAACTGGGATTGTAACATTAACAATTTTAGATGTTCCATTAGGAAGTTGCACTGTCAACGACTTTTGTGTTTGGAAATATATATCTTCTAAAGTACAACGTAATGTTATCCTAACGTCTCTATTTCTCATTTGTTGTCTATGAAATGCTGTTGTACGAGATGGCCCAGATGAAAAGAAATCTTTAATGATATCATCAAATCCATGTGCTGAGAAACCAAACCCTTGTGTCATTCCATTATCATCAAAACCACCCAAATCATATTGCTGTTTCTTCTGTGGGTCTTTTAAAATATCATATGCTTCGTTGATCTCTTTGAACTTAGAATCGTCACCACCAGATACATCTGGATGATATTTTTTAGCTAACTTTTTATAAGATTTCTTGATGTCTTCCGGAGAAGTATTTCGATTTACACCAAGAGTTTCGTATGGATCTTGCATTAGTATAATATAACATTGATTTGAAAAATGTCAAGTGAATACTTATTATTTTGTTGGTTTTTCCGAAGCTTTTTCTTTTTCGTAGTCTTCGTAATATTTTTTATATTCTTCTAATAGTGTATTTGTTTCTTGAAGCTTTGCTCTTATCTGTGCAAAGTTTTTAGCCAATAATTCAAAATCCTTGTCGGATAAACCAAATAATACAGGATCCAATCCTTGTGATTCCATTTTAGCAAACACTTCGTCTGCATTTTCACTGTTGATGATTATCCATTGTAGCTTCTCAAGTTCTAATGGAGTAGGCATTGGATGCTCTAATTTTTGTCTTGGTTCTTCAACTGAGAATATCTTAATTTTTCTTTCACCAATTGCACACCCTGTTAACATAAAAATTAATAATACTAACAAAGCACCTTTTACAAATGCTATCCAAGTTACAGTATACCAACTAACTTTTAACTTGTTCTTCCACCAGTCTATTTGTTTATTATGCCATTCAATAAATTTATTCATATGGTACGTAAGAAGGATTTGCTAGTGCCGGACATTCTGGATTGATTTCCGACTTCTTGGTTGCCTTCAACTCCTTTTCTGTGTGTGGTGCACCTGAGGCCAATTCAACACATCTCATGGCGTTCTCCGCCCCTTTGTTGATTATTCTTTCAACTGGCTTTGGCTTTTCAATTGCAAGTTTGCCCACATCTCTTTTGCCTTTGTTAAATCTTTTATCTAATTCATCTAGGTCTTTTTTTAATGTATTAATTAATTTGTTTAGCTGTTTATTTGATTCTAATATATCTTCAAAGTCTTCTTTTTGTTGGTCTAGTAATTGCTTTTGTGATTCTATACCTTGTTCAAGTTCAATCTGGTTTGCTTTAAGTATAGCATTGTCTGAACGTAACTTCATTACATACATTCCTGCTCCGGCTATTCCGGCAATTATTATCATAGTAAAAATTATTCTAACTGAACCAAACATTATTTTTTATGTATCCTTTTTGCTTTATCTAATAAAGAATGATAATCACCTATTGCATGATCTCTTAATCCATCACCAATTCTAGAAAACTGTCCTCTTACCCAATTTTTAAAAAGTGTTGTCCAACCTATTCTACCAGTTCTTAAATCTCCTTTAGTATCTAGATAACATAATTTACCAACGTGTTTGTATCCCATGATTGCTAAAGGAACTTTAGTAACGATATCATTATTATTTCTAACTCTAAACACTGGCGTTTTAAAACCTAAGGCAAATTTATATCCGCCCGGTCTTGGTGACCCATATGTGTAACAACTTGACACATGATAATTTTCTTCTAGTCGTTGTGTACAGATTGCCGCCGCGGCTCCGCCTAATGAATGGCCAGTAACATATATTTTTATCCATTTACCTTTTGTAAGTTCTTTTACTCTTTTTTCTATCTGTGGCCAAATTTTATCAACATATCCTTTGAATCCTCTATGTACTTTACCAAAGTTTCCAACTTGTTTTCTAAATTTTAAGTCTGCTGTAATATCTTTCCACTCTTTTGGTTCTGTACCTCTCCAACTGATAATTATTTCTTTATTGTTCCAAATAATATATGCTTGAGCATTGTCCGAAGATATTAATTCAAATTTATGATCTGGCATATCTAAAGCTCTAATATGATGAATAAAAACTTTTTCTGCTCTATAACTTGCGGCACTTATTCCTGCAAGTCTTGTACATAACTCTAAATTGAATTTTGTGTAATCAATTTCTGGTTCTGGCTTAACTTTTCTTTTGCCTTGTGTTTTTGAGGCTATCTTTGACATTGTACTATTTTTTCTTTAGTTCTTTTAATTGTTTTTCAATACTATCTAATCTTTTTCTCAACGCAGGAAACTTTGCCATTTGCTTTTCTTCTTCCGTTAAAATTTTTACATTATATCTATCTGCCGCCCAGTTGTACCATCCGTCTACTTTATTGTAAAACCATGTACCCATTTTGGTTTTTTTGAACCAAGTTGCTGTTGCATTACCAATAATGCTACCAGTTATAGCTTTTATAAGAAAGAACCACATATTATTTTATTGCTTTATAAAGTTTATAAACGCCCCAGGCTACTCCACCGTATGCTAATAATTTAGCTAGTGGGCCAAACACGATTATTAATAAACAAAATAGAACTATTCCTAGTCCTTCTAATGATTCGAATTTTTTAAGTTTGTCTAACATATTATAAAATCTCCTTTGCTACTTCTACAGTACCATTTTTGTAAAAATTAAATTCCCATACATCAACATCAACTAATTGTTTTAAGTCCTTAAGAATTTTTAAAACTGTTGGCATAGCTGTTTCGTCTTTATTAATTTCTACAAATACCAGATAGTGTCCATCATCATCTGGTGCTGGTGAAACTTCTGTATCAATAACTTTGTTTGATCCTCTTTCAATGAATGTAGCCAAGTCCATAGCTGGTTGGTCATCTTTTACATAAAAAGCAACAACCAAAACTTCGTTTTCGCTACCACTCTTTGCTTCAAATTCATCAATTGAGATTTTTGGAGAAACTAGGTTTTCTAAATCTCCTATTCTAAGACCTTCGCTGATCTTAGATTTCTTGTTCGCTGTTACCAGATTGTCTAGTCTCATCATCTAATCCTTGTTGATATCCTCGTTGTAGTTCTTCACTATCAGCTTCAGTCTTATCGTATATCAACACATATTTCTTTGGAATTTTAATCTTCACTGTCCATACAGGTATTCTATCTATCTTAGGTTTTTTAGTTCCGGATTCATAATCATCTGGTGATTCAACTCTTCTAGGTTCATTGTAAAAATCTTCTTTGTAGTAAACTTTACAACGTCTATTAACTAGTCTTTCTCCGCCAGCTGGATCAGGCATCTTATCAAATGGATACATCAATGTTATTTCGCACCAATGTCTTGATAAGTTTGGTCCATCGATTATTTCACCGTCAAACCAATTTGCGTAACTGTATACGTCTAAGTCATCTAAGAACTGATCAAACTCAATTAGTACATCTAATAAACTACCGTTTTTATGTACTTTGTAATGGTTGTTGACTGTGTCTGTAGTATTAATCATATTAATATTTATCAGAACAGTCTATGCTAGGTGGTTCTTTAAAGCGTCATATCCGCCTATAGACTTGTCATCAATGTAAATCTGGGGCATTGTTCTATGTCCTTCGTTGATTACAAAGTTACGTGCTTCGGGCTGATCTTCAATATTGATTTCTTCAAACTGTATATTTTTGCTTTTTAACAGTGTTTTAGCCATGTTACAGTAGCCACAACTGTTTTTTGTGTACACTAATACCTTCATTCAGCTTCTCCTAAAATTAAATCGATTGTTATTATTTCACCATCTCTAATTAGTTTAATTAGTAATTCATCACCTGGACTTTTTTTCCATAGCATTTCGATAATATCAGGTGAGAATAGAACCTCTTCATTGTCTACTTCTACAATTAAATCTCCTGCAAGTAAACCAAAAGTTTCAGCACTTGAGTCAGGTGAAATAGCTTTTATTTCTAACACTGAATCAAATCCTAGTTCTCGTACTAAAGAGTATAGTTGTCTATCTTCTGTTACTCCCATCTGTATTCCGATAGATGGTATTTTAAATTCTCCGGTTTCAATAATTTGTTCTGCAACAATCTTAGCTAGTATACTTGGAACTGCATATCCATATCCAATATAGTAAGATGTTGGAGACCATATCATTGTGTTGACTCCGATTACATGACCTTCATCATCTAGTAATGGACCTCCACTGTTTCCTTGGTTGATTACTGCATCAGTTTGATAGTAATGAACAAAGGTTGTTACAAACCCAGGTCTATAAACACTACTAATAATGCCTTCAGTTAAACTCCAAAACTGTCCTAGTCCGTGTCCTAGTCCGTATACTTTTTCTCCAACCTTGGCTTTATCAGTTTTCCACTTTAATATCTTTTTTGGGAATATTGAATCTTCTGGTATTTCTAAAACAGCTATATCAATCGCTTCGCTGTAACCTATAATTTTTGCATCAGTGATTTCAAAAGGCCAACCGTATGCATAAATTGTTAATTCTGTGGAACCTTTAATAACGTGATAGTTTGTTACAATATGTGTATCAGATATAAAAAAGCCTGTACCCATTCCGTATCCTTCCCGTGTCGGTGGGGCATCTGGTCCTGGTGGACCTACAAATTTATCTAAAGGGTTTCCGGCATCTTTTTCATTCGCTCTAGTGCTTGATATAAGAACAATCGCATGACTTATTTCTTCATACCTATCGTCAATGTTATCAGCATAATGAGAAGCCATTGATGGAAATGATATCAAAAAGAATAATACTAATAGGAATCTCATTTGAATCCGCCTGCATCATAACTCGTTTCTTCAATTCTAATTACTGGTTCTTTTGTTTCTGAACTTGCCATCACTTGAGTGATTTCACTTAAAAGATCAACTGCTTGTTCCACACTTAATCTCATTTCTTTTTGCCTAAGATTTTTGGTATTTTTAACCATCTTGCTAAAAAGTTCTATTGTTGGATATGTCATTTTTTTATATGTTGCTTTTTATCTTTTGCTTTCTTGTACTGATATTTATACTGGCTTCCATCTCTGTTTTAAACGGACCTATAAAATCAACACATTTTTCTGTAATAGTTGTAAGTTTTGGGTTATTACTTAAGAATGTACCGCCCTCAAACCTAACGCCATAAAACCCAGCACAGTATCTATCACTGCTTTTTTGGGACTTTGTAAACGTAGGAATTTTGTCAAACCATTCAATATTGAAAGGTTCTACTTTAACAGGATACCCATCTATATCAAATTTTTGATGAATTGGTTTTGATTGTGACATTGGTATATTATTAAAAATGTCTTCACCAAATAATTCATTAATATCATTTACTGTACTTAATTCAGTTTTAACATTACTTTCAATTACAACAAAAGAATCTTTCCTTTTTTCAATTGTAGCAATATTAACTGATTCGTCCTTTACTATCCAAAACTTATCTTCAATTACTGGTTTTGCGTATTTCATGCGTATGTCTGATTCAAGTATTTTGCGTGATCTGTAGGATGTTCAGAAAGTCTATTTAAATCATATTTGTTACAAAACTTCATAAACCTTACACCTACTTGATCTACTTCTGTTGGATTTTGTGCTTCGTAAATTTGTTGAAACACATCTGCTCTTACATTTTCTGGTTGTTGAGTTAAATCAATTAATTGTTTATTTCTTTCATAACAATCTTTAACTCGTTGTTCTACGCCTTCATGATCTGTCCATCTATTCATCATAAAGTTATTCCATACAAAGCCTTGATTCTCTCTATCGTTAAATGCTTCTCTAATTTTAGTTGTTCTTGCTTTAGGAAATGCTGTAAACACATTATCAGAACTATCACCTCTTATACATTTTTCAAATAATAACCACTCAGGTTCTGGTGCACCTTTCGGCTGTCCTGTTTTTTTATCTATGACAGCATTATCTTTTTCGTCATAAAAACCATTTGCTGTAACGATTTGATTTGTTACTCCATTGTATAAAGATACATTTGGTCTAATTAATTGATAAAAGTCACTGTCAGTACTAACAATAATATTTTTATGTTGCTCGTGTGTTTCAATCCAAAGAGCTATAACATCATCTGCTTCGGCAATACTAGATCTTACTGCACTACAATTAGTTTGTGTTTTTATAAATTCTAAGAAGTCATCGTATGCTTCCCACCAATACTTGTCTTCTTCTTGTTCTGATACTGATCGTTTATCTAGTACAACTTTTCTATTTTTCTTATACGGAGCATATACATCTTTACGCCAACTACGACCTTCTAAACAAAATACAACATGACCTCCATTGAACATATTGTAAGCCTTCTTAATTGAATTAAACATTATATGGAACGACAGACCTATCTTTTCATCTAAGCTACTTGCTCGTTGACTGACGTGTCTTGCTCTAAAAAACATATTCTGCGTATCAACTAAAATGTATGTCATCTACGTGGCTCCCCATGTACTCCCCATTGATTGTGTCTAGGATCTGTTTGTTGAAGATACAACTCGCTTTCGACCCATTGACCGTCTTTAACAAATCCCCATTCTTTTTTCTTCTTACCCATATAAAAAAGACTCCAACATGGTATTTCGTTGCCATCTTTATCTTTAGCTAACTCTAGCCAATGTAAGTCTTCAGCTTTTCTAAATCTAATATGTCCTGGTCCTCTCCAGAACTTGCCTTCTAAGGTATGTTCCCAATACCCGCCTTTCAATATCATTGCACCCCAGTCCCATGGATGATCATGTAATGTAGGTTCATCACTTACTAGAACTTTATGTAATGTAATATTAAAAGGAAAATCTTTTCTGTCTTTTAAAAAAACATAATAACGAACAAGGTAAGGTGTTGTGCCTCCCCTGTCATATATAATTCTTTTTCTATTTTTAAAAATATTAGCTATACTCAACTTTTCCATCCCCAAGATCTTTTTTACTTTCTTTAATGTTGCTCTGTAATTCAGCTACTACATCTTGATCCATGTCTTCAAGCATGATATTCTTGCACAAATCATTAAACCATTTATTAACAACTTCTTCATCTGTCTCACCATGATAGCCATTTGTTTGTAAGTTTTCTATAAATTTGTCATTCCAATCAAGTTCAAAGAATCCATTTTTGGGTTTGGTTGGGTCGAAATGAGTTTCAAGCACACCTACATAAGGTTCATCTTTGGCAGTAGCCGATTGCTTTTTAAATTCAATATCAGTAATTTTTCCATACTTTCTATCAATTTCTAATAGCTTGACTTTTTTATCAGCATTGTCATCTTCATACTCAATGTCAACTAATTTTCTTTCTAACTCTTCACCAGATAGCTTGTACTTGGCTTCTGCTTTTTGTTTTTCTGTGCCTTTAGTACTCCAGTACTCTTTAGTTAAAAAGAAAGGTTTCTTTATTTTACTTTTGTCCATAATTTAATCCTTTCATTATTGTAACACATTTACAATAAAACACAACCTTTTATTTGTCTTATCCAAATAGATTTCTTATTTTTGGTGGAAGTTTCTCTTTGATTGGGTTCCATATTGCTTCTTCTATTGGACCTAAGTATTTAGGCCTAGGGGTCAACCAACCTATGAGTATTCCAAATAATATATATTCCATACTCCTCCTTACGTTCCTATTGCGTTACCAAATAGGTATACATGAACTCTAGCCGCTACGTTGTAGCCTCTTTTAAATGCTTTTTCGGCCACTGCACCTGCACCTACTGTTTGTTCTTCTTCTCTTGCACCTGTTGGCATAACCCATATGGGCCAATCAACACCTGCTTCTTTAAACTGTTTGATTACGGATTCCATTTCATCCCACTCTCTATCTTTTGGACCTACCACAAACTTCAACTGTCCTTTACTAGAAAGTTTTCTATATTCTGCTACTACCTCAGGTTTAATAGCTTTTTCCGGAGTCTCTCCTGAAACTGTAAACAATTTAGGACTTACACTAAAGAATATTTCTGTATCTATTCTGTTTACCCAATCAATAAATGGTTGTCTAATTTTTTGTGTACCGTTAGTTTCAAATGTCATTGACTCTGGCAAATTACCTTGTCTTTCAAGTTCTTCATATATTCCTACAGTTGCAAATTGTCCTGTTGCCATTAATGGTTCACCACCTGTTATACATAAGTGTTGTCTTTGTTTTGTAATAGGATGTAGAAATAATCCTTCAGGATTACTTTCATTTTTCATTATGTCTACAATTTTGTTTGCTAATGTTGATGGAGTCTCATGCCCCATTAAACCTTTAAACTTTTTTGCCCAAGTATAAGAACTATCACAACCTTTTTCCCATACAGGCAAGTCTTCTACTCTTTTTATAGTTGATATATCAAAGTCTTCAAATGGTAATTCATATGTTTCTGGTGTTGTTGGATCTATTTGTCCAAATCCATTACATTGTAAATTACATAAGAAGAATCTTATCCAAGCTGTCGGAACACCTGTATAGTGTCCTTCTCCTTGAATACTATGAAATATCTCCGAATAATAATACTTCTTCTCTTCCATAATATATACTATACACTATTTAGATTTTTTGTCAATTTGATTATCTGGATTATATGGATCAATTGTATGAACTGCCATTCTCATTCCAGCATTTCTTCCTTTAATATCATTCTTGTGTCTTGGAAGAAAATGTACATGGGGCCAAAATATTGACTGTCCTGCTACCTCATTTATGTTCATTCCCATATTGAATCCTTCAATTTTTCCTTCTTTAATCATTTCCATTCCATCTCTATATGCTTCTTGGAAACATAATCCAATCATACCGGGTGCATCATTTGTTTTTGGAATGTATAATCTATGTCCTTCGACTGCTGGATACTTGTCCATAAACACAGAATACTGTGGTTCATCTTTAATAGGTTTTGAATTTAACCACCAAACTGCGTCTTTATATTCTTTTGGATACTTGTTATGATGTTTTGTTTCATCGCTGTATACTTCCCAAGGCCATTTTTCACTACTCATTTTATTCTTCCTATGATGTCATTAACTACAGTATTTTCAACTGCATCTCTATCAAACCAATCTTCCCATGGATACACTACCCATACATCTTGATTGACTTTATCTATTTGAGACCCATACCAATCAATATCAAAACCGCTTGGTTTGTTATAATGCAAACAAGCAAACCTTACATCAAGGCTTGGAAACTTTTCTGATAGCTCTTGTTTAATTTTTTTAAATGTATCTCCGGTATCACAGATGTCATCTACAACAACAACTTTTTCTACACTTGAAAGTTGATCTGTGTTAAGACTCCACATTGGATGATCTCTTAAACTAGTTTGAAAAGGTACAAACGGCTTGTTTAAGAAATGACTTAACATAACTCCTGGTGGTAAACCACCTCTGCTTAACCCAACTACTAGGTCGGGCTTAAAAGCATCTTTGTTCATTTTCTCAACAATGATTCCCAAATACGCGGCCACAGTAGCATGGTTAATAAACTTCTTTTCTATATTACTCATATCTATTAAACACCTCATTGACTTGATTATTAACTTGTACAAAGGTTGTACACTTAGGCATATCTTTAATTCTTCTTGCACCTATGTATGTACAAGCTGATCGTATACCTCCAAGGATCTCTGTTACTGTATCTTCAACAGGACCTTTATAAGGAATAGAAACTAACTTACCTTCAGCACCTCTATACCCATCTTTTCTACTACCATGTTTAGCCATTGCGGCATCTGAACTCATTCCGTAGAACTGTATAAACTGTTTTTTCTCAAAGTATGGAACATAAGTTCCGTCAGCTAGTTGATGTGCATCACCATTGGCAGTATGTTTAGTAATAACATTTCCACCACCTTCGTCATGTCCAGCTAACATACCTCCAAGCATAATAAAGTCTGCACCTGCTGAAAAACCTTTTGCTACGTCTCCTGGATATACGCAACCACCATCTGCAACTACTTGTCCACCTACACCATGAGCGGCATCGGCACATTCAATAATTCCTGATAGCTGTGGTACACCTACACCAGTCATTAAACGTGTTGTACATACCGATCCAGGACCAATACCACATTTGACAATGTCTGCTCCACGCATAATTAGTTCTTCAGTCATTTCAGGCGTGATAACGTTACCTGCAATGATAGTCTTATCTGGAAATTCATCTCTGACTTTTGCTACAAACTCAACAAAGTTTTGATGATAACCATTAGCAACATCAATTGTAATAAAAGGAATGTCAGGATACTTTGTCAATACTTCTCTCATTACACTATAATCTTGTGCATCTTCAGACCAAATTCTTCCAGTTCCAGTACAGATTGAAACATACTTTAATCTTAATCCGTCGCCTACAGCATTATCCCAATCTTCTAATGTATAATGCTTTCTCATAATAGTAAGCATTCTGTGATTTTGTAATACTTTGGCCATTTCAAATGTACCAACACCATCCATATTACTTGCCATAATAGGAGTGCCTTTAAAAGTTTTCCCAGAATTAAGGAAAGTAAATTCTCTTTCCATAACAACTTCTTTACGAGTTGTTAGCTTAGATCTTTTTGGTTCGAGTAGAACATCTTTATAGTCCAACTTAACGTCAGGTTTGATTCTCATTTTTCCCTCTTGTTTATACTACTTCGTCTGTGAGTACTAAAGGTTTCACATCATGATGTGCCTCTAGATACTGAATCATATTCTCCGGTGTTGATTCCTCATATGGATCATCATCTTCTCCGTCATTGTTAATACCTGGTTCTTCCCACCATGCTTCAACAACTCCATTATTGATGACACACATATATCTCCAACTACGCATACCAAATCCTAAATGGTTCTTTCCAATTAGCATTCCCATAAATCTTGTAAAGTTACCTGAACCATCAGGTATCATCTTAACGTGTTTAATACCCATGTGTTTAGCCCATGCATTCATTACATAAGAGTCATTTACTGAACAGCAATAGATATCATCTATTCCCATTGCTTTAATTTTTTCAAAGTTGTCTTCAAATCCTGGTAGTTGTTGTGATGAGCAAGTAGGAGTGAATGCACCCGGTAAACTAAACAGTACTACTCTTTTTCCTTTAAAATAGTCATCTGTTGTTTTTGTTACCCAATGTCCACCAATAGCACAACCACCATCTTCTGTTTCTTCGTCACCTTCTCTTGTTCTAAATGTGACTTTTGGTATAATCCAATCTTCATTCATATTAGTTTCTGTGTCCTTTCATTGATAAACATATCTTGTAAAACTCATCTCTTGTTGCTGGATCTTCTTTAAAGTGTCCTAACATTATCGCTGTCGTCATATCTGATTCATGTTCACGCACACCTCTATGAGTCATACAATGATGTTCTGCTTTTACGACTACCGCGATATTTTTAGTGTGTGCATATTCTTCTAATGCTTCTGCAATCTGTGTTGTCATCTCTTCTTGTATCTGTGGTCTTTCCACAATATGATGTATAATTCTATTAAACTTTGATAGTCCAATTACTTCACCATTAGGAATGATACCAACCCATGCTTTACCTACAATGTTCTGAAAGTGGTGAGCACAAGTTGATCTAATACTAATTGGACCAGATGTGTACATACTTTTGTATCCCATGTTTGGAAAACTCGTAATCTTTGGTGCTGGCTTATATCTACCGCCAAACGTTTCTTTGACCCACATCTTAGCAACTCTTCTTGCTGTGTCTTGTGTGTTATGATCTCCTTCAGTATCAATTACTAAAGTTTGTAATACTTCATAAAACTTTTCTTGTACCTCAGTTTGAAGTTTATCTAGTTCGCCTTCTTTAATATATTCAGATATATTATCATTGCTATGAAATCTTTTGCCTGCTTCTTGTAATCTTTTTTTAATTTCTTCACTTACACTCATTTGTTTCTCCCGATGTTAAGGCAGAGGGTTGCCTTTATAATTTTAAATAATCTTAACACTTACTGTATTACCTTTTTGATATCAATTGCTTTATAAATGTCTGTATCAAACCATTGTACAGTATCTTTGCATATAGTGTCAATATCTGATTTTTCAGGTTCCCAACCTAGCTGTTCTTTAGCTTTGGAAACATCTGCAATAACACATTCCGGATCACCTTCTCTAGGTGCATGATGCTCAACTGGAACTTTCTTATCTAATACTTTTTCCATTGCTGTTACTACTTCTTGAACACTATGTCCTCCTGATGCACCAATATTAAAAACATGATCGCCTTCATTATCATTCATAAATCCAATACTCATTTCAAATGCTTTTGCAACATCCCATACATGAGTATAATCTCTTATAGCTGTGCCATCTCTTGTATTATATTTTGTACCAAATATTTTAAATATATCTCTTCTGCCTAATGCTGTATCCATTACACTTGGAATCAAATGCGTAGGAGCATTTTTAACTTCACCTAATGTATGTTCTGGATCTGCACCACAAACATTGAATAATCTTAATGTTACACTATTCAAACCATATGCTTTATAGTAATCAGTTAAGATATATTCTATCATTAATTTACTTCCACCATAACTTGTTAATGGTTGTTTTTGTACATCTTCATTGATTGGTGGCTCATGTCCATTGCCATATACAGAACTAGTAGATGTAAACACAAACTTTTTAACATCATACTTCACGCATAGTCCAAGCAAACTAATTGTTCCACCAACATTATTATCATAATATCTATGTGGATCTGTAACACTAGGACCAACTAAACTACTTGCTGATAAATGTAAAACTGCATGAGGCTTATGCTCTTGAAATATTGAATCTAGTATATCAGATTCTTTGCCATGACCTGTTTCATAAAATTTTGTATCTGGTAGTTGTCTAGTTATATAATCTCTTGCACTAACGTTTCTATCAATACCGATAGTCTGATAACCTTTTTCATTAAGATACTTTAGAACGTGTGATCCAACATAACCTGTTGCACCTGTTACTAATATCTTAGTACTTTGACTCTGAGGCATAATCTCTATAGTCCCTTCCTGATCTTAACCATTTATTTGCTCTATAATCTTTAGACATAATATCAATCATTCTATCAATTGTTCCGTTAGTCCAATCAGATATCTTACCTTGATTACTGTGTGGTTGATCTATTAGTTGTTTCATTTTATTAATTGCATCTTGTTTACTCCACGGTACATACATCCTATCCGGATCATTAGCAAATGTTTCTGGAAAACTTCTGTATGCTGGATATAAAACGTTACAGCCTAATGTATCGCCTTCACTTACTGTGTTTGATACCCAGTCTTGTAAAGCACAATTAAATAATAGTTTAGACTTGTTCAGTAAATTATAATAATCATTTTTCTGTAAGTCTTTATAAATTTTAAATAAACCTTTTTGTTCTAACTCTAAAGCTCTATCAACATATTTTTGTGCATTTGATCTTAGAGGTCCTCCTATACATAATGCAAACTCATAGTCCTTACCCCAGTCAGTTGCTTTTACTTCTTCAATAATATCCATAAAGAAGCCAGGCTGTTTCTCTTGATCCCATCTAGCCGCAAATATTATTCTATCGTCTCTTTCACTCCATGGTGTTAGTTTATTGTTTACTCTTTCTAATACTTCTTCTTTACCAAAACTTAAACCTGAAATATTATATATTGGTGCTTTCCAATTTGCTATTCTCATGTGTGCAACCATTTCTTCATTTGTTGCTAATATGTTTACATTTGGTATTTCGTTACATAACTGTTCATACAAACTCATCCATTTGCTCATACCCCATACGTGTACAAAATCATCTGGGTCAATAGCCTGTGCTAAACATCTTAGATATATCTGTGGTCTATGCTTTTCATCTACTTGATTTAAAATGTATGGTAACGATTCCATACCAGGTTGAAACATATCTTCAAAGAAGATTGCATCATCAGATGTTACTTCTCCATTACGCATCATCTGTACTAGATTCATCATCTGACTCATACCAAAATAACTTCTGCCATGTGCATCTAATACCTGACCAACACTAATTGATTTTGTATTATCTATTGTAGTACCTGGTACAATAGTATAATCAATATTACGTTTCTTAAAAACTCGTTCTGACCAATCTTGTAGTTGTAAAGTGTAGCGACCTTCATAAGGCTCGAGGCCCATATAAAATAATTTTCTCATATTTTAATAATACTTTATTTTTATAGTTTTGTCAAACTATTTTTGTTTATATTCGAGAAATAATAAAAGAGATCTGATTCCAGTTGGTTGTCCATCTTTGTGTGCAAGATGTATTGTTTTTGTTGGTTGTAAATCAAAATCCTTTATTATTTTACTATAATGCTTTTCGTACTTGTTCCAAAGGAAACCTGGAGAAAACTTTTCCATATATTTCAAACCGATCCATACTAAACTTTTACAGTTCATATGAAAATCATTCATGATGGTTATTGGGCCAGGCATTTCATCTCTAGACCAACGCATTCCAATTCTGTGTGATCCTAATGCTAAACCTTTACTTAAACTTACTGCAAAACTTTTTATAGCAGGATGGCTGTAATTAAATTCAATGTTTCTACTTGCTGTAATCCAAGCTGAATCAATATGCACAGGTATATCTAACTCATGGCATCTATCTAACAGTTCGTCCATACTATGATGTATATCACCAGTATATGGAAAAGGCATAGAGATCAAAAGTTGTTTTCCTTTTTCCAAGTTATCTATGTTGTAAAATTTTATGTCATTATTCAATCTCCAATGGTATTTGTAATCATTTTCCAAAGTCATTATGTTATCAGATCCATACGTTTGGTATAGATCATCAATGTATTGTGTGCAACCAATACAAATATTACGATGTTTAAACTGCTCATTGCCTGACAGTTTGTTTACATTATTGCTAAAGACATATTCATCTATCTTAGTTTTAAAGTCATCTAACAAGTTTGGCATTTCTGCTGTATGTTCATGTGTACAACTTTTCATAAAGTTATATAAATCTTCATCTACCATAGGTGGTATTCTAGTTGCCACTAATTCTTTATCACTATATTCTTTTGCTACGAAACTCATTGAGTTGCCCATTTATTTTTTAGACTAGATGCATAAGGAAATATTTTATCCCAGTCTTGATTTTGTGCTTTTGCAAATCTATCAAATCTATCTGCGAACTGTTTTTTATATAGAGCAGTACCTTCTGTTGGTCTTATTTTATCATAGAGGTTTTTGTAATATTCAACCCTACGCAACATAGTAGACTTTTTATTTGATTTTGATTTATTAATTTTATTGTAAAGGTTGTTTGTTATCTTCTCAAAATCTTCTTTGTCCATTATACCAATGTTTAAATATTTTGGATTATATACGGGATGTGTTGCACTAAAGTCATATGCATTGGTGTTTATCTTTTTAAAGTGCTGACTATCAATCCATAGCATTAAATCTGCCCAGTGCTCATAAGTTAACATATTAATTGTAGTACTAGTGAAGACTTCAAAGTTATCTGGTGTATCGTCTAACATTTTTAAATTCTCTTTAACCACAGACCATTTCGTAGGATATCTAATTGCTTCGTTTACTTCTCCTAGACCATCAACACTACAACAAAATTTAATCCGTTTAAAGTGTTTCCATAAATCCCATAGCTTTGGAGGGAACACTGTCAAGTTAACTGAGTATTCTAATTCTATATTTTTAGCATTGCCTGACTCAACAAGTTTTTCTACTAGGTCGGCACAGTGTTTAATCATTAATGGTTCACCGCCTCCGAATTTTATTTTTTGAATATACTGCCCAGCTTCAACAAGTCCATTAACTTTTTCTTCAGACCTTGACCAATCAAAGTCAGCATTCTTTATATCTAAATCATATTTTTTTCCGTCAACGCCAAACTTGTCTTCTTGCATTATTTCTTTATAGTCTTTATACCATTTAGTTGACTCACCAGGAAAACACATGACACATCTTAAATTACATTGATGACCTACACGTAAATCTACGCTCATTATCTTTGATTCTTTTAACGTACCATCATCATTAGTATTTTCGTATGCCATTGCTGGAGTAAAACCGTCAGCTATTGATCTTAAAGTTTCCCATTCATCTCTACTTCTGTAACCTGATTCTTTTTCCATTTTACATCTATTGCATTGTGTTGGGAACTTACCACTCATGAAATCTTTACGTACTTGTTTCAGTGTTTCACAATTCAACACATCTACAGAGTTCAAATCTTCTAGCATTAATGGTTTATTGTTTTGATGTAATACTGTGTTACCTACACCAGCAGATTGACTATGACTACACATTCTAAGTGTGCCATTGTTCTTAACTCCTAAATGAGACCACGGTAAAGGGCAAAATGAACGAGGCATAATAGCATTACTTATCACTCAAACAAGTTCTCGAAATTGGACTTGACTTCCTTGACTTCTTTCTTCTCTTTCATTACTAGCGGTGGTACGCTCTCAACAATTGAATCAAATGTAGTTGTTCTTGGTGCTCCACTAAATTTAGCTTTTGATAATCCATTCAATAATGAACTGTTCTTTTCAATCACTTCCATTGGCTTTTCTGATTGAAATACTTCTGTTGTTAAATCAACAAACTCTAAAACATCTTCCGGAATGCTTTTTACATCTTTAGCATCTGTTCTTCTGTTTGCTTCCTGTACAGCTTCAATGTGTTGATATACATTGTGTGCCATTAACAATACATAACTTAAACTATCCCAACTTGTTTTACTTTCGTAATCTTCTCCTCTGCAACATATATCGCCTTCTTTATAACAATCCATAACTGGTGAATTGTTTACAAATGTTTCATATTCACCTGGAATCATATCAGCATACTTTCTATCCATGTTGCCTGCATACTTCTTGTTGTCTTTGGCTTTATCCATTGTAAAACCAAAACGTGGTTTCTTTCTCATCATATCAAATTCATTTTCAGTATATACAAGTCCTCTTGCTACTGATACAAATGCAGATGCTGAATCAAAACTAACTTCTAAGTTTGGATTAATTTTTGTCAACTGTCTTTTAATTGCTGTCAACATAACTGCCGGCTCTAATGCTGATGTACCTAAAAAATGTATCCAATCTTTTCCATCAAAGTGTCCACCATCTCTCATTTTAATCATTCTATGTAAAATCAGTTTCCACCATCTCATATGTTCACCACCCATAGCCCAACCTTCAAATGCTCTGTCACCATAAACTTTCGTATCACTAAATGGTGCCATTGTATCAAACCATTCATCAGCTGATTGAATATCATTGCCTTGAATAACATTTAAAAACTTTGTTGCTCCAGGAACTCTGTTGTTAACAAAAAATTCATTGTTGTATGCCGTGTATGCCATACAATCTCTTACAGTATTAACACCAATACCTAAACTAACAGAGAAACTTGGAATATCTAAACACATACTCCAGTCTGCTGTGTGTTCTAACCATCTAAGGATATCTAATCTAATCTTATCGTTTTTATGTCCTGGTGTAAAAAAGTTATCCCAATCAAACTTAAGAATACCTTTTGCTACTTGGAAGCCTCCACTGTCACCTAATATAATTGTTTTATCACGTGGTCTGTCTTGCACAAATGCTTCTTGTACTTTTGACTTTTCAATATCTAACTTGGCGTGTCCTGCCGAATACAATCCCCACTTGTAATTAAACATACCTTGCTCGTCATACAAAAATTTAAGACTGTCTAAACCTTTAGGCAAACCTTTTGGAATTCTATCACCCCATTTCTCTTCTGCATTTTTTGATAACAAGTCTGCATATATAAAACTTATTGCTGGTAAGAATACTGCATAGTCCTTATTAGTGCTTGTGAGATTGATGCTCAATGTTTGCCTCCGTATACTTTTGTTTAAAATAATCGTGTGTTACATATGATGCAGTAATAAATCCTGCCGCAAATATTAGAATATAAATTAAAGTGTTTCTTAAATTTTTTGCTAATCCGCCTTTACCATCATTTTTTTTGTATGCTCTCCACATCCAATAAAATCCTGCAATAGTTAAAATAACACTAACTGCAATCACCCATGGATTGTTTGCAACTGTGGCACCTGCGGTACCAAATATCAAAAACAACAAACCATTAATATAACAAGCTGGACACATTATTATTCTTCTTCCTTATTTGTTTTTGCTTCATCCTTATTAAACCACATTGGATATTGATTTGGAAAATGTTTTTGTAAATGCTTCAAACATAAATCAACTGTAAAGTTATCAACTTTATTCAATTCAAAATCCATCTCGTCAATATTAAATATGTAAGTTGCTTCGTAATGTCTTTTTCTTAATTTATTTGTATACTCAACTTCTTCATGTACTATTAGCTCAGGATTCTTCATTTCTGTCTTGGCACCTGGAGCTGGTCTTTGCATATGAAAGCCTACAATAAATCTTCCTTTTTTAGTTGTCATTTTTTATTTCTTATACTTTCTAGTTCAACCATTGTAGCCGCTAAATTAATTTCTGGATCAACTACTAATGCATGATTAACTAATCCATTTCTAATTGCTAACAAAGATCGACCTTGTTTTAGTTCGTCATCACCAAACCAATGCAGGTTCTCATACATCTTACGATATACTTTTTCATACTGTTCTGAATCTGCGTGTTCAATAATGTATTCTCTTGCTTTTTTTATATCGCCATTTTGAAACAAAGCAATATAAGTTACTTCAACATCTGCTTCACCTGTGTCTCCATCACCTGGTGTTACTAAAGTACTTGTCTGTGAATTCATCTGACAAGTGTTAATACACTTTCTTAGATCCGGATACGTTGCTTTAACATAGGTTGCTAAATTTTCAGCACTAAAATTAATATTTTCTTTTTCCAAAATTGTTATTACTCTTTCAGCAAACATTTTTTCATCAAGTTTTAATATTTTGAACCCTTGACATCTTGAATGAATTGCAGGAATAATTCTACGTTCGTAATTACAAGTTAAAAGGAATCTACAAGTTGAAGCATAAGTTTCCATTACACCACGCAATGCCGCTTGACCGTTGGGTGAAATATAATCTGCTTCATCTAGTAACACATATTTAAAATCACCAAATGGCATTGTTTGAGAAAAGTTTGTAATTTTATCTCTAATCACATCTACTGAGTTTTCTGATGATGCATTTATTTGTAACACATCTCCCCAGTCAACATCAAGTTCGTGCAATAATAGTTTTGCTAAAGTAGTTTTACCTGTACCAGGTGCACCACTAAAAAGCAAATGCGGAATAGCTTTGCTGTCTACCCAACTATGCACTTGATCATACTGAGCTTGATCTCTAAAAACATAATCAGTTATCTTAGTTGGTCTATATTTTTCTACCCAAAGTTCTTTCATCTACCTAGCCATTTCTTTGCCGCATTAATTGGATTCTTAAGACCGTCATATGTCTCATCAATAAAACGAATGTGTTTTTGCAAATTTATGTTTAATTTTTCTACAGTTGATTCTAGCTTTTTTATATTGATATCTAGTTGTTCGAGTTTGTTCTCGATTCTTTCAATATCGTCTTTACTTGAATTTATTAATGACTTCATTTTAACTTAACCTATACTGTTTCTAATAGTATATGATATAATGTTAAATATGTCAATTTTTTAATTTCAAAATTGTTGGAATCTTTTTGTCTTTAAAACTTATTGTTAGTTCATCACAACCAACGTTTTCCCAATACCAATCTTTATCGTAGACGTATCCTAGCTTACCTAATTGATTTGACACGTGAGCTACTGCGTCTACTTCTCTATAATTGGCATTTAAGGCGCCACCTTCAACTGAAGTTCCAGTTGATTGACCTATGTATTCATCTCTTTTTGATATTTTATCAACGTCAAGTGTTACAGAATTTTGAAACTTATAGTCGTCCAATTTGTATCTCCTCAGGTCTTTCATCGGATATTCCTAATATACAATTAGTATCTGCTAAACGTATATCAAATTCTTCGTTGCCATCATTGAATTGTAATCCTGGACCCCATCTGCCATGTTCCATTAGGATCCATTGTCCTTCTTTAACATAATCAATATTTTTGCCAACTCTATAAACTTGAGCCCATCTAGGTTTGATACCACGGTCTTTACCATCGTCATCAGCAATGATAATCCCGCCTTTGGTGATTTGTTCACCTTTGTCAATGTTTCTTACAATAATGTTATTTCTTAGTGCTTTTAAGTTACCGTAAGCTGTTGCCATTTTTATTCTTCCGTTTCTTGAATTTCAATATCACCATTTTCTAGTTCAACCTCTTTAGTCTTTTTAGCTTTTGCTTTAGCTGTAGACTTTTTCACAATCTCTGCAGACTGATCTTTTACAGGTTGGCTATCAACGGCATCTTTAATGCTGACAGATTTGACAACTGATTTTGGATTGTTCTGGTAATATTCTCTAGTAGCTTCTTCTCTTTTTTGAACTACTTTACCACCTCTACCAATTTTGTCTCCTCTAGCATTTACTTTCATATTGCCAAGAGCAATTTCTTCTTCATTTTTTAGAAGAAGATTGTCAAAGTCTAACATTTGACCTTTATTTGTTCTTCTTTGCGCCATAGTAAATCTCCTTTAGTTATATTAGTATATAATGTTATTTATCGTAAAAATTCATTTATATCTAGATTATACTTAATACTATCAACTTTATGTATACCAATCAAAAATAGTACATAACTGCTGACACTTGATCCTCTACCAACACCCCATACAATGTTATTCTGTCTCATAAGATCAACCAAGTACACTAGATATTTTAAAACTGTGTAAAGATTAAACTTTTTATACAGTTCTATTTCCATATCTACTCTTGACTTTTCTTCATCAGTTACAACAAGATCATATATGTATTTTTCAATGTCCATGTTTTTATACGAGTCCGGCATATACCAATTCTTTTGATTTTGTTCATCAAAGCTACTTTTGTCTATATCTGCTACTGCGTTCAACTTTTTTCCGCTTGTAGCATAATCATCAACACAACTTTGATCTAAATCAAACTCTTTGAAATTTTTGCCATGATAAATCAATTCTAAAGCAGAGTCAACATTCATAATTAATCTTCCTACAGAATCAGTTATCATGTCCTTAATATATACGATATTGATTAGAATGTCAATACTAATCTTTTTTTTCTTTTGAATTGGTTTCCCAATTCCATTTAGTATCAAAATCTCTTATATATGCATCAAGTCTTTTTTTACTTTTACTATCAGTTGAGTTTAGCTCATACATCATTTCAAAAAAATACTCGCCTATTGTTTTGGGCGAGTGATTAATTAATAGCTTTGTAAAAAATCTAGAACACCTTGCTTTAACTACATCATGGTTTAAAACTGCATTGTCTCCTAGTTCGTCTCCTAGCACACCGGGGTTTTCTTTTAGGCCTTTTGGAATATTTTCTTTATTCTCTTTATTCGACATTGTCCTCTTCCTCTCCAATGATTTTACTCTCATCTGGAAAGAAGGTTTTTTGTAGCAATTCGTTTTTATCTTTTTCTAATCTACTGTGGGCTTCTAGTACAAGACTAGCTTTCATCATTCTTAACTGTGGCAATGATGATGTATAGACGTTTGCTCTTTCAATATATGAAATACGTTTGTTTATTTGACTTATCTTATCGCTAATCTCTGCGTTGGTCAGTTTGTCAAATTGTTCTATCATAATTGGTAATACCTAAACAGCAAAAGATTCGCCGCAACCACATGATGAAGTTGCTGTAGGATTTGTAATTTGGAAACTTGATCCCCAAACTTCTTCAACATAATCTACTTTGGTTCCTGATAAAAATAAAAGTCCTTCGCCGCCAACAACAAATTTACCATTCTCAACTTCAATAATTTCATCATCATTATTGATTTGATCATCGTTAATAAAATCCCATTGATATTTGAATCCAGCACAACCTCCGCCTTTAACGGATAGCTTGACTGCTGACTTGTTGTTTTTAGCACATAAAAGACTAACTTGCTTTTTTGCGTTATCTGTTACTGTGAATAAACTCATTACAATTATTTAAAATCCTTTACGTTACTATTATGTACTAAGATAATTGGTTTTGTCAAGAGTAGTTCTTTTCAATGTTAAGGTTTTTTCCAACCTTTTTTTTCTTCTTTTTTTGGCTTTTTTACTTGTACTCAATAACTTTCCATACTTGGTTAACTGTCTATGATTCTCATTAAACCATTGTACATAGTTAATTGCACTAGTTAATGCATCTGGTATATCTGTTTGTATATAGGGTTTGTGTATAGTGAGACCGTCTTCTGTTGGTCTATATTGTACTAATGGAATATAGTACTGTCCGTCTTTTTCATTAAACAATAAGTTTGATTTTTTCTGCCAATAGTATTTTGTACCAGGAATTAATTGTTTCACAATTTCATTTTCATCTTGTACAAGAATGGCATTTTCATATTCTTTTTGTTCCCAAAACATTCTAGGATACCATGATATCTCACCATCGAAAGAAACAGTTTCTGGTCTCTTACCTACAATTTCCCATGCCATAAAATATCCAGGAACATCGTCCCATGAACCCGATGCGACTACTAGCTCGTCTCTGCTATCATTCAACCTAGCAGATCGCCATACGGTTTCCTCTATTTTAGCTAACTTTTTATATGCGTCGTCTTTATTTGGATTCATTGTTCTTGGCTTCTTGAATCGCTTTTCTAACTGACTTTGTTAGCTTACCAATTTCAGCTAATGCTTTTCTGGCTCTTGTTCCTGCCGCTTTATTACCATCATAAAATTTAGTAATATTTTCTTTATAAGTTTCGAACTGTTGATCCAACTCATTTACTTGTGATTTTTCCATAAATCATTCTCCTTGTATTTCTTATTAATAGTTAACCCCAGATTGCTGACTAACAGTGGAGCAACGACCGATACCCAGGTCTGGGGTCCACTCAGTTGCGAATCTAACTACTTTCGTGACCTATTCGATTCTTTCATCGCTACTAATTATATTTAGTTTTAATTAAGACTGTTTTGGAGCTGATTCTATGGCTTTTGGAAAAATAGTTGAAACAGCATCTTTATACACTAATTGAGTGTGTTGATCTCTTTGAAGTAAGAAGCAAGATTGATCATGTTTAACAATTTTTCCAATTAGTTTGATTCCATTCTTAAGGAAAGCAGTGATCTGCTGATCTGAACTCATTACGGTTTTAAAAAACTCTTCTTCTACATTATTGCTCATACTTTTATTTAGTATAGTTTTTTAAATATCGTAGACTGGGAATTCTGCTTTACCTGGTTTTACTTCTCTAAATCCTACTGCTTTGTTGTTTTCGAGCCTTACCCAGTACTTCACATCTACTTCAGGGCCGGGCCATCCATCATTTAATGCGTTAACTTCAAGTATTTCTTGTTGGCTGTATTGCTTTGCTGGTATGTCTTTTTTCTTATACTTTGGCATACTCCACCAAATATCAAAATCTTCTATCAGCTTCATCATCATCTCCTTCTTTTTTGTTAACTACATATTTGTTGATTACAAAATAAGCAATAGTGGCTCCTATTGTTATGGCTACTATGCCTGTAAACAACATACCTAATCCTTGTTCAAGTGTCATAATTGTTTTTTAAATATTGGTATTGGGTTCATCTTGTGTAAATTTGGTGTTCTTATTTCTTGATATTTCTTAAGTAGTTTCTCATCCTCACCTACAGGTATTGCACCTAAATTGTCTAACTCCATTGCTCTTTCCATTTGCTGATATGTCAAACCACCTAATTGATCTTGGTCTGTTCTGCCATCTTCCCATAGTCCATCTGTCGGTGGTGCATCTATAATTTCCTGTAATACACCTAGTTCTTTTCCTAATTGCCAAACTTCTGATTTCATTAAGTCAGCAATAGGAGATATATCAACTCCACCATCACCATACTTTGTATAAAAGCCTACTCCAAAGTCTTCAACTTTGTTTCCTGTTCCTACAACTATACCTCGCTTGGCTCCAGATATTTGATGTAGTGTTACCATTCTTAACCTAGATTTAGTATTTGCTAATGCTAATTCATCATCCATGTTTAAATTTAACATCTCTAAATAAAACCTATCATATACTTTATCTAAGTCAATATTTAAATGTTCAACATTTATAAACTTATTAGTAAGCCAGTCACCATGCTCTATACTTAAATCATGTTGTTCGCTTAATTGTGCTATTGGCATACTAACTGCATAAACAGGTAGACCTGTCATTGCACATAAGGTACTAACTACGGCTGAATCAATACCACCTGATATTCCAACCACTAATGTTTTACGTTTGTTATCTTTTGCGTATTGTTTAATCCAATCTGAAATTTCTTTAGACAAATTCATGTTTATAATATTCTTCCTTTGTTATTAACTCTAATTCAACTGCATCTACTTTTGCAAACTTATATAATGCATCTACAAATTCTTTAAACTTTTTATACGTATCATCTCTATGATATATCACACAAGACATATCTTGTTTTGTAATTTCCATTTTATAAAAAACTTCTTCTTCCATTACCAAACGTAAACTCCTAATAAAAAAGATATTGCAATAACAATAGACCAAAAAATGAATAAAAACATTATACTTTTTTACCTGCTGTTTTTAGATCTTCTTTTGCTACTACCATATACGGACCTTTGTTGTATGCTGGTACAATCGAATACTGCTTACTGACTTCAAGTCTTTCTTGTTGTTCTTTCCAATTACGTGTGCCTCCTCTAGTAATTCTATTACTTAATTTTGGTTCGGGCAATGTAGTTTGTCTTGTTGTAGCTTCTTGTATAACTTTAGTATCGGTAGACATTAACATTGGTGCAGGTTGTGGCTTACTCTTTGGTTTCCATTTGCCATGTACATAATCAATATACTCTGAAAGTTCCATTGTCGGTAGTTTGTGTTTTTTACAGAACTTATTTTGCTCACGCCATCCATCTACGTAGAAAGCATCAGATTTTCTTTTAGTCTTTTTTCGTTTGGTGTTCAGTGTGGTTAATCCACGTTCAAGATGCATCGTCATAATCTTATATTAGCATAAAACTATGATTTGTCAACCTTCAACTTCTCTTGGAATTCCAAGTCATGTTTTCGAGCTAATTTGGTTAAATCTTCCATTTTTGAAGAATCAGCAGGAGCAAAATCTTGCCTATCTGCAAGTTTAGTCATCACGTACCAGTGCAAAGGTTCTTTCATTTGCTTTGCATTCTCTCCTTCACCTTGGGTCATTTCAAGTGGAAATGTATTGCTCTGATATGCAAAACCAGATCTAAGCATTAAACTTCCCCATTGTGTTTGGTTCATAATACTATAATGGTTTTGCCAATGCTCTAATTTTCTATCACCGCCTGGAGCAGGCATTTCAATATACATTCTACCGCCTAATTTCATAATTCTATTGAACTCCATTAAAGTTAGATATGGCCATGTAGAGTGTTCTAAACAATGTCGCACGACACCGTAATCAAAAGAGTTATCTTCAAATTCAGTAAAAGACATATCATAGTTGTAACACTCGTAACCTTTTTCTTTAGTTCTATGTAAATCATCTTCACCCATTGTAACTCCAACTAGGTCTTCTTTGTTTAATCCTAGTTCAACAAGTTTATCTAATACGAGTCCAGGACCACATCCAATGTCAACTAATTTTTCGCCTGGCTGAGGGCCATCTACTCTGTTAAAGATTGTAGGAATAATTTGATCAATTAATTGTTGATGCATACTACTATCTGGTTCACTGTAAACTTCACCAGCTGTCATTTTTCTGAACTGCTCTATTTTTTTTGTTATATCCATTTTATTCTTTCTTATTATTGGAGCGGGTAATGGGGTTCGAACCCATGACCTTCTCGTTGGCAACGAGACGCTCTACCACTGAGCTACACCCGCCTAATATCTAATACTATAACATATAGTAATATTAGTCAAGCAACAAATTAGTTTGCAAGTGGATTAGTAGCTTTTAATCTTATTGCTTCAATTTTAGAGTCTTGTAGTTCGTTTTCTTTTTCTACGATCGCGATATCTTTTTGTGCTTCAGCCATTTCTGCCCATAGTTCTTCTACGTCTGCCCAAAGTTCATTTATACCTTGATCTGATTCTGAACTCATTTTATCTTCAATTATTTTGATTCTATCAATTACTTCTACTCTGATATTTGCGATTTTATCGTTTACACCAGTAAGATCAACTGTTTCATTAACAACAAAGTCTTTGTTTTCAATTGCTGATAATCTTGTGTTGAACTCACCCCAAGCATAGAAGCCTCCACCAATAGCGCCTATCACGCCAATTAAAGATGCATAAGTTGTAAGTTTATCTATTATTTTCATTTTTTAATACCTCAAGTTCAGCCTCTAATCGGCTGATTGTGTTGTTTACTTTATTTACCGCTTCATTATACTTAAACATAGGATCATTCCTTTGGTAAGCTACTAATGTTTTATCTTGGTAAATGGATCTACTATAAGCATTTAATATAGTATCTTCTGCATACCAGTCTGGATTATCTGGTATTGTTCTTGTGTCATAAAACTGTGTTTGTGTATATTCTGACATATCTGGTTGATCATTTATCATTGCTTGTTGAGTTACCATTGATATGACTTTTAATTTTTGATCAAGATTTTTTAATTTTGCTGTTAATTTTTTAATAATCTTTTCAACTTTTTTAGTAATTTCACCAACTTCTGAATCTACTTCTCCGTCAACACTCGCGTCTGTATTTCCTGCTTCTTCATCGCCGGTGTTCGATTCACCGTCCTCCACTGACTCCTCCACATTACCACTGGACTCTTCTTGTTCAGTAGAGCTCTCTGATGTTGTTTCCTCAGACTCGGTGTCACCCTCTTGGCTTTGGGTTTCGGTAGTTGTCTCTTCGTTACCAGCTTCTGATGTTTCACTAGATGTATCTGTTTCACTTTCTGTACTTTCTGGTTCAGTATTTGTTTCAGTTGTTTCTGTTTCTGACTCTACTGCTTCATCACTGGTATTTACTGTTTCTGATTCTGTAGGTGTTTCTTCTACTACTGTTTCTGTTTCAACTTCTGTATTTTCTGTTGGTTCTTCTACTGCTGTATCTTCTTCTATTGGCGGTAAAGCATCTGTATTTGTATCAGTGAAACTTTCCATACCACTTTCTGCAAATTCGTTTTCCATCTCGTTTGCAAGTTCTTCAAAAAATTCTTCTTCTGTGATACCTTCTTCACCTAATGCATCTTGAAATTCTTCTTCTAATCCATTTTCTTCTAACATATCTGTGAATGTGTCTTGAACAAATTCTTGTATGGTAAGCTCTTCAGTTACACCAAAATCATCTTCAACTTCTATTACTGTTTGTACAACATAAATTTCTTGTTCAACTACAGGATTTACATCAACATCAATAACTTCATTTTCAATTATGGTTTCGATTGACTGATCAATTGATTGTCCGTCATCACCTGTGATTGGTTGTGTGGCTTCATCAATATCATCACTAGCTGTTGTACACGTTGGCGGATTTCTATCTGCACAAAGAGTCACCACTGTTGATGATGTTGAACTTGAACTAGTGCTAGTGCCGCCTGCTGTGGTAATAGATAACTCAAAGTTATCAACATCTGGTCCATAGTGACTGTGATCATACCTAGTCCCATCTGTTTCATTATACATTTCAGCTCTGATTGTGATATCATCGGCTGTGTTTGATGAGTGTGTGTACACATTTGTTTCGTTGCTCCATGAACCACCGTTCATGCTTCTAGTTGGATCGTGGTCCACAATAACTCTTGTTTGAGTTGTTACGTTGCCATCACTGTCCGTGATAGTCTGTTTTATTGTTAAAGTATTTTTAAGACTATTCCAAAACCATATGTCTGCTGATTGAGTGGAAGTAAATCCCTCATTTATTTGTGACTTTGTTAAATGTCCGTCACCTACTAAATCTGTATCTTGATAAACGTTATCTGACGGGTCACCTTCAAAAGCATAAACACCACCTGTGATGTCTTGTCCACTTTGTGGATTACCCATGTTTTGGCCAAACATTTGGTGAGTATGTAAATGCCCATCACCGCTCCAACCAGTCGTAGTGGTTGTTTCATTAGGATCTGTGCCTGTTCCAAATGTTGAATTAGATAAAACGTTTCCTGTAGTTGTTCCTGGGGTGTTGGTAGTCGTGGTTGTGGTAGTTACTGTTGTACAAGTTTGATCGCCAAGTGCGTTCTCTGTACAGGTTGTTACTGATGTAGGATTTGCATAAACGTCTGTGTTTTGTATAAATGCTGTTGTGGCTGTTAATGCCAATGCAAATAAGAACGAACGAACTATATGTTTAGATAACATAAATTACATTCCTATTCCAAATAAGAGAAGACCCGCAATCATAAGGAGGGGTCTAGTGTATTTTATTATTCCTGGGACTTTTTTCCATCAGTTACCTCCAGACCGTCCTTTTCATGATGTAAAGGTGGTAACTCTTCGATAACAACTGGTTCAGTTGTTACAGTTTCTACTTTGCTAATTTCTTCTTCTGTTTTCTTTAACAGTTCAATTTGCATTTCTTGTAGCTTTTTAATTTCTTTTTCAAGGTTTTTATTTTCTTTGGCAACGTCTTTGATGTTAGTTTTCAAAGTTTCATTTTCTTCAAGTATGCCTTCTTCTTTCATAATACGCTCATCAATCTCTAAACGCTCTTCCATTTTTTCAACATACTTGTCGTAGTCTGGTCTTTCAATGTCATACTTGCTCCATTGTGCTTTAGCGTCTTTACCAATTTTACCTTCGAAAGGACAAGGTGTTCCGGCCTGTTCCATGGCCTCAAACACACGTTGATCTTGACAAAGAATTGCAACTGCGGCTACCTTCATACCATAATCGTTTAAAAGTTTTGACAGTTTCATTCTTTCACAGTTCATATCTCTTGCTGTACTACCACCTGATAGACCTACGCCTGGTAATTGTAGTCCACCTGATCTACCAACTGCACAAACATCTTGTGAATAAGCACTCATTGAAGGAGCACCTGCGGAGGGGACTGGTATTGTTGAATTATTATTTGTAGTTGATGTTGTGGTTGCTGTCGTGTTGCTTGACGATCCTGACTGGTATGTAGTTGTACTCTCAGATGCATAACCACCTGAAATAGTAGTATTTGATCCTGATTGGTTTGTCTGTGTATTTGTAGTTGCTCCTGAGTTTGTTACATCTGCGTAGATACTAGTAGTAAGTGCCATAGTCGCAAACATAAACAAACAGAAGAACACCACACCAAATTGCGAGAAGTGTTTTGTAATATTAGTTTTTATATTCATCATATGTTGGCTTGTCCTTATGTTTATTTAAAACATTGGTTAATGAAATTAAAACTGCATTTATTAATAATAAGTCTTAACTGCAACTAGGACGAGCTTATTCGTACCATTTATATGCTGTTTCGAACTGTATGAGCTTTCTGCTGGTTTCATATCTAGGAATCCATGGCATTGTCATATGAAATTTTTTATTGTCCCACAGGTTTAATTTTCCAGGATCGCCGAAGTCTGCAATTGTTTCTAAGCTCAGTCCTTCAAACCCTTCTATCTTGAGCTGTTCTAACAACGGCATATGACCTTCTGCTTCAGTTACTTTCATGCGTTTGATTAGATCTTGCATTTGCTTAAACTGTTCTTCAGGAAACTTCTGTCCAGTATGATTTCTAATGTGTTCGTCAAATCTTTCTGTGCTGTCGCCCTGTAGGAAAGCCATTCTATTTTTTTTAGGCCTAGGTGTTGTAGCTGTTGTAAAGTTAGGCATATAATAAACACTCCATGGAAACCACTGATCAAAAACTGCTGTGCCATAAACGTCATCGGTGTGCAACGTGATCATGCCTTGGAAAGCACAAACAGATTTTTGTGGATTGTCTAATATTTTTTGAGGCATCCAGTCAGATCGTTGTGTAGGAATTGGTCTTCCTTTGTTTCTGTCTTTGATGTTGTTGCCATCACAGTGTACAGGTAGAAAACTGTCTAGGTTATGCAAAGCCATCTGTCTAAATTTTAAATGCTTAAATCCTAATTTTTCTAATCCTGACATTATTATTTCTGGTAATTCTTCCATTACGGTTTTGTCTACTTTACTCATTGCTTCTTTGTATTCCCAACTCTGGGGCTTGAATTCATCATACACATTATCGTATCTCATGAACTGCAAGTCTAATTCATCTGATGGTGGATAAAAGTCCAATTCAGATATTCTAACTGGAGTACGCATAATTTCAGACAATACGTTGTCTATGTCATTGTAGTAAGTTAGTATTCTATCAACTGTGTTTTTATCAAGAAAATCGTCAACAGCGGTGGTTGGTATTATGTTTTCTGAGTAGGCGTTTATTTTACTTTTATTTTTAAATTCTGGCATGGTAAATCCTCATTTACTTCATCATCAAAATCTGTATCCAATATTATTTGTATAGTGTTAATCTTTTCTTTATCAGGATTATGTATGTTTATTATCCTTTGATAGTAACTATGATTCATGTTAGCTTGTCTACTAGGATGATTAGTAATTGCTATGTCATCTGTTAGTTTAGCTATCCAGTATAGTAACACTCCATACTCCGATAAACCTTTTGTATTTACTTGTGTTTCAAATTTAACATACCCATCATCGGTAAATTTATTAGTTTTGAAACTCAATGGAAACACTGTGTAATCAATTATTGTTTGTCCAGCATCTGGTTGCTCATTGAATTTTTCTATTTGCCAATAGTCGTCTATATTTTTGTTGCCTTCAAAGTAAGCTGTGTCTAACAAAGGATTTGTTAGTACTGCATCTTTGATAGGACTTAAATCAATATCTACAGTGTCTTCAACAGCTTCCAGCCCTGCGTTAGCTCTTGTGGCTATTTCTGGGTAGATGTGCAAACTGAGTTGTACAGGTATTGTTGTTCTTGGTTTGTAGTGATTGCATAAGTCTAAAAATATTCTCATGCTCATATTTTCAATCAGATGGTCACCGACTGATTCGCTGATAACTACATCTACACTTTTAACATTTTCCATCAACTCATATTGATTGACAAATATCTTAAAGTTGGTATATCCGTTTTTTGTTAAAATTATTTCAGCAAGTTTTCTTGCTTCTTGTTTTCTTTCAACACAGTAAACAAATTTAGCACCTGCTCTAAGAGCCATTAGTGCTAGTATACCACTGCCTGTACCAAAGTCAACTACTATGTCGTTGGGTTTAACCTGTTGGTTGATTGCTCTATGATAGGACAATGTTCTGTACGTATCACCTATCATCATACGATGACTCAGACTTTGATTGTATTTTCCTTTAAACATATTGATATTTATTTGTGGTGGAGGATAGCGGGATCGAACCGCTGACCTCCTGAATGCAAATCAGGCGCTCTCCCGGCTGAGCTAATCCCCCACATGAGAAAAAGTCTTTATATTTAATATAATACATTTTTACTGACACGTTGTCAATTTAAATAGTAGTATATTATATTTCATCAGAGGACAGAGAATTTGTTAGATCCAATCACAGCCATAGGTGTGGCAACAGCAACATTTAAAACTATACAACGAGCAGTTTCTGTAGGACAGGACTTAGAAAATGTTACAGGTCAACTCGGTAAATGGTATTCTGCTGTTTCTGATATCAGGAAAGCAAGAGAATACAATAGTAAGCCGCCACTCTTTAAAAAAGTATTTGCTGGAGGAAGTATAGAAGAAGAAGCACTATCTTTGCTTATGCATGAAAAAAAGATACAAGAAATGGAAAAAGATTTAAGAGTATTACTTAATTTTCGATATGGACCAAATACGTGGAGTGAAATGATAGAAATGCGTAGAAAAATAAAAGCTCAGCGAGATAGAGAAGTTTATAGAATAAAAGAAATAAAAAGAAATATAATTGAATGTTTTACTGTAATATTGTGCTTGGCCGTAGGAGTATCCATTCTCATAGGCTTTGTGATGTACCTTATGAGTCTTTAACTTTACGCCATATCTTATGCAATACGTAAAACCATAAAGAGTTTATAGCAGGTTCTACAATCGCAACTACACCGGCTTCCCAGATACTTGCACCTGTGATAGCACTTACTACTATCATTGCAATTATAATGTGTCCTATAAAAAATATAATGGCCAGTAATAGACTTTCGTCCATTTTATCTTTGATGGCATTCCAAATACCTTGTGTAAATTCACTCATAGTAATATAGTATACTAACAAACAGGATCTGTCAAGTGGCTAATTTAGTATACTTTTTGGCTTTATTGTTTGATATCCTAACTTTTCTATAAGTTTGATATCTAAATTGTCATGTATAATTTGTATCTGATCATCTGTCAGTGTCTTAATTATATGCTGATCAATGTAGTCTTTTGTTTTTTCTGCTCTAACATTTTCCCATGATGGGCTCATATGTACTTTCAATGGATACTTCCAATCATCTTCTAACTTAGGCGTTAACTTAAACGCATGAGACATATTACCTAAAAAGCTACTTGAATTTTCTATGCTTAACAATGCTTCATATCTCACTATTCCCCAGTATTTCATTTTGCTTTTCATTGCTAACCAATTCCTGTAAAAGTTATTGTAAAGATGTATTAACTGTGGAATTGATAAATCTTTTACAAACCATTCCTTGGGTCTTAGTAAATTTTTCTCACTCCATTGAAATTCAGTATCACAGTTTAAAATTTCAGCTTTGGACAAAGAACTTACTTCTTTCATTCCTTTGATTGTAACAGCTATATCAACTGGATTTCTTTTTATACTCTCTACCCATTTATACGGATTTTTTACAACTACCATATGAAGATGATTTTTCATATCTAATCTATCATACACTTTTTGCACTTCGTGAACATCAGGAGTATGTTTCCAGACATACTTAAAATCTGATATATCTTCAAAATTATTATTAATGAGTGTCTCACAAAAATTAGTGCCGGATCTTTGCACTCCAAATATGCTGAAAGTGTTTACTGTCATACTGTTATTATTTAACAGACGTGATTTGTATTAATCTTGAAATGTATTTGATTGTAATAATTTACTTGACCATTCATCAAAGCCTGTTGTATCTCCATCACATTCAGTTCTGTCAAGTATTCTTCTAGCACCAAGTCTTACCATTTGTTCGTCAACTTGTCTACCTGCATTACAAAACAGTTCATGACTGGAGTCACCTAATGCTAATACACTGTATTGAACATTTGAAAGGTCTAATTCTTTACTTGTGGATAATGATTCCCAAAATTCTTCACCGTTCTTTGGCATATCACCATGGCCTGTTGTTGATGTAATAATAGCTACTCGTTTCATATCTTTTAGTTGCTCCATAGATATATCGTCGAGTTCATTGATGTTTACTTTGTATTGCTTATTTTCGGCAATTTCTTTTAGCTCATACGCAAGGTCTTCTGCATTGCCCCACATACTCGCATATAATATATTTAAAGTGTTACTCATATTTTTCTTTTTCTTTATTACGTGGCTCCTCGGGCAGGACTCGAACCTGCGACCAATTGATTAACAGTCAACTGCTCTACCAACTGAGCTACCGAGGAATGTGGTGCTGGAGCACGGACTCGAACCGCGGACCTACTGATTACAAATCAGTTGCTCTACCAACTGAGCTACACCAGCCTAATTCCTTATAGTACTTATTATAATACTAAATTGACATTACTTTGTCAAGAATTTATATTCATCAATAGTATCATAGGTGTTATTAAAAAAGTTCTTAATATTCTTATCAATTTTAATATCGTCTTGCCATTTTTCTACAATAGCATCTACCTTACAAGGACAAGATCCTACAGTACATACAATTGGATTTTCTGGCAGTTTGTATTCTTTAAAAATGTTTCCAAGAGAACCTCCAACATTTTTACTGCATCGTTGTATGTTACCATCTGGTTCAACAAAGAAACGATTGACTCCTGCATTACACGTCCACCCTTTAAATTTGTGTAGGTCGTGTTTAGCTATATCTGACCAATAAACTAATTTATTGTCATACAAAAGATGATGTGGAAACTTCCAATCAATACTCCATGGCTTTCTTCTATAGAATCCTACAGAGTTTATCCATTCCCTTTGTTCTGTTGTGTAAGGAAAGTATTCACTGCCACCAATACTTAACCTAGTAAACTTCGGTTGGCAATCAATTTTAAAATTACTTTTTTCAAATCGTTCATAAAGTCTTTTCGCTCTTTCAAAATTTTCAGGCACTACCATTAATGGTACGTGAACTGAAGCCTTGTGTTGTAATATATTAGCTACTTCAAAAAAATGATCATCGTCAGCAAACTCATGATGCCAACTCAACATCATAAAACATCTATTACTCTTAAATTTTTCCCAATACTTTAAAGTACGTGAAGCATTTGTTGATATTTCAATAAAGGTATTGTCGTCACTGACAGTATCTATGAAGTCTTGAAACTGTGGCCATAGTGTTGGTTCACCGCCAAATATTTCAATAAAGACATATTTGTTTCGTTTCCTAACTTCAGTTAAAAAATCTGTATAAGGTTTCCAAGTTGTGGGCCATCGATGTGAGCCATCATAATGATGAGAAGCACAATAACTGCAACTGTAATTACAAACATTGTGTATATAGAATGAAACTATAGCACAGTCAAGATTTTCATTAGTTACTCTCATAGATATATTATATAATCCTTTGAGAAAACAGTCAATACCAATTACTTAGATTCGTTGTGGTCTTGTGGTTGCTCGTGATTATTAACTTCTGATTCTGCGTTCACGGTCATTTGTGATTCCATGTAGTCAGACACTACTGAAATATTTTCTTTAGCTTTAGTAATCTTTGAAGCTACCCAACCTTCTAGGTTGTCACCTTTTTTGATCATTTCAATCAACTTAATAGCATCTTTGGCAATATGGTATAACTGTCCACGTGCCATTGAAGCTTCGTGATCATGCTCACCTTCATCGCTGATGTGATTATAAGCATTGTCTAAATTAATATTTTCAGCCAGTTTTTTCCATTTTCTTAAATCGTCCATTATGCTTTCTCCTTGGCTTGTTTTGTTATAGTGGCAAAATATGCTCGCTCGCCTTCCTCTGCTCCGTACTGCTTCTTGAAATTCTGTTTCATATCTGTCTTATCGTACTTTTTCTTCAAAGATTCTCTTTCTTTGTACTCTGCTGTTGTGAGTGGTCTTTCTGTAATAATATCTTGCATTAACATAATTGTATTTATAGTTTATTTTTTAGAGAATGCGAAGCTAGATCCTACTACATAATCATTGGGTATGGCTTGATATTTTCTATGCATATCATACTTTTCTAGTATAGCATCTACATATTCTGATCGAATTACGTATTTTTTAGCAACAATATCTCTAATATTTTGTGCATATGGCTTACCAGAAGAATAGTTACGTCCTATGGTTATACCGCCCGGTTTTGTCATATCTAAAGATTTTTCAAGTATGTACTCCCATTCCTCATATGACCAACTGCTACCAACTGCACCTATACTGACCACATCAAACTTTTCATCTGTGTCAAATTCCCAAAAATCCTGTTTTATATCTGTTGCAAATGGACAGTTTTTTTTAAACATATCATGAGTGATATAAGTTGATATATTATCTGTATCACCGTATTCTTTTTCATAATCATGAAGCAGATGTGTTTTTCCATCCCAATTATCTAGTGCTGTGTATTTCCAGTGAGGTTTGAAATGATGAAGATAGCTAAACAATCTTCCATTAGCCGATCCAGATTCAAATATTGATCCAGTTTCTTTTGTCATCCAGGCAAGGACATGGTCCATTTCGTTGGACGTTATCCAACCTCTTGCGATAACTTTATTTGATTTAATGTTTAGTGTCACTACAACTCCTAGTGCTATGATGGGTATATATCTTTAACTTTTGTTCTGTATGCTAAGGTGTCTGGGCTATATCCCATTTTATATGGCTTTTGCTTTAGCTTTTTACCTTTGAATATATGTCCCATAGGATCTATTGCTCTTCTAGCCGCTACATGATGAGCTGTTCCTTTTCTTCCTGTGAACATTGGCATAGCAATTGATGCCATCATTGCTGACGAAGTGGCACCTGCTGATGCTGATTCTTTAACTGGTACATTATATATTTCTGCTATTAACATTATACTTCTATAGCCTTGTCTTTATTTTGATCAATTGTTTTTTGTAATTCTTTTTCTTTCTTTTTGTTTTCAATATCTTTCATCATATCTAGTAATTGCTTACCTACATCTTTAAACTCTTTGTATTTTGGATCATTCAATACTTTATCGCTTAAAAACTGATCCATAAAATTAAAGTCACTTGGTAATTCATTTGGCCAAGCATTAGTTGGTATTGAGCCCAGCGCCAATGCTCCAGCTCCTGCAACTGCTGTTTTACCCATACGTTTCATAAAGTCACGTCTGTCGTTTTCAAATATTTCAGCTAGTCTCATACTTCAATCCTTCTATTAATGGCATCCCAATTAATTAAATCAACAACGCCTTTTATGTATTTAGTTTTAGCATCAGGGTCTGGTATATAGTCTGTGAAGCTGTGTTCCCACATATCAATTGGCATTACTACATCAGGTTGCCATGTTTGATTAGGTGTAGTCTTTATTGTACCTGTTGCTGTCATATAAACCCAACCTGATCCTTGTATTGTTTTTGCTTGTTCTACTAGTGCATCTTTTAAACCTTCAATGTTTCCAAAGTTTGCTTCTATAGTTTGTGCAATTGGACCATCTAATTCTGAAGTTTCATTGGCAGGTTTAAGCTGTTGCCAAAAAAGATTGTGCAATTTAGCACCACCGTAATTAAATTTAGGATCACCTTCTTTGTTGTTGTATCTCGTCACATAACCATTTGATAATGTATTATAGTGATAGTCAACATTTTCTTTTGATAATACTGGTTCTAGTGCATCTAAACTGTAAGGCAAGGCTTCAAGTGTAACTTTTTCAGCTGGTTCTTCTCGCATTACATTTTTCATTGCTTCACGTCTACGTTCGTGTATCTCTTGCTCAATACTTTTCATAGGAATAGTATTTGCTGTATTACCTGTTATACCTGCTAGATATTTTAAACGTTCCAGGTCCATGTCTAGACCTTCTTAATTACGTTTCTCATCTGTGCTTGAGTAGATGGGTCTGTGATAGCTTTTGCTATTTTACTCATAAAAGGTTCCATAGCTTTTGTTTGTTGCGGTGTTGGTCTTTCACCTTTTGCTATTGTGTCGAATCCTTTAGCAGTCATCTGTGTTGATTGCTTGGAGCCTACTGCACCTTTTAATGGATTTAAACTTTTTGCAAGATCGTTAGTTGCTTCTTTAGGTTGTTCTTGTTCAACGCTTTTTCTGATTGCATCAATCCTAACACCAGCTTCACCTGTTGCTTGTTGAATTTCATCATTTGACTTACCTTGTTTTACTAACTTAATAATTAAATCTTGTGTCATTCTAGCATAGTCTTCATTAGTTGATGCTGTTGACATACCTGCGAGTTTACGCATATGGTTTAATTCTTTTTCTTTGTCGTGATATTTTTTTAGAAAAGCTGGAACATCATCATCTTCATGATCATCAGCTGTTAATTCTGGTTCTGGTTGCTGTTCAAATTTACTTCTTAATCTCATGTTCTCTTCTTCAAAATCATCTGAGTTCATAAATGCTTCCCAGTCTTCATACTCGGTTTGATATTCTTCACTGTTATTATAAATTTCTTTAGCTAATTCTTCTTTAGCACCTTGATCGCTTCTTAGAGGATCAACTGAATCTGTTAGTTCTAATTCTTGTGCAACTGATTTTCTATCAGTATTATATGTGTGAACTTTAACACCATCGTCTGTTTTTTCAGGGTATGCTTTTAAATCTTTTTGTTTGATAATGTCAGCAATTTTTTGTATGTCAGCATTTTTAAAAATGTGATGTGTTGGTTCTGCTTGTCCTTCATAACCTGATGCTTCCATTTTTAATCTATCATAGTTGTCTTTAAACCATTTCATTGCTTCAGCTTCGTCATGTGTCTTGTGTACTGACTTACCTTGGTTATCTAAAACATCATAAACCATTTTATTTTTTTGTGTTAATGGATCTACTTCTCTGTACATTGACACATAAGGTTTTTGTTTTGATTCTACTAAACCTAAATCATCAAGTCTATCTGCAATCCATTCATCTGGCATACCAGTTCTAGCCTTTTGTACACCATATGGCATTTCACCTGAGGTTGCAAAGTAATCATATAACTCATCATAAACATCTGAACCATATTCGATATCATCTGAGTTTTTAATACCATGTTTGTCTAGTATTGCTTTAACTTCATCATATTCTGAGTTGAATGCTTCATCAACTGGTTCGTCTTGTATTAATTCTAATTGATGTTTTTTTAATTCTTCCATAGAATCAAACACACCAGTTTCTTTTCCGTCTTTATAAGAATAAAATTTACCGCCTACATTTTTCGCGGCAAGGCCATATTTGTTCATGCCCATACTTGATACTTCTTCAATCTTGCCTTTATGTTTTACATAACCAGCTTTTGACTTTTTCTTTTTATCAGCTACTACTTTTGATTTGAATTGTGGATCTTGAACCATAGCTTTTGCTACAGGATTCTGTTTATTAGGTTCTGGTTTCTTTGATTCAAATATTTTAGTAAGTTTCATAACAATATTTACCTAAGAAGCCCATACATGGGTCGCTCCATTTTGCTTACCTGTTCTAGCAATAGAATTCATTTGCATTATAGCTTGATTATAATAACCTTCTGGCTTACCACCTCTTATCATAGTAGGACCATTTGGATTTTTATCAACTGTAGTAGGTTCTTCCTTTGATCGCTTATCTATGTGCTTTTGTAACCATTGTGTGGTTTTTGCTATAAATTCATCTATTGGAAAAGGTGATTGTTCTTCTAAATCTGTTGGATAGCCTAATTCAGCAAACACATCACGCATATTTGCATTTGATAGTGTTAAATCTAATTCAGGCTTATAATTTGGGTTTGGTTTAGGATCTGCATCATATGGATAGTCTGCTTTGTATACATCTGGATGATATCTATCACCTGAGTCAACATCTCCTGTCCAAACATTGCCGTCAGGTCTTTTTTCTAAATGACCTGCATTAAATGACATAGATTCTGTTAGTTGACTGTAACGCATAAAAATTATTTATTACTGAACAGTTGGCGTATCAAAATCTAATTCAATTGTGATACTTGCATCATTGTTCATTTTGTAAACCATTGTTCCATCTGTTTCAAATTGATCAATCATATTATTATCAGCTAGATAATTTGCTAATGCTTGAATAACTTGATCAGACTTAAGAGTAATTACTTTATCTGCTTTTTCGTATAAATTAATTTCTTTCATGTTTAATTTTCCTTAGCTCCCAGCTCATCTTACCTGAGCTTTTTAATGTGTGCTTCTCATCATCCATTGTTTTAAATGAAGCACTATTTGTTGATAGGCTATAAATCTTTTTGATATGGTACTTTTTAACAGTACCTAAGTGTTCAATTGTTAACTCATACTCAGATGGTTGAAACAGCCATTTAATAAACCTAATCATTTACCAGGCCTTACAACTCCAGTACCTTGCTTTTGTTTTAGGTCCTGGGTTTTTACAATTGTGTCTTGCTCGAAAATTTCTTCTACGTTCTGGATTTGAAACCTTAATTCTCATTGTTTTCTGTCCAGCCTTTTTAGCACTAGTACCGCCATGGCCAAAGTTTACTTTTTTAACATTTCCTGTTTTAGGATCTTTTACATAAACTTTAAATTTCTTAACATCACCACGCATTGGTTTGTTTAATGGAACTTTTCTACCTTGATATTCAGCTTCCCATATTTCTTCTTCTGGATATCCTAAATAACCAAACTCTTCATGGAAGTCTTGATCATCTTCTAATGTGATTTCAATTGATTTGTTTGATTGTGCTAATAAGTCATCTAATTTCATAATATTATTTATTTCTTCTTGCCACCCTTCATATTAGCACACCAGTGATACATTTTTGCTTTCTCACCTGATGCCTTTTTTGCTTTTGCTCTTAAACTTGTTACTGATCCTTTACAACTTGCACCTGCACGTTTTACTCTACCAGGACGTGACTTACCTTTAACTTTACCATCAGCAAAGTTTTCTACTGCAAACTCCTGGTTAGGTGTTGAGAAATTTGGTTTACGCATAATTGTTTTTGCAACAAGATCTAATTCTTTACCATCCCATTGCAGAGCGAAAGGAATGTTTACATCTGTTCGCATATCTTTCATCACTGCTTCTGCGTCCGGACCTAATTGTGCAATTGGTTTGCCGTGTTGTTTATATATTTGTTTGAATAATCTTGTTAGCTCTGCCATTGTGATTGGCTTTGTATTTCTCGGATCATTTACTCTGTCTTTAAAATGTTTTGAAAATTCTACATCAATGCCTAGTGAAGCAAACAACCTATCAGCATAAGTTTCAAGTTGTTGTAAATCTTGATCTGTAATTGTTCCTTCTACTGATTCATTTTTTTTCTTGCCGGCACAGTGAGCTTTTTGTGAAAACCCTTTTGGGTTATTACAATTAATTGAGCTTTTATATTTTTTGCTCCACTCTTCTGTTAGTTCTGCATATCTCATTTTAAATATACTTTGGTCTATCTGTATTCTCTTGAACGTATTTGCTCGGGTTAGCTTTTTTTAGAATAGTTGCCCATGTTACCATATTTCTGCACCATATGTTAACCCATTTTTTTGCATCTTGGTCTTTCATTATTTCTTCTCTACCTTGTGTTGCAATTTCTAAATTACAAGTAGGTGGTACTGTAAATCCCATATTGGTAGCCATGTTAAACAAGTTACCATGAATGTGCTGGAAGCCATCTCCGCCACCAGATACAATTGATCCAAACACTTTATTATATAAAGCATAATAATCATTATCTTGCCCCCAAGTGTCAATTGGGTCAAATCTTTCGATCAAGCCTTGTGCTAAAGAACTTTGTGTTCCCCACCAAATTGGTGTTGCTATTGCAACCATGTCGCAATTTTTTACAATATCAATTAAGTGTGGTGTAAGATCATCTTTTACATTTTTAATTGTATGTTCAAATTTTAAATCTTTTAAGTATACTACATCAATAGTAACTCCAAGCCCACTCATAGTTTGAGTCACTAAATCCACTAGTGCTTGAGTATTGGATTCTTTTGTAGGTGACAGACTTGCGTTAAAGATTTTTAATTTCATTTCTTATACTTATTGCTAACGTTTTTAGCTTTTCCTTTTCTATCAGGGTTTGAATCTTTTCTACGTTTTCTGTTTACTGCTTGAGCTATTGCTTTCTTGCCGCCTTTAGCTCTTAAACTTGCCGCTCTTGATTTTGATAAGCATTTAGGTTTACCTTCTCCAGGTTTTGAATCACCGCATTTACCAATACGTTCTCCTTTAGTATTGTAACGATCCCAACCGCCGCCACCGGCTCCACCTTTTTTGCCTTTGCCAAACCAGGCTCTTAGGTCTTCGTTTATAACTTCGTTGATTCTCATTTAACAAATGCTCCAATTCTTCCATGTACATCTGGATGATCTATGTATTTGTATCCTTCTGGTGCTTCAGTACTTTGACCTTTCCACACTGGCAAGTATTCTTTTCTATCGCCTTCAAAGTCTACATTGTGTCTAAAATGCATTTCAATAACTTTATTACCAATAAATTCAATATTAACTTTTGGTTTGTCACCAAATTCTTTTTTAATTAAATCAGGCATCGGCATTTCATCTTCAGTAACTTTCCAAGCGTCCCATTTAATCAATGTGTCTTCGGGTTTGAATCCTTCTACACATCTAATTTGTTTTCCTTTTTCGTAATCCACTGTTAGGTGTCTACCTTCAAACCATTCGCACCAAAAATAGCCAGGCTTAATATGTGTTGTGGTTTCTTTAATATACATTTTCTTTGCACCTAGTCCTAATCCATAAACATTTACACAAGGTCTTACAATATAATAATCTGGCTTTGGCACATCAATTCCTGCAGGACCACAAGTGTAGCCTAACTTTTTTGAAAGTATTAATTTGTCTAACGCCCATAAGTCATCAGATTTTGGACTTCTCCAATATAAATCTTCTGCGTCAGGACCAATTACTTCGTTTACTTTCATTACTTTTTACTCTTATTACCCCAATTCTTTGCACCGACTTTTCTGCATTTTACTAAGGCACCAGAGGCATACGCACTAGGCCAAACTTTATATCTTGATTTTACTTTATGATAACAAGCATCTTGTTTTTCAGCTAACTGATCAAACTCAGCTTCAGTTATCGGTTTTAACTTTTGTTCCACTTCGTTTATTTTCATTTTATAATATTCCTTTAATAGTACTTCTAGTTTTTCTTTGATAGGTAACATATAATGATTTTTTCTACCTTTGGTTAGATAAGATAATGTTCTCCAAGTTTTAAACCAATCATCTGTTCCTGGTTCTGATGTTTTCTTTGCTTTGTTCCATTTTTTTGTTCCTGGATTAGAACCAATGAAACTCATCTGGCCATCTTGGTTTTTAAACTTTTCGTCTTCTCTAAGTTTTGGTGGTACACCATCATTACTGACTTTAAATCCTAGTTTACCTGATTGTTTTTTAATTGCATCAACACCTACGTCTGGTGTTGTATTGATTCCTTTTACTACTCTGCCACCATGCTCATTAACTTTTTTCTTTTTCTTTTTGCTACTATTATAGTGATAAAGATTATTTGTTGTCGCGTCTTTTGATTTCATACCTGTGTATTTTTTAATACGTTTTGCTACCATGTCTTTGACTTCTGGACTTTGAAAAGTAATAACTACATCAGCTTTACCTTTAGTGCCATATTTGTTTGCATCTGCTTGACTCAGATCTGATATGTCTTTTGTTAGTTCATAAAAGTCACTTTTACTATCTACATCTATTACTAACGAGTTTTCAGGAAACGGTATTAGTTCACCTTCATTTATTTTACCAGTAGCTATTGCTGTATTAACTTTTTGTATCAATTCAGGTGTCCATGCATCATTGCTTTGCATATATTGTTTGATTATATTAAATGCATTACTAACTTTTGATAACGAATCTTTGTTAGCTTGGTATCTAATACCAATACCATTTTTAGCTGTCCATCTTTCGATGTTGCTTGGTTTGTCATCGATTAGTATATTAGGTTTACCTGTTCTGTTTGCATAACTTTCTTTTCTTCCTGTAATAATAATTTCGTTAGGAGAAAAGCCATTATCTTTTAACCAATCAAGTTTATGTTTTTTAGAATTCTCATGATCGTTTCTTAAAGGAGAGCTATTAATATTCCATGCTCCACCTGTAAATGCTGTCACAATTGTAATTAATTGCTTTGCTGTTGGAAATACTGGTAGTGTTGAAAAGAAATTTGTACCTGCAATTGCTTTAATTGAATCTTGTACACTATCATCACCACCGTCTTTCCAATGATCTACACCTCTAAATTTTGCTAATGCTGAAAAGAAGTCAGCAATTACACCGTCCATATCAACATATACAAGAGGTAAGTCTGATATTGCTTCATCTATTTCTTTTTTTACACCTTCGACCCATTTCATACTTTTCCAGTCACGTGGTTCACTGCTATATTTTTTCTGTAATTCTTTTCTTCTGTCTGCAATTTTTTGTTGCATTGATCTAGTATCTACTTTATCTTCTGGTTTAACCTTACGTGTAATTGTATGTCTCTTTGGAGTAACTGTTGCAAACCCCATACCACCATATTCTGTTAGCCCCATGCCTGCTCTTACATCATTAAACATATCTTTTGCAATGCTAGGATCTAATACACCGTCTTTGAAGCTATCAAAGTCATTGTTCTGTGCATGAGTTCTCATTTTGCTGGCTGACATACCTTCAACACCCTCTGAATCTGGGTCTCTTTCACCGGAACTTACCACTTTTATAGTGTCAAATTTGTAATCTTTGCCGTTATATTTGGGTAAAAACTCCTCAAATTGAGCTTGTCTATCCGAGCCTGCAACCATGATAATATGTGCAAAACCTAGTGATTCCAGCTTCTGTAACGCCTGTATAAGGGTCTTTACGTTGGGATCACCTATGTTTATACCATTAAAACTTGCTTTTGCATATTTGACCTTCTGTGTGTATGATAGAGGATCTTTCTTAGGATTTTGAGTATGTGTTATGAATAGATAGGGCTTTCCTGGTTGACTTTTAAGCATTTCAACCAGTCTGCCGTGTCCAATTGTTGGAGGATTGAGTCTACCAAAGGCAAAAACGGCCGTATTTAAATCTGTTGCTTTCATTTATCTACCTTGTCCGTTATACTTCTTGTAACTACGTTTTTTATGCTTATTCATACTAGCTTTTTTAGTTCGTCCGTTACCAATAGAAGTGCCCTTCTTATGGACTTCACGTGCCTCTTTTTTTATCATACCAGCCATAACTACTCCTTAAGGGTTTGTTGTAACAAGTATTTATTAGTATATTAAAAACCAAGTCTGATAACTTGGCTCTCTCTTATAGGATACTGACCGTAATGATAGTTTTCATTAAACTCTGGGTATAACTCGTGTATATAAATGTCATTATTCCACATTTTTCCTGGTATAGCTTTGCCAATTCCAAGCACTGCACCCACTATTTGTGTATCAATATTGTGTTTATTCTTTAATTCACCCAGTATTGTTTTGTGATTTATACTTGCTCTATAACACATACCAACGTTATATCCCATCATTGTGGCTGTATGGGCAGTAATTCCTAAAGATAATCCTAATTCAAATATTGCTGAAGGTGTAAATTGTTTGCTATTCTTATATGTCCAAACAAATACCAAAGGTGCCCTAGCACCAGAAAAACTATGACGATGTTCATCTTCACCTGGTTCAATATCTTCAGCATCATTAATATTGTCCCATAATGTTCTTCCAAAATCTTTATCTTTTGATACAATTAAATCATATGCTCTTTGTCTGCTTGGCGAATTTGTTGCTAGTTCAATTAAGTTTTCTATATCTTTTTCTGCAGGAACTTCGTCGGTAAAGTTTCTTTGAGATCTGCTTGTAACATTAATTGCTTTCTCAGAATTGATATAAGTTCTAGTATGATTTTTAGCATCAATCCATTTTTCTTTTCTATCAACTGGTGGATCATATGTGTCAGGTAGTATTGTTATCGGATTACCATTATCATCAATTCTTCTAACACGTCTTGCTAATCCTTCTGTAGGTAACCAATTTCCTTCACTGACTTCCGTATGTTCTATACCATTAATCAATTTAGTATTAGTCGTCATTTCTAATCTCTAATAGTATGTGTGGGTAATAATCTTTTCTTCCAGAATTATTAATTATTGTTTTTAAATGAACCTCAGTGTCCGGTCCTGTATTATTTTCAATGTACCTAACAGCTTTTTCTAAACATAAAGATAGTTTTCTATAAATCTTTTGTCCTGGAGACAGTTGTTCTGTCTTTGGAAAAAATTCAAATATAGTATAAGAAGGTTCGAGTGCAGTTGTAGTACTCTTGAATACTATTGTTGCATAATCTTCAAACCATGGTTCTTCACCATCAAGTTTTCTTTGCCAAACGTGTTTGTAAAAATAATCAGCGTCATATGTTTCACCTTTAAAGTTTGGATCTATAACAATTTCTTTTTCAAAAGCAACTTGATGATTTAAAGCATTATCGTATAATTTTTTTGATTCATGTGCTTCTTTTAACTGTGGCCAAAATTCTCCTTCTTGTGAACCTGGATCAAATGTATCTGTTTTAAATGGAAGACTGATTTGTAGTAGCTTTCTGTCTAACCCATAGTCACAAACCTTATGAGGGACTCTTCCGTTAATAATACATGGTCCGGTATAAGTGTGTTCATGATACACTTCTCCTAGATCTAAATTATGATATTCGTTTTCTACTTGTTCCGGCGTAGGAAGATTGACCATTGTATTTGGTATTATCTCATGATAGATTATATCATAGTTCAAAGGAACTAAAGGAACATTTACAACTGCATTTCTGCCGTTGTCTAAGTGTGCTCTCATATATGACGTCTTCGGTAAAAACTGAACATATACTTCTGGCTTTCCATAGCATAGATTATAATTTATATAATTTTTTAACCTTCTTATAAGGTCTCTGCTTTCAGGTGTTAGTAAAGGATTATCGTGATGTGAATCTAAACACAAATATTCTGTTGAATCATACGATACTGAAAAATCTATGTTTGCATAAACATCATCAAACATTTTAAGACAATCATCAAATGGAAATTCTTTGTGAAAGTCTGGCATATCAAGTATTAGATCATCAGCTTTATATTCTTTTGTTTTGATGTGTCTATATCTGATATGTTCTTCTTTAGTATTAGACATTAATCAAGTTACCTTTCTTATAGCAATCAACTAATTCATTCCAAAAGTTTGGACCTTTGTCTTCTTTGATGCTCCAATCACTGCTATTAAAGAACAATGATATTTGAAAAAATCTTCTTTCTAATTGCTTGTAATCAAAAACTGTGTGAGGTATCTTACCATTAATAATTGTAGGCATAGTATAAGTGTGTTCATATAAAATATTTCCCCACTTACCTCCATCAAGTTGATCTTCTAATTGTTCAGTGTCTGCTTGTTTAATACCAGTATCTTTATTTTCTACGTAAGTTATTGGATATTCTTCTGGTACTATTGGCATTATTAATACTGCATTTCTTTCATGATCCAAATGAGGTCTCATCCATTTATGTTTATACTTGATTACCATCCATCCGTCTGGCTTATCAAACATAACATCATTATTAATTGTGCCAAATAACTTTTCCATGTTCTGCTTGTTATCAGAAGTTAATGTATCAAACATTGTTGGTTCTACTCTAATAAATTCTTGTCCATCCCAATCTGAATCCCAAGCTCCTTTACCAATACTATCTTTTTCAAATGGAAAAGTTTTTAAGTTATCCCATAAGTTAAGAAGTTTTTCTTGGCTACAAAGCTCTTTTAATTCTGGTACTTCTAAAATGTAATCGTTTATAATTTGATCTGTCATGCTGTTTCTTTTACTTTTTTATTACTAAGATATTTATTATATAATTGTTCAGCACTTAAATTTTTTGCTTTGGATTCTGTTTGTATATCAAAATTTTCATTGAAGCTCAACGCCCAATCATTTACTTTATCGTTTGGATATAAATCTGAATGTGCTCTCAGCTTTTGTTTCTTGCAACCTTTAGCTATCAAGTCTTTAATATTGTGCATTTCTGTATGCATCTTATCTCCTAATTGTGCAGGTGCAAGAGCTTCATCTCTAGAATAAGAATAATGCAAAGTGGGTCTTTGTCCACGCCATGAATCTATTACTCTTTTAACTCTATCATCATTAGGTTCAATATATTCTTCATCACGTATCCAATGATGATGTATATCTAATACTAGAGCCAAGTCTTTTTCTAGTTCTAAACTTTTTTCTAAGCCATGCCCCATTTCATCATTTTCAATAGTAATAAGATTTCTCGCTTCTTGTGATAGTCTAGGCAATGCTTTTTTAATACCATCTGGGCCTTGTTTACCAGATATATGTACATTAAGTTTGCAACCATCTTGGAAACTTTTACCAAAGCCCATCCAACGAGCCATATCTGCATGGTATTCAAATTCTAGTATACTTCTTTCAACTATGTCAGGTGTAGCACTAGCAAGTACACAAAATTGTCCAGGATGAAAACTAATTTTTACATTATGCTTTCTAGAAGCTTCGCCAACAGGTGCAAATATTTTTTCTAAATGATCTTGTACTTCTTTTTGTTGCCACCAATCAATCCAATCTTTTTCAGTATAACCTTGTAGCATTTCACTACCTAACCTAACCATTCTTCGTTCAAGTGGTAATGTTCCAACACGTTCAATCATCTTACGAGCGGCTGTGGCATTATGATTCATAATGTCCCATTGTCTTTGTTCAGCTTCTTCTTTATGTTCTCGTAGCCAACGCATAGTAGTTGACCTTCCATTTAGATCTCTGTCTTTAGCATTAATCTTCATACCTTGAGATTCAGATATGTCGTTAATCCATTTGCAACAAAAACCTATACGTTTAACTGATTTGTAATTTTCTGTAGACATTTTGTACTCCAATAGTTTGCCTCCAGCAATCAAATAATGCATGGTGATGTAATGCTTTAGGCATTTGCGGATCTACAAGATCAAATAATGTTCTTGTATCTCTCAGGTTATAGAACATCCATGGAGCACCGCGGTTTAGTTTTTTAAATACTTGCTCACATATCACAGTATCAAATGCAACACCTTGAGCCCAAAAATACTTTCCAGTAAGACAAAATTTGTAAAAATCTCTAAATACTTCATCAATTGAATATCTATGTTCGTCGGAAAATGCTTCAGCTTTTACTTCATCGCTTTGCTTTGCCCACCAACCAATTGTTTCATCATCATTTTTTAATCCAATTGCTGTGCCAGTTTCAGGATTAATCCTACGATAAAATACTTGATCAATAGGAAAGTCTCCCCATTTCCAATCAGTGTAGTCTTGTCTTGGATCAAACTTCAATGCACCAATTGTCAAGACATTGGCGTCAATTGTAGTGGCTAGGGTTTCCAAATCTATCATGATATGTTGATTCATACTAGTAGTATAACACATTGATAAAAATTGTCAAGTCTTACTATTCGGAATGGTATATATCTTGTCTTGCCCAGATTACGTCTTTTTCTTTGGCGTTTTCAATTAGGTAATTTCTAAATCTGAATGTCCTAGTAGACATTATAGAATAATCATAGTCGTTGTTGGAATGGAAACTCCATCTATCTGTGAAAACTTGCATATTACAAACTTTATCTATTTGATAAAGACTCTTGAACATTTCTCTTGGTTTTCCAGAATGTAGTGCTATCATATTAATAGCTTCGTAGTTTGTTCCTAAAAACTCTTCAATATCCCAACCTAGCCAAATTAAATCAGGTGTGTATCCAGATATTCCACCTTGTGGAATAACATCATGAATATGTTCATAGCTATCTGTAAACTCACATATTTCTTTCAGCTTCTCATGTTGATTTCTTGTCCACTCTAAACTATTTCCTGCCCATCTATCTGTTTGGGCTAAAGGATCATACATCTTAACTTCACAGTTTAGGTTGAGTCCATAACAAGCAGTAAAAAGATCCATATTACTGTAACCACCAGATATTAAAATTTTCTTTGGTTGTAATATTCTAAATAAAATATTCCACTGATGATAATATAACGAACCTCCTGCATATGGATCTCTTCCATAATCTACACAAGGTGGATCTTGCCAATTAAATATTGTTTGTATTATTTTTTCTAATTTGGTATGATGAGCAATAAAGTCATCGCTTTTTTCAAGCACCGTCTTTGGTTTGAACACTACTGGATTTCTCCCTCCTGTATTGTCCCTTCAAAACTATTAAACTTATATCTATTTTGTAACTCTTTTGCATTTGCTGTCATTTCTAAATAGTAATTGCCATCAATAGCATTGTCAACCACATAATATAATGCTTTGCCTTCTTCAATTGTTAATGGTCTTGTACAAGGCATTTCATAACAATGGTATCCCATAGTTTCATGATATACTATATTGTAATCAGTAACAACGCCATCGCCATTTACAATCTTATTTTCAGTGTAAACATCGTGTGGCAAAACAGCGGCCATTACTTCAAAAAGATTTTCTAGCAAACTTTCATCAAGTGATGATTCAAATTTAAGAGTAATATTATTCATACAAATATTTATCGTTACTTCTGTAGCTTGTCAATTGCTTCTTTGTTTTTTGCTATCTGCTTGTCTTGTGCCTTGTCGATCAATGTCTTCATTTTTTCAGCTTTTTCTTCTTCTGTGTCAACATGAAGATCTTTCTTAATAACTTTTTCTAATTTCAAGTAAGGTATTCTCTCATTTGGAACATATCTCCAAGTGTATCCTCTTTCAGAATATACACCAAATACAGTTTGTCTAGCACCAATTTTGACAATCATTGCTAGTTCACCATCCAGCAAAACTTCATCACCTTCATTAAAAGCAGGATCAAATTTAAACTTCAATCCTTTTGCTAATCCTGTAGCAAAGTCTTTGAACCAAATAGCTACCACAAGAGATATCAATACTCCTATCCATGGCAATAGCATATTTGATAAATCCATTGACAGTGTATTAAGGTCTGGGGTCATTAGCTAGTTTTACTTCCTGAACCTGTTGTTTCGATTCTTACTTTTTTACCTGAACCTGAGTTTACGTATAAACCAAACCAGGCCGCACCCGCACCAACTATCACAGAAACAAAACCTGCCTGTGCATTGTTTGGGTTTTCTAATAGCATAAACCAATTCATTGTTTGGTAAAATACTATTGCATACATGAAAATTAACAATCTTGGAATTAATCTCCAGTTGTCTAACATTTCAGGTATGTCATATTTTATTTTATTCCACATAATTTAATTTCTCCTAATTTTATGTAAGTGATCCTAAATCACCTGGCTCAAGCTGTACTGGATCACCATCACGTGGTGTAGTGATATCATCTGGATATGGTGACATTGCTACCCATTGAATTCCATTGTACCCTTCGAACCTTTTTGTTGTTGAATTAAATCTCATCGAGCCTGTAACAGGACTTCCAGGTCTTTGTGCTGTTGTACCAACAGGTAAGTTCATCATACCAGTTGCACTATCTTTTGTTACAATTATTCCAGTGTCATCAGGTAGTGTAATTGTTCTATCTGCTGTTGGGTCAGTAATTGCTATTGTTGTTTCATATGCATTTGAAGTGGAACCTTCAAACTTAAGATCTCCACCTGCACCAACATATAAACTTGTACCATTTAATAATTGGAACTGATCACTTCTAAACCTACCAGATATGTTTTGTGAGCCAGCTTTAATAAATGCAAATTCTAATAGACCATCTTCTGATCCGTCTGTGGCATCTAATATTTTACCTGTGATTTTTGAATATACTGTTTCTTGGTCAGCATCATTCTCACCTTTGAATTTAATTTGTCCTAAGTAGTCAGCATCATCTGGACTTGCACTATTTCTTTTTAGTGTAAGAACTGGTCCTGCTGTACTTGAATCTTCTGTAGTTGTTAATAACAAACTATCATCTGTTGATGTATTTGCAATAGATATACTTGCGGCGTCAGTTATTGTTTTGTTTGTGAGTGTTTGTGTAGTATCTGTACCTACCAATGTTGTTGTAGCATCTGGTATAGTAACTGTTCTATCTGCTGTTGGATCTTCAACTGTCAGTATTGTTTCATGTGCGTCAGTAGTTGCACCTTCAAATCTAAAAGAATTTTTTACATCAATTGTAGTAGATGATACTGTTGTAGTTGTACCACTTACAAGTAAATTACCTGTAACAGTTAAATTTCCTGTAGCTTGTAAGTCGTTAGCTTCTACCGAACCAGCATATACCGTGCCGGTACCCTGTTTTCCAACTTTAAAAGAGGAGTTCGTAGTCCCCTTGATGTTATAAGTTACTGCCATCTTTTCTCCAAGTGCTGTATTACTACAGTCTATGATAAATCATAGTCTTGAGTGTACATTCTATTAAAACTATTTATATCTTTAGAGATTAACCAGAGCTTTTACAACAGAGTATTCAGGGTCTAATTTAATTAAGGTACCACTTTCAATATCTACTAGATATCCTGTATAGTTAGGCTTTCCAGCAACAAAATTTACAGTGCAGTCTTCTGCTATGTGATGATCTACACCTAAATCGAGTATTTGCTGACGTATATAACGTTTGATTTTGTTTTGCTCAATTAAGTGTTTGATGTCTATTACTATACAAGTGTGTTCCATTACACACTTATTTATAATATACCTACTTAATTGTTACTAAACCTACGGATTATTGCTGATGTTGAACGCCACAGTTATGCGAGTTCCACCTATTTCATACTGTTTGTCAACTCTGTGTTCTAACCATGGAGGAAAAATAATGCAATCACCTTCTTTTACCTTTGGTGTCATCATTGTTAGTTCTTGTTTATACTCGCAGGCATTGAAAAGTGATTTTAAAGGATTTATGAAAGTTGTGCCTGTTGATTTTTCTGGCAGTTGTATATACACTATTCCAGATGCCAGTGTTCCAATAGCATTATGATTGTGTTGTTCTTGATGAAATCCTGTATTATAAACATTATACCACATATGACAATTAGTTTTTACGTTTTGTCCAATTGTTTCTTGAATATATTCTTTGATTACAGGATACATTGATTGAAAAAGTTCTTGATCTTGCCAGGCGTCATCAGCCCCGGCGGCAATTGATGTTATTACATCAGATTGCTTTGACCATGGATTAGGCATTTTCAAACCCGGGACGTGATCTCTAATAGAATTTACAATACGATTCTTATCAAATTCTATAGTTTTTTTGATTATTGGAATTTCAAACATTACTCAACAATTTGAACCTCCGCTTCGGTTTCTATAACAACTCTAGCACCGCAACTAAGGATAGGCTTACCATTGCCGCCATAACGCACAACACTATCACCCAATATTTTAACGGCATGACAATAGTCATTCCTACTTCCACGTTTAACAGTGATAACAGGTTCATTAGTCCCATTTTTCTTATTACTCCTAATTTTATGTTGATTGACGTGTATATAAGTTTTAGTCATTGTCGTTATCGTTTATTGGCTTAACAACATTATTCTCTTCTGAATAATCTTCGTTAGGACCTCTTGCAAACGCCATTTCAATAAACTTATCAACGTCTTGGCTGTGTGGATGTGATAAACCGTTTTGCTCATATAAAATACTTTCTATAATTTTAATCATTGGTACCAAACTTTTTTCTACTCTTTCATTAATTTCAATGCCATTGTCTATCATTGATCGTATTAAGTCTTCTAGTATAAGTTGATGAACTTTTCTAATATTCTTTTTATCTGTTTTTAGTTTCTTGTTTCTAAATTTTTCAAAGTCTACTATATCTGTCATATTAAACACCAAAGTAATAATTAAATAATCCTGCTAACAGTATAGTTGCTAATGATCCGTTTAACATAGTAAGAGCTCTATCATGCCATAGTAATCCTACCCATAACCAACCTAGTGTACCAAATAAACTTAACCAAAGATCTGCTAGTGGTATAGTGCCAACACTTCTGGCCGCTACTGCTGTGAGAATAAAGAAACTCGATATCCATTTTACATACCAAGATAAATCACCTTTGGGTGTAATCTTTTTGTAGACACGACTAGAGTTAAGTGCTTTAATCTTATCGTCTAGTTTTTCTTTATATTCATTTACCATATTTCTATTCAATTTTGTTGTCTATCCATTTGTTTAATAACTCAACACCCCAGCCTGTTGCACCACCGGATGCTGTCATTGAACCTTTGTCATTCCATGTAACACCTGCAATATCTAAGTGTGCCCATGGTGTATCATTTACGAATCTTTGTAAAAATTGTGCCGCTGTTGTTGAACTTGCTTCATAACCTTTACCTACATTGTGCATATCTGCAACTGAAGAATCTACATAGGTGTCATATCTCTCACCAATTGGATCACAAGGTAATCTCCAAAGATCTTCTCCTGTTGTTTCACCTGCTTTTAAAAGTTCATTGCTTAACTTGTCGTTGTTGGAAAACAATCCAGCAATTTGATCTCCTAGTGCTACTGATATTGCTCCTGTTAATGTTGCCAAGTTAACCATTGCAGATGGTTTAAATTCTCTTTGCGTATAATATAAACAGTCTGCTAATACAACTCTGCCTTCAGCATCTGTGTTATCAATTTCAATTGTTTGTCCACTTAATGAATTAATTACATCACCTGGCTTGTATGCTGTACTAGATACCATATTTTCTACTAACCCAACAACGCCAACTACGTTCTTTGGTGTTTTTCTTAATGCTAATGACATCATAGTGCCAACAACAACTGCTGATCCACCCATGTCATATTTCATGTCGCCCATTCCTTTAGAAGGTTTGATTGAATAACCTCCTGTATCAAATGTGACACCTTTACCGACTAGTGCAAGTGGCTGAGTATTATCTTGTGCACCGTTCCATTCCATTACAACCATTTTAGATTCTCTAGCACTACCTTGTCCTACAGATAGCAAAGCAGTTAATCCAAGTTTTTCTAATTCTCTTTCTCCATAAACTGTAACCTTTAGTCCTATTTTTTCTAGCTCTTTAATTCTATCAGCATAAGACTCTGGATATAATATGTTTGATGGTTCAGATATTAAGTCCTTTGTAAATGCAATACTGTCAGCCATGTTTGATAATGCCTGAAAGGTTAATAACTGACCATTGTCATCTTTGATATAGACGTCAAAATCATTTACTTTAGGTATTTTTTTACCAGTAAAATATTTGTTGAAGCTATATTGCTTTAACAACAAACCGAAACCAATTTGAGAAGCCATATTTTTTTCAATAGTGTCATCAGCATGAACTACAACATTACCTGTTGTGCCTCTGTCTTGTAACATAGTGTAAATTGCTGAGCCTACTTTTTTTGCTTTAAGTTGATTAAATTTATCTTTATCATCTATACTAACAATTAATGCTTCGTCACTTTGTAAAGTATCTGTTGTAATAAAAAAACCTGTACCGAACTTACCTTTATAATTATTTTTAGTAATGGTTTTAGTAATTAATCCGTTTGTTTTTTCATCTACTTGCTTTGCAGATTCTGTAAGATGAAAGTCATCGCCACTTTTATACAAAAAGTGAATTTCACAACTTGATGTTAGTTCGTTTATATTAGATGTAAAGTCTATTTTCATTTTATCTCCTTAGTCTTTCTTCAGCTAAATGAATTGTTTCATCATTTGCTAATGGTATTTCTTTTTCTATTAATTGGCTTTCTGCTTGTTCGATTACAAACTTATTTGTCAAAGGCCATTTTTTTCCTATACTTAACTCAGTACCATATTCTGACAACGGCTCCTCATAATATCTTTGTAACTTTACATTTGCATTATACAAATCAAATTTTATTTTGTTCTTTTTAAATATTTCACGAATAGTTCTATATCCGTGTGTTTGTCTTCCAACACATTTAAAATTTAAATCTTTGTGTTCACAAATGATCTCTTGGCAATTTGGTCTTCCAGGATATTTCTTTTCTCCATAAAATTTTGCCATATGTGTTTTGAACCTAGCTTGTATTCCTTTTAGGCTCATGCCTACATAAAAAGGAATGTTTTCATCATACATTATTTTATAAACAAAGGTGCCTTTGGGCTTTCCTTTCAAAACTTCTTTTACTGTTGTATTAATCGTTAAAGTCATTGTACAATGTATATTTCGCAGTTAATTCTTCTCCAGCTTTGATTGGTCTAATTGTTACAAGATAACAAACTGGTTTCTGATGCCAAAATCCTTTTATGTTTTTACAATTAGGATCTTCGTGGTGATTATAAAATGCTCCTAAGGCAGTTCTAATAGCACCGTGTGGAAAGTTTTTATCTAGTATATGTACAATACCTAACACTACATCAGCGTCAAAATCTTGTGTAGCAAACAAGCCCAAGCCTTGTACTTTAGATTCTTTGATAGTTAACCCATCTGGCAAAGGTCTATACATTTACCACCCCATGTATCCTTTAAAAAGACAGCCAACAATTACCATCAAACCAATTAAGTATCCTGGTATTAGTGTAGCTGGGTGCATTCTTTTCATTATATCTTTGTTGTCTTCTTCTACCTTATCCCAATGTTGTTTGTTCATTAGTCAAAATCCGATCTAACAATGTGTTTTCTTAATGCTCTAACAAGTTCTTCAATTTTATCTACTACTGCAATCATATCTTTGTCAGTAATATATTTTTGTTTTTCTCTTAACTTATCATATTCCTTTAATGGAATAGTTACCATGCTTTGTTCATTTTCGTATGTTTTGTCGTGATCATAATCGTCAACACTTGTCATAACCCTCCTTGGTTATTTTATTTTTTCTTTTATTATATTATACTTTTCGTAATCTGTCAACTCCCCCACCATCCAAATTCGTCCCAGTGTTCTTTTACTTCTATTTTCTTTTTGGTTTTACTGTCCCAAATATAATGATGTGGATATGCTTTTGGTCTGTTGTGTTTAAGATAATTCATGGCATCATGGGCTTTATCTTCAACTTCAAAATGAGCTATTGCCAACTCATCTTGTATTCTTGGTATGTACCAAATTTGGTATCTATGCATTAGGCCTCCTTGGATCTTTTACTAAAATTTCTGGCTGTTTTATTCTATGTCCAACTTTCTTTGCAACATAAACAATTGTTGCTATTAATAATAAAGATGCTAAAATAGTATAAATGGTTGTATGTATATTTTCAAATAACCACATTTCATAATCTGATTGTGTTCTTACCATTATATTCCATATTGCGAATGCAAGTAATTCATAAATTAGAATTGTTTTAAACAAATTATTCATTGTGTTGACCCCCATACATAAGCAACCAAGCCACCTATCATTATTATCCAGCTTGTGATTATCCACGGCTCTTTTAAAATTTCTTTAGCGAATGTTTTCATTTTCTTAATCATTCAAACCACTTTCTTGCCCATATTAGAAATCCAACACTAACGACCATTACTACTATTGCAGTTGGATAGGGAAATTTCCAACCTCCAAAAAATAGTGCGATTCCTCCAAATGTTATGAGCAGTATTGTTCTTAGCCCTTGAAATAATTCTTCAGGAAATATATCCCATCTTGCTTTCTTTTTATTCATCTTTCTCCTATGATGTTGTTATTGTTTTAACCGTAACTTGCTACAACCACAAATATGATTGCTCCTACAAAACCTGCAAGTAAAACATGGTTTCCTAAATTTAGAAAACTCTTACCTACAGTATGGGGATTTTTTGGATCAATCCATTTACTCATGTTCTCCTCCTGGGTCTGATTTTGGTAGTTTAAATTTAAAAGGGTTTCCTTTCTTATCTCTAAGAATAACGTAATCTCTTCCACGACCATATGAATGATAGCCACCGAAATCATATTTTCGTTCTTTAATATTATGGAATTGTTTAAATGTGTAATAAGATGCAAATATAATTGCCATGTGTCCTAATACTAATCCTGTCCAGATATCTGGTCTCAGTATTCCCCAAATATAAAGTGTAAAGGCAGTAGACCAAACAAAACTTAATACTGTTAAAAGTTGTAATCTAACTGTTTTTGGTAATGCTCGAAGGTCATTCTTTGAATCATCAAAAAGAATGGTCGCCGTTCTAATCATCCAGTCCTTCATTATATTTGTTCTCCTTTATAAAATCATTAAATTTAACAACGCCAGAATCAGTATTATAGTGTTCTGGAAACTTTTTAGTTTTTTTAAATTCACTAATTGTTTTAGCAATAGTTTGACCTTCATGGTTTTTCATTTGCTTGAACTTGTTTAAAATTTTATTATCTGGATCAAGTCTATGAAGTTCAATTGAAAGATAATCTATTATTTTTTCGTCCATTGAAGTTTTTAAGTGCTTACCCATTTACATTTTTTCTCCTGGATTAAATCCTCTAAATCGAAGAAACCTTGGAAACCTTAAACTCCATTCATCTTTAGTGTCTTGATTTTGTGTAATAGCATCAGCTCTTACTTCTACCACTTGACCAATTAGTTTATCTTTAAATTTCCAAAACTCTTCTCTGTTGCTATCAGTTAATCCTGATCCAACATTGGTTTTGATAAGTTTGCCGTCATCAGTACCTTCAACTATGAGAGCACCAAGTTTACCCACATTACGACCTGTGCCTTCTTCAACTGCTTTCACAGTTAGAGAAACTTCAATAAATGGTTTTACTTTTAACCATAACGAACTTCTTTTACATTCATAAACACCTTTGACAGGTTTCACCATTATTCCTTCGTAACCTTTATCAATACAAATTTTATTATAGTCTGCAAACTCCTTTTGTCCTTCATCATCACTTAAATTCATTTTAACATATTCTACTAGACGTATGTTAGGACCATACTTAAAACCTTCTAGCATTTGCTTTCTGTTTAAGATTGGTTGATGGCATTGGCCTTCTTTAAAATCTTCTAAAGGCATACAATCAAAAAGATTTAAAATAGCATCTTGTGTTTTTGCTCCTGCTTTCCTATGTATTTCTCTCATAAGAGTTTGAAAGTCATCACTCATTACTTCACCATCAAATACCATACTGCCTGCCATTTGATCCATCATATCATCAAACTGTTTGTTAATTTCTGGAAAGTTTGATAACTCTTTACCATTTCTACTAAACAACTTAACTTCGTCTTTATCTATATCACAAATGACTACTACTCTAACACCATCTAGTTTAGGCTCTACAATAACTTCACCTGTCATTTTCTTTTCATGTTTTTTGCTGTCATCTGCTAACATACATTCAAATACAGGAACCTTCATTGTAGAATGCTTGTTAATAGTTTTATGTGTAACACCACATCTTAAATCTTTAATTAATATTCTTCTATACCAATCATTCCATTCTTCCATTTTGGATCTATCGCATAAGTCTTGTATGACATCTCGCATTTCATTACCTGTGAGTGTTCTATCTTCTAAACGTCTAACGATATCATCAAACTCTGTTTGTGTGATACCAGGCCCATCTGCTTTAGATACAGGAACTTTCTGTATACCAAATGTTCTAAATCCATCTAATGCCATTCCAACACCGTTAAAGAATCTAATATTGTCAGCATCTGATTCTCTTCTAATGATTGCTTCCTTCTTTAAACGACTGTTGTCTGCTTCTAGTTCTTGAATTATTTTGTGCATTTAGATATCCTACAGTTTTTTAATATTGTTTCGCTACCATACCAATCAGTTTGAGTGTGTTGCTTTACCACTCCAGATAAAGTTATTTGATCATCAATATCGCATTGTGGTTCTTTGTTGGTTAACCATTTAACAATATTTTTACCTTCGTTGTCAAATACTACTATCCAGAACTGACCCCATTTGCTTGTTTTTACAGTCTTCTCTAATACTGTTGCAGTTCCTTTCCACATAGAACCTATCATACCAAGAAACTTACTGTGTTCTTGATAGTGTTCAAATCTTTGTTTTCTCTTTTCTTTCTTCTGAATATTTTGTGCCATAAGCGGTAAACTAGATACTAGCCCAATATGTCTAACATCAACTGTTGCTTTTTCTAGTATTCCTAGTACATTGACTTCATAATCAGTAATTGTGCCACTTAATTTTTTAAAAACTAGTTCTTTTTTTAATTCAAATATGTACTCAATGTCAGATGAGTAATCTGGCAACCAATATTTAGAGTCAGATAGTAATTCTAACTTCTTTTTAACTTCTTCTTTATTGGATATTTTATTATCTTCCGCCCATTTTAAATACCCTTGTGCCTTAAAGACATCAATGGCAATAGTAATAGCATCAAGTAAATTCCATTCATGTATTTTGCTTTTGCTCATATTATAATATTAACACAAAAAGCAATCTTGTCAAGTCGGTTTTTTGATTATTTTTTAGGAGTTTTACCTTTTTTAGTAGCAAAAAGAAAACTATTTCTAGCCCATTTTCTTACTTCTTTTTTATTGTAGCATAGATTACACATCACAGTATCTTTTGCTTGTCCATTGTACCATTGTTCAAATTTTTCCATCACAAGAGGACCTACAGTGTTTAAATCTATAGTTGAAAGATCTGTGTTACAAATTTCATGCAAATCCACTTCATCTGATATTGTCAATTTAAGATTTTCTAGAGCCGGTGGCATTAGTCCATCTTTAAATAATTTCCATGATTTATCTGATGCTTCTGAGTCTACTACTTTATTTTTATATTGATACTTTCCTTGTGCATTTAGTTTATATTCTTCTCTCAACCATTTATGCAAAATACCGTTTTCAGCATTTTCTAATATCTCATCCCAATCATCAATTAGTTGATAATCTTTATCAAAATATGTTTCTATGAAATTAGAAGATAAATCTTTAGATATTGATTCTACAAACTCTTTTTTCTTTTCTTTAGTTTTTAATTTTGAGGCTAAAAATAAAATTAATGTTGCTTGAAAATAACGATACAATGAATATCGTAAACCATCTACTTTTGCTCTAATAGGATCAATCATATGATATGTATTTGTAGATGTATCTTTGTAAAATAAACATGATACCACTATATTGTTTACAGTAGCATCAATACGAGTAAATTTATGCCTACTAATCCACTTGACTATATCTTTTCTTGTTAAGTCTGACAACTCATTTGAAGAAAAGAAAGGCACAATCATTGCATGACGATCAGTAACATCGACTGGTCCTTTTTTGTGTTCTTTACAATATGCACAGTATCCTTTATAGAATCGTATGTCAAGGTTATGCTTTAATCGTTTAAACTGTCTTTCAAATAGCATTCTCATTATATATTTGTACCCAATTATCAACTTTCTTTACACCAGTGTAATCCTGGCTGGCATTATATTCATGCCTCATTAAATATGTATTTAACCCCGTATCGGCTCCTGCTTTAGCATTGGCCCATTTATCTTCTACCCAAATTGCTCCACTTCCTTTGTATTGAGATAACCACTCAGCTTTTGATTCTCCAAAACCAGTAACATCCATTCTACTGATTAATCCTGGGAATACATTTTCTAAATTTTGTTTTCTTAAAGAATATGAATAAGGATCATGCCCCATAGCAGTACAACAAATAATGTCATACCCTGCTTTTTTAAATTCCGGTAATAATTCTGCCGCATCTTTATGAGGTTTTAGATAACCAAGCCAGGCAGATCGATTAAAGTTTTGCATTACTTTTGCAATATCTGAATGTTGATTAAACTCTGTTGGATTCATTAATCCTAACTCCGGATGATAAGTTTTTAAATATTTGTTAAAGTGTCCGGACCAGTCGAGTAGTACTCCGTCAATATCAGTCAATAAAATTTTCATGTTTTTTCCTATTTTTCTACAAAGGCTTTTTCTACTACAAAAAAACCCGGTGTTGAAGTGCTACCTTCTTTCATTCCTAATGATTTAAAATGTTCCATTAAATCTGTATTAAGTCCCATCGAACCACATACCATAAATCTATCATTTTCTACATCTAAGCTCTGTCCTGCTGTATCTGAAAACAATCTACCATTTTTTATCCATTCAGTGATTCTACCTGTACGGGGCCAATCTTGTTGTGTTAATGTATTGAAGTATCTAAATTTTCCTTGTGTTACTTCTTTCCATTCTTCATTGAACCAGTTAAGCTCTTCATGGTATGCAAGTTCTTCAGGATGTTGTACAGTATGCGTTAGTATTACTTTTTCAAATCTATCATAAGTTGCAGGATCTTTGATAATACTCATGTAAGGAGCAAGTCCTGTTCCTGTTGCTATTAGATATAAATTACGTCCCGGTAATAGATAATCAATAACTAAAGTGCCAGTTGTTTTACTATTCACTAATACTGTATCACCAACTTTTAAATTTTGTAATTTAGATGTTAGTTCACCATTTTCGACTTTAATTGATAGCCATTCTAAATGTTCTTCATGGTTAGCTGATGCAACACTGTAAGCTCTAAGTATTTTTTTACCTTCATGTTCTAATCCCATCATTGCGAATTCACCATTGTTAAATCTAAAGCCAGGATCTCTAGTAGTTTTAAAACTAAAAGTTTTATCACACCAGTGCTTGACTTCTGTTACTGTTTCTTTGTTTATAGCCATATCTCTCTTTCGTTATAACTCAAATAATTCCATTTGAGCATCATACTGATTAAACTTTTCAGTAAATGCTTGTTGGCCGTTACTAACATTTTCTGTCCAATTTTCCATTGCATTCTTATCTGCAAAGTCTGTAACATATTTGAAACATTTGAAAGGCGTGTTGTTCAATTGACAAACCTTAGCTATTCCATATGCTTCCATATCAACTATGTCAATATTAGCATATTCAAACCATGGATCATGTTCTTGTACAAAGCTATCTCCCGTTCCAAGTGTAATATTTGTTCCTGTGTTTAACATTATAGGTCCGGCAGTATTGTCTTTTTCAAATGGAGTAACACCTCTCGGTGCTTGTGGTTCTGTTATCATATCACGTTGTACGATCACATCAACTTCAACTAGTCCACTATGCTTGTTGTTTACTGTGCCTGCTGTTCCATAGTTAATTATCATATCTGGGTTAAATTCGTTTATTACTTGTAAGGTTTTCATTGTTGCATTTACTTTGCCTACATTTGTATAGAAAGTATTTGCTATCCCTTTTAGTTCTTCTGGCAAAGCCACTAATACTGCAATTTTGTTGTACACTCATTTTCCTCCTGAGTTCTGTTTCAAATTTGGTAGTCCCTAGGAGAATCGAACTCCTCTTTGCGGTATGAAAAACCGCTGTCCTAACCGATAGACGAAGGGACCACAGTTTTTATTATACACACTTTTTTAAATAAATCAATCAAAATATTTTTTATATTCTGGAACTACATCTAATATATTTTGATTTCTTAACTTATCTATCTGTCTAGTGTACTCACAAAACCAATCCCACTTTTCTGAACGATCCTCTTTCATCATAAAAGTAACTATATCATTGATTATTTTTAGACCTGATTGTACTACGTGTTCAGGCAAGTCTTCGTTGATTAACCAATCTTTAAAGTCATCATATTTTTCTTTAACTAATTGTTTCATTTCCAAAGGCATTGATTGTATACAGGCTGTTGCTGGTGAGTGTGCAACGTGTATTGTTAGAATAGGATTCTTTTTACTTGAGTTTATTTTTTTAAAGTTGCTTTCTTGTAGTTTCCATTTCATGAATTCTGGTATATGAAATACATTTAAAGTAGTAACTGTACAAGCCAACCAAGCTCTAATATTTGGTCCTAGCTCATCGATCTGTTGTAAATTTTTATTAATCATCGACCACTTCGCTGGGTATCTTTGATATTCTACAACAGGACCATAACCATCAACACTTGCACCTATTATAACTGATTTAAAATGTTTCCATAATTCTATTACCCTAGGTTGTAAAGTTGTCATGTTAGTATTATATTCGATACTCATCTTTTCTGCTTGACCCATATCAACACACTTTTGTAAAAAGTCATAATGTCTTTCAATCATAAGTGGTTCGCCGCCTGCCATATAAACGTGTTCCATGCTAGGAATATTTGATTCAATATGATCCCAAAACTTTTCACTGGTATGCCAGTCGTAATCAGTAGTGCTTAATCTACCTTTTTTATTTTTTTGTAATTTAACGTAACCGTGTGTGTCTTTAAATCCATCACCACCATACAGTTGCAACCAATCTTCATACCAACTGTGACTGTCAGTTGGACCACACATTCTACATTTTAAGTTACAAAGATTACCAAAACGTAAATCGTAATATACCAAAGGTACGTCATTAGTGTTAATCGATCCATCAGTGTTAGTAACTTTAATTGCATCTTCTAGTTTAAAGTTCCAGTGCTGTTCATATTGTCTTCTACTTGTTAGCCCTGAGTCTTCTTCACTTTTACATCTACCACATTCTTCACTCCAACGACCTTCTAACATATTCTTACGTACAACATTCATAAAATCTGCTGTTCTGGCATCTGCCATGTTATCTTTACCAGCATTGTAAGAAGTTCCATCTGGGTGTCTGACTACACCTTGGTTCTTAGTTACGTTTGCTTGACAGCATATACGAACGTCACCATTGTTTCTTACTGCTTGAAATATCCAAGGTATTGGGCAAAATGTATCTGACATATTAATTTGTTAACTCTTCTAATCCTTGACCGCACTTTTCAGCACATCTAACTATTCTTGGATTGTTTTTATCTGTTGTTTTGTTGTCAAAACTATTATGTAGGTCATCCCAATATGGATGATTTAGTATAGTTTCAAGATCGTTGTTATTAATATTGTTCCATTCAGTTCCATGCTTATCAATATAATACTGATACTGCTCGTTAGCAAAACCTGTACCACTACCATATCTACCACTTAAATGACAGCATTGCCATACCCTACCATCATATTCAATTTGCAATCTTAGTCTTTGTAACCATGGACATTCTATTTTACATTCATTTGTAAAATCTTTAAACTGTTTTAACTGCTCTTTGACTTTATCTACGTATGCTTGTTGTGTATCTGGAATACCACCATATTTTTCTTTGCTATGTTTTTTACTAGCATTACCAAATATAAATTGTTCTTCGCCAGTTGCTTTTCTTATGGCTTTTTCTCTCCATCTCGTTTTTTTAACACGAAATTTATTAAAGCCTAATTTTTTAGCAAGTTTTTCTGCCTCATCACGTTGATGATGATTATGATCGAATTCCAAAAATTTCCATGATGCTTTTCCGCCTGCGTCAATAAATGCTTTGGCATTTTCTATAATCTTATCAAACTTAACATTTCTTCTATACTTGTCATGTGTTTCATTATCAATACCATCAATACCAAACTTAATTTCAGTTTCTTCATTAAATGCTTTAGATGTTACTTCGCCGAGTTCTTTCCACCAATCAGTACTATGATAACCACCATTGGTATTAATTTCTAATTCTATTCCAGGAAAGTTTTCTGCCATGTGTTTGATGAACTCCATGCTTTGAGGGTGTATCATGCTATCACCAAAGTTTCCATCAAAATGTATTTTGCCAAGTTTAGGCAAAACTGCTGGATCAAATACTTTTTTAAATGCTTCTAGTTTCATATTACCTGCATGGCCAAATTTTAAATTTGGATTTAATTTTACTCCGTCAAGGTTTCTGCCACAGTCCAAACACATAGCATTACAATTACTTGTAATCTCAATCATAATTTCATCGATGTCTTGTGTTTTAAACATTACAAATTATATTCCTCTATTACACTTTGTGGTAACCATGCTTTCGACGGCATTAAAGGATCGTCAGGTCCTGACCATCTCGCTGACTTAATTGTTTCAAATTTTATTCCAAGCTGTTTTGATAATTGTATCGCTTCATTGACTTGATGCTCATTGAAGTTAAAAACTATAAACTGCCATTTGTTTTTACTAAATCCAAGTTCGCCACCTTTGCCCATTGCATATACAACATCATCGAATTTAATATTTTTACGATATATGTGTGCTGTGTCTTTAAGGCCATCCATTCCAAATACAACACTGTCATACTTAGGATCAAGCAATGAATATAGTTTGTCCCACCAACTGTCTTTTTTCCGAGAACCGTTCGTTGCAATCGAAACTGCGAAGTCATGTTTCTTTGCTACCTCGACAAGCTCAATAAAGTCTGGGTGATAAATGGCGTCACTCCAAGTACCACAAAAATCTACATCAGGTATATGCTTTCCTATACGGTCAGCAACTGCTCTTACTTCTTTTATAATCATTGTAAAGTGTTCAACTGAAACTTCATCTTTTAAAAGAACATGATGACCCAATTTATGTTTCTTACCAGTATAGTGATCTTTAAAGTCTTTAATAAATCTGTTGCATTTTGAACACGATAAACTACACCTATGAGTAGCATCGATTTGTATTTTATGTTTTACACTATATTCATCTTCATAGTGGTCACTTGTATCATGAAATGCTTGATACTGTTCTAGTCCTTCAATTTTTCTTTCTTTACGTGTATCGTTTGAACCACCTACAACATTAAAGCTTCTTTTAGAATTCTTACATACATCAATACATCTTTCTGGAATATTTTTACCAGTTCGCAATCTTTCAAAAAAATCTATATATTCTTCTGTTTCAAATATTTCTTTCATAGACTTTCCGGAATGTAAGTTGTGCTTATCATCATTAAGCCATCTTTCATCGCCTTCAACGGCATTGTGCCTATGTAAAAAACAACAAGGCCTTACATAACCATCATGTGTAATATACGTTGCCTTGGGTTTTGTCTTGTCCATGCACTTTGGATATATGATTCTGTCTTTCTTCATTAGTCATCTTTGTCGTGATCATGCCTGTGCTCGTGATTCTCTAGAGTATGTTTCTCAAAATTTTTATAGCCTCTTTCATCATCAACCCTAGTTGTAACAAACTTTCCAGGCGCTACTTCTTTATAATATTTGTAAAATCTAACATCATCTTCATCAATAATTTTACCTTCTTCGTTTGTATCATAATTTTCATTTGCAACAATGTCCTCAACTTTAAACATTTTGCTTTCATCAACTTCCATAGCTGAGCCTGGACCAAATCCTGATCCACCTTGTGGTGGTGTCAGTCCATGTGTTTTAGCTACATCACTATACTCGCCAGTCTTTAAATTTTGTTCGTTTCTACGCATCTTTTCAAATATACCTGTACCTAATTCTGTATGACACATCTGTTTGCACTTGGCTGGTTGTAAAGATCCGTTAGGATCATCTGATCTTTGCCAGTCTTCTTCAAGTAAATGACTGTACCATGGACTTTCTAATATTGTTTTAACTGGACTTGGATCATTTGGATCTTGTGCATACAAACTATTGAAGTCCATAGGCACACCGTTTTCAGGACCATGGTGTACCATACTAGGTATTGGCCAGTGTTGCTTGTAAGGATTTTTATCTCTTTCATAGTATTCTATACCACCTAACCAGTTGCAAGGCCAAACCTTACCATCAAAGCTAACATAAATTCTTGGTTCTGTTCTATTTTGACAAACAATTTTATGCTTTTGTGAAAAATGGTCAACACCTTTTACACCTTTGGTACCTTTAGCTCTTTGTGCCGCTAACATTTCTCTGTCAGGATGTCTGTTCTTTCTTTCTTCATCAATGTTGATTACGTGTTCAGTTACGCCACCCATTTTTTTAACCATTTTGTGTTCAGTTTCTAATTCTTCTTGTTTGTGTTTAACTCTACCAGAACTAGGATCAAGCAGATCATTTTTTTCAGCTCTTACTCTGGCTTCTTTTTCTTTGATCATTGCCATTTCCGCCTCGTCGGCCAATTGCTCTGCATGACGTTTACCTAAACGTACTGGTATAAATCTAAAACTCATCTTCTCAATAAACTCACTGAACCCAAGTTCTTTAGCCATGTCTTTAGCTTTTTGCAATTGATGTGAGTTATGATTGAATGTAATAAACTGCCATCTTGCTCTACCGCCAGCATTGATAAATGCTTCTGTATTTGCCATTAACTTATCCCATTTTGCACCAATACGATATAAATGATTAGTGTCTTCTAAGCCATCAATACTAAAAGTAACTCTACCGCCATAGTAGTTTTGAATATTATCTCTAGATCCGCCCGGTCCATTAATAATTTCAGCGGCTTCTTTCCAAAATGCAGGATCTCTAGAACTACCATTTGAACTAAATGAAACATTTTTAGTTCCGTTGTCTCTAAACCATCTAAGAATTTCTAATGCTTCTGGGTGTGCGGCTGGTTCTCCGTAGTTACCACAACTTAAAAACCATCTTAGCTGTTTACAAAACTCCGGTGGAAAGAATCTTTTAATATCTTCTAACGAAATAATTCGTTTTCCTGCCGCTTCAATCTTTGGATTGAATGTTCTACCACATCCTCCACAATATAAAAAGCAAGTGTTGTTAAATTCTAGTTCTAGTCTATCAACTCTGCCATACTCAAACATAGTGCGACCTTTTTCGTCTCTCCAAAGCTGTATATCTTTATGATTTGGTGCTCTATCGCCTTTATCTGGTACCCAATCGTATAAATCATTTGGTTGCATATTATTTGTTCCTTCTTATATATGTACTTATTTCCGGATATAATCGTTCAAACATTGCTGTTTGTTTTCTATACTCGTTTTGTTTAGTTGTTATCTCAATAAATGTGTTAAAATCATGTGATAAATCTTCACTCCACATAAACTTTAACATAGATTCCATTTTGTCTTTAAATTTTAAATAGTATTCATGTGGATCATCATCCCATAACTGTCCTTTGTTCCATTCATCAATACTAAACTGATATGATTGATTTTTCAACCTATAATTCTTGCCAGCTTTTGCTATCCAAGGTTTAAACCATTCGTTATCAAACTTTTCAAACTCTTGTTGTACGTGTTCTTTTAATTCTTTTGGTAATGCTTTAACATTTAAGTATGATGGAGAGTGTAAAAAATGCATACTAAAGAAAACACTGTTAACAGTTCTATTAAACTTAACAAAATTGTTTTCTATTTGCCACTTAACTAGATCAAATACTTGAGTTGCATTTAATATTTGCCATGTAAATGTATTAAACATATTAATATTCGGTTTGGTATTAACATCAAGCCATTCTATATTCTCTTGAATCTTTTTCCATTTTGCAGGATATCTAATAAAATCGTTAGTTTCACCAATGCCATCAATACTTCCACCAATTTGTACACTTTTGAATTCGTGCCATAGCTCAATTGCTTTTCTGGGTATGTTGGTTAGATTGATGTTATACTCTAGTTCCATATCTTTTGATATGCCGGCATCAATTAATTTTTGTAACATAGTATACATATTTTCTACTAGTGTTGGCTCTCCTCCGGAAAAGTATATTTTTTTTGTACCCGAAGCTGAACCGTCAAATTGATCAAAGAAATAAGGTATGTCATTCCATTGGTATATGTCATTTTTTAGTTTAACTTTGTTTTTGTCTTTGAACAGTTCTACTCTTGTAAAATCAGTTTTAAATCCTTGAAACATTGTGTCAAACCATTCATTGTACCACTGTGTACTTTCACTAGGATGGCACATTCTACATTTTATATTGCAAAGGTTTCCTAATCTAATATCCCATTCTAAGACAGGTGCTTTATCTATAACTAAAGTACCATCAGGCATTGTGCTTGATTCAGCTTTCCAATAATCATAGTTATATTTGTTATAGTATTCTCTAATAGCATTTCTTCTTCTCGAGGCCATCTTAGCATCATCTTCATCGTTACAACGAACACACATACTATGACGTTCACCGTCAAGCATAGACTTCCTAACATCTTTTAGTAAAGGAGCATTTCTTACATCATCAATTGAATGCGTATCTGCTCTCATAACATTGTCATTATCATCTTTCAAAATACCTTTTGTTTTTTTACAAGTTCTTGCTTGTATACAACTTCTGTATTCTCCTGAATTATGAACAGCCACTTGAGCCCAAGGTAGTGGACACCATGAATCATTCTTTTCAGAAAGATTTTGATAGTATAAATCTTCTGGTTTGTATTTGTGTCTTTCCTTAATAGTTTTCATATTCTGTTAATACCGATCTCCAATTAGTATTTCTTATCTTGTCCATGTTGTCTAAATACTTTACAGTTTGTGGCCAAAGATCACTGTTGTCTTTACTGTTCATAAAATTAACCAAGGCATCAAGTTTAGCATAACCTTCGCCGCCAATTACATCAATCCAATTTTTTAAATGTCTTATTTTTTGTTCAACTTCTTTTTTAAGTTCTTTAGGTAATACTGTTATATTTAAAAAATTAGGGCTATGTAAAAAGTGCATACCAATTAATCCATTGTTAGTTGGATAGCAGTTGATTTTGTCATATCGTTGCATTACTTTCCATCTTATCAATTCGTCAATGTGCATGACATTTAGCACACTTACAGTTGCATCAATTGTAACTTTAATATTAGCTGAAACTTTATCCCAATGATTTAATTTCTCTTTCATATCTTCCCAATTACTTGGATAACGAATCAAGTTATAATGCTCTGCTATCCCGTCTAAAGAAAGGTGGATTAAACACGTTTTAAAGCGGCTGTATAGCCCTGCAAGTTCATCTGACACCGTTAGCCCGTTCGTATTAAAACGGAGGTTTATATGGTCGCTATAGCCGGATTTGACGCACATTTCCAAGAATGATTTGAACTCTTTATTGATAGTTGGTTCTCCTCCTATTATATAAAAGTTCTTTATAGTATCCAATCTACTTTTAATATCTTCCCAAAATACACTATCTGATTTATACCAATTAAGTTTTCCATCTGTTTTGTTCCATTCTAGTACTTTCTTACTTTCATCGCTAATATCAGACTCCATTAGCTTTTTGTAATCTGGTATCCATAAACTGCTGTCACCTGGATTGCACATCAAACAGGCTAGATCACATTTGTTACCAAGTTTCATATCTACATACTTGATATCAAAAGGTGCCGTGCCATCTGATTCTACTCCTGCAAGTACTTCATCGAATGATAGCTTTTCTGCCCACTCTTCATTTTCCCATTGTCTTTTTGATCTGTAGCCTGACGCTTCTTCTTTATAACAAGCCCTACACTCTTTAGGGGCTTTGCCTTCCAAAAACTTTTTACGAATATTTTTATAGTATTCAGTATTCCAGTATTCTGATGGTTTGTCTTGATCAACATAAACTAATTCTCCTGTGTCTTTTCTATTACATCCAATCTTTCTGTAGTCAGGTCCACTGCCACTATTTGCATGACAGCACAATTGCATTGCACCATTTGTTCTAGTGCTTAAATGAATAAACGGTAATATGCAAAAATTATTTTTCATTGTAATTAAGTAGTTCGGTAAACAATGGATGCAAAGTTGTGATGTCCGTTTTCTTTGCAATATCAAATGTTTTGGTTTTTATTTTAAATCTTTCTAACTTTCTAGGCTTGTAGCTATGAAAATCATTGACATACGAAATCATGCTTGTGATATTCTTTTTTAAAAGTTCATTCGAATGATTTTTAAATTGTTGTTGCACATCTTGTAAGTCAGCAATAATTATTTCTCTAAACTTTGGTGGTATTGATTCAAATGTCATTCCATCCGGACCTGTAATTGCTAATATGCTCATATTACCCATTGGCACTTTCATTTGATCATAATACAAAGTCAACAGTTCCGGTAACCAGTCTTTGACTGTAAATGCATTAACTGGCTGGAACACACAGTTCATTCCAAATCTAAATCTCTTGTCATCTTTATATCTTTCAGAAAATTCTAATATATTCTCTTTAATTTTTTTCCAACGAGCTGGTTTTCTAATGTACTCATATGTAGGACCAGTACCATCGCAACTGGCTTGAATTTTTATAGATTTAAAATTTTCTATTGCTTGATATGTATTGTTCAAGTTAGTAAAATTGGTTGTCATTTTTAAATCTATGTTTTTTGCATAATCATTTTGTATACAGTAGTCAAATACTTGATGAACTTTTTTATTGATAGTTGGTTCCCCACCTAGCACTTTTAATAATGCTGTATCGCTATCAATCATGTTGTCTTTAAGAATCTTGTCTTGTGTTTCTTGTTGAAAGCTGTAGTCTTGTTGTTCTCCAAATACTTCAGGGTTGGCTTTGTAAATTTTTTCAATAAGATTACTGTTACTAGGCGAACACATAGTACACATTAGATTACATAAGTTATCTGGTCTGTAATCTATGTATATAGGTTTGTTTAGATCGTTGCCAGTTACGTTGTCTATATATTCAATATCTATATGATCGAAACCAGACCTATCACTATCTATATCATTATTTTCTTGCCACTCACATATTCTACATTCATATGGCCACTTGCCATCTATAAACTGTTGTCTAAAGTTTTTTGAGTAATCACTGTTCCACCATTCACGCAAATTATCTGACTTTTCTTTGTTTAGTTCAACTGTCTCTTCTTGAGCACAACAAAATCCTACTGAATTTTGTCCACCTTTATAATATATGCTAGTAAATGGTGCTTTACAAAAAACAGGATCTGGATTTCTTTTGTAAAAATCTTTAACTGCATTACGCATACCAACTTTGCTATGAACTCTGTCGGTTAGATAATATTCATATTCAGGATGTGATTTGTCTAACACTCCGATATGAATACAGTTCGTTGGCTTTATGCTTTTTATTTGACAGACGTGTTCATACACTTTATGATATTTGTTTTGAACATAGTCAGGGCTAAACTTTTGCATTTGCCATAGACCAATCTGTGCCGCACCAAGTGGCAAATGATTGTATTCATTCTGCTGTCTAATTGGTAGCTTGTCATCATAATTTGAGTATCTTATACCAGATCTGATATTTCCTAATCCTATTCCTTTAGTTAAACTAAAACATACTTCCGTGATAGCCGAATGGTTCACATCAAGATTAATATCTCTACAAGTTCCAAACCATGCACAGTCTAATAAAATAGGTACTTGTTTTTGCAAACAATCATCTTGCAACGTATCCCAATGAGGAGGTATACCACCGTTACCACAAAAAGGGTAACTTGTAATGACCCAATCGTTTTCTTCTACAGGTATGTAATTGCCTTGTTCATCATCAAGAAACTCAAAGTCATTAACAATATTTAAATTTTTCACAGAGTCTTTGTTAACTCGTTTATGATAAGCATATTCACCTCTTAAAATTCTCAATCGTTTTCTTGAATATCTATAGTATGCTTCATCAAATGCTTGAGTTGTTCCGCTAATCATATCTCTATGTTTAAAGCGATCAAGACCTTTTATTTCATTTAATTCAGTACTATGAATCCATTTGTGTATAGCTTCAAGATATTCTGTCTTGACTTCAAAGTATCCTGACTCACTTAACCATTCTTTCCATGGTGCTTTTGCTAAATGCTTTTGAAACTCATAGTCATACAAAGAACTATGTTTGTTTTGATACAGTGTTTTATCTAAAGAGTGTTCAGCCATTTTACTGTTTCCTTTTCTAATAGATTACTGTAATCTTGATTTCTAACTTTATCGATGTCAACTGTTGTTTTTATAATATCTTTGTTTGTTTCAGATGATACATCACTGTAATTGTCAATGGAGTGTTTTAAAGAATTCAAGAAACTTTCAAAGTCTCTGCTAGTATCTTGCTCTAAAAGTTTTTGTAAGGCATCATGTGTATTTTTTAATATGCTTAATGGTGCATTATAATATTGTAGCTCTGAAGTTGTAGGCCATAAATGTGTTTGTATATGATGTGATATAAAACATTTGCTTTGCCCGTCACCGTCCATGGCTCCATACTTTTTATCTAAATCAGCTATCCATTGAGTGAGTTTGTGTATGTTTTCTATATTGTAAATTTGTGGTACTGTCGAAAATCCCAATCGTATCGTATCATGCTTATTTTGATGTGCTTCAAGAAAGTCAACTATTCTTTTGCTGAACATCTTCCATGTGTAAGGATATCTGATATAGTCATATGTAGTGCCATATCCATCGCAACTTACAGTAAAGTATACCTTACGAAACTTCAAAATCTTTTTCATGATTCTATCATTGAACTTACTTGCATTAGTAGTAATATATAAGTTAATCTGATCTGTGTAACCTTTTTCAATTGCATGGTCAAGTAGTGTTAAAAATGGTTTGCTAATCATAGGTTCGCCGCCAGTCACTTTTAATATTCTTACTGTTGGCAATGCTCGTAAAACATCTTCTATAGTTAATGAGCTGAATATACCTGTTTTAGGATCAGCATATTTTTCTTGCGTAGGACTTCTTCTCCAGTGATTTGGTAATTCTACATTGCTATCTTCTAAGGCAACCATGTCTTTCAATATCTGATGAGAATTAGTATAGTCACACATTCTACAAGCAAAGTTACATTCATTGCTAAATTTTAAATCTAAAAAAGTAATCTTTGGTTCTTTTAAATGTGATTGTTTGAATGCACCATTATCTTGACTTACTTTGATTAAAGAACTATGCCTATAGCTTTTTCCTCCAGTTGCTTCTTGTTTCCAACAGACACTACACATAGGATTTTGTACACCGTTTAATAAATCTTTTCGTAGCTGTTGCATTGGTTCACTGTCAAACCAAGAAAACAATGAATGATCTTTGGTGGTATAAGGATTACCTTTGTGCGGAGGTGACTCGGCATTACAGCAAGGTTTGAACTTTCCTGCCACAGAATGATGACTGTGCATAAAAGGTAAAGGACAAAATGTTTTACTATATAGTGTCGCCATCTTCCAATTCTTTCTCAGTTTTTTGATCAACACTTTCACCAGTGATTGGCTTAACACTATAGTCTAATGATTCATCTAACATTCCAGCCATATCTGGAAAAGTTTTAGCAAAATCTGTTCCACGTTGTTTATCAAACTTTGTAATATATTCTCTAAACTCAGGCATACGTCTAGACCAATCTTCACTCATCATAAACTGAATCATGCCTTTTAATCTTTTTATACCATAACTGGCATTCATGAATTCTTCTTTGCTCGGTGCACCCGACAAGTGCCAGTTTTCTTCTAACCACGGATAAAATGCTTCATATTTTTCTTTTGTTTTGTTTTTCATCCATTGTGGCATTGCTTTAACATTTAATTGTCCTGGCCAATAAACAAAGTGATAGTTTAACATACCGGCACCAAATGGCCATATGTTTATCTTCTTAAAATTTTGTTTCCACTTCCATTTGATAAAATCAGGTATGTAGTGTATATTCAAGGCCTGTACTGCACAGGCTATTGTTACTTCTACTTTATCATCTGTATTATCTAATAAATGAAACTGCTTAACTGTGTTATCCCAATCTGCTGGGAAACGAATATAACGATTCATATCTTCAATTGAGTCTACACTATAATGAAACCTTACTCTTTTAAAATGACTCCATAGTTCAAATAATCTATCTGGCATCTCAACACCATTTGAGTTATAACGTAATTCTATCTTGTGTGCATAACCACGTTTGATAACTTCTTCCAATAGTGTGTAGTGTTCTTCAATAATAGTTGACTCACCACCTGCGAAATATAGTTGATACATATGAGGTATCTGATCATATAACTGATCCCAAAATACTTTATTGTCTTTGTGCCAGTTATAAGCGGCGCCATGTACTTTACCTTTGTTATCCCACCCCATAGTTTGTTTTAAATTTTTATTTTCAATTGTAGGATATACATCTAACCAATCTTTTACCCAAAGTGAACTATCGTGTGGCGAACACATGATACATTTTAAATTACATTTGGATCCCATACGTAAATCAATATATCTAATCTTAGGTGGAATAGATCCATCTTCTTTTGTTTCGCCTATAATTTCATCTATACTGTATCTATGTAACCAATAGTCAGTTTCCCACATACGTTTTGAGTTATGGCCTGCGTCCTCTTCTTTAAAGCATTTTAAACAAGCTGGTGGCTTTTCACCATTTAACATTTGTAAACGTACATTCTTCATGTAGTCATTATTCCACGATGACATTAAATCTGAATTGTTTAAGTTTGCAGGTACACCATCATCTTTCTTTAATACACCTACTTGTCCACCATGTTTTTTATCATTGGTTGCTCCGACACTACTTGCATTAGCTGTACAGCATACTCGCATATTGCCGTCTGGTCTTGTTGATAAGTGCATCCAAGGTAGAGCACAAAAAGTTTTTGATGGTAATTTATTAGACATTTTACTATACTTACCTTATTTTAAATCATGCAAATTGAGATGTGAACGGATCAAACCCTGTTCCACACTTCATTGCACACACTTTTAATTTACCGTTACTGCAACCATCGATGTTCCAACTTTGTTCAATTTGATCAAATATACCTGATTTAAAAACTTGTTGTAATCCATTTTGCGTTGCATCTAAATTTTGCTTACCACCTACTGAGTCAATGTAATTCCATATTTGTTCTACTTTAGGATCTTTATGCCACCACTTGTACATACGACCTGCTGTCCAACAACAAGGTAATGCTAATCCTTCTGCACTAATATACAAGCTACCTTCATCTTTTACTTTGCACCATATTGATGCCTTATCATAATACTTGTCCATTGATCCATATTTTTGTATTAGTAATTCTTGTTTTGATAATTCTTTATTTTGATATTTTTCATCTGGCTTTTTAAGTAACGTTGTTTCCTTACCTTTTCTACTAACTGCTTGGTGTTGGTCTTTCTTTTCACTACTTGCTGAAATAAATCTTCCAGTTTTTTTTGCTTGGAATTTATGTACTCCAATTGATTCTGCATATTGTTTTGCTTCTTCGACTTGATGCTGATTATGATCAAAAATTAAGTAGTCCCATCTAACTTTTCCGCCGCCTTCTATATAAGCTCTCATTGATTGATCAACTATATCCCAATTGACATTTTGTCTATATAGATGATTAGTATCTTTTAATCCATCTACACTAAAAGTAACATCGCCATTTTCACCAATTACTTTTGCTAACTGTTTCCACCAGTCAGGTTTTTTAGCACCACCGTTGGTATGCATATTCAACCATATGTTTGGATTGTGTTGCCTGAAATATTCAAATACTTCTAGTGTGTCGTCTGCAACAATAGGATCTCCTAAGTTACCACACATATACATCTTCTTCAACTGAGATACGAAACTAGGAGTAAAAATTTTTTTACAATCATCTAATTTTAATTCATTAAGATTGATATGAGGATTAATTCCTTTACCGTTCATATTACGGTCGCACATAGGACAAGCCGCTTGACACTTTTGAGTTATTTCAAGATGTATTGTTCTAATGTCTTCGTAATTGTACATTACTTTCGTCCTATGATCATGAACCTGTTGTATTCACCGCAATCAAGTTCATCAGCGAATTGTAGTTCAGACATAGGACAATCAGTTATAAATTCTTGTACATTATTGTAACAATTAACATGATCTTCAATTTTAAAAAAGTTATTACTTTGTAAAATTAAAAGTTTACCTTGAGGTATAGCATTATACCAAGAATTAAAATTTCTAATGTGTTCACAGCTAGTGTTGATAATCGTATCTGGATCTCCTGGATCCCATGTTGCTACTGGTGTGCCATTGTTTCTCATAGTAGTAAAATGTCTGTTACCTGCATATTGATTTGAATATGTTATATCATGTATATCACCTGTTGATGCTTTAAATCTCCAACCCTGATCTACATACTTCTTGTTTAGTCTTTCAGCAATTCTCCAACAAGACTCATCTATGTCAAAACTTCTAATTCTATCTACACTGATATTACTTTGAAAAAGCATATATGCTAAAGTACCATACCAACCTGCACAAAGGTATACAGTACCTAGCGGTTTATTTAAATGTTGTAGTGTGTCGACTATCCATTGTTTACTTCTTAACTGTCCTCTACTAAACGCATCTTTCCAATTGGCTTCAGGAAAAAACCTAATAGTTTTCATATAATCATTATGATACTCTGTTCCAGATAATATTGCAGATCTTTCAAAAAAATCATGAAACTCATCGTAATTAGTCAGCATTATATTTCTCCTCGAATTGAGCCTTTAACCACTCAAAATCGTTTATTAAGTTTAGTTTAGCAGAATCGTTCCTATATTTCAAGCCGAAATCTCTGCCTTCTTTTGCTCCATGAATTGCGTACTTTCCGTGTGGTTTGCTCTCTCCCTCAGTACACCAAATATTTAGTCGGGCATCTGTCTCATCATCTTTCTGTCCTTCAATGATTTTGCTTGATAGTTTAGTACATTCTCTAAATGCACTTTTCCATGTATTAAAAGGATCTGTGTTGAACCTGGTTGTGTTACTAACTGCTGGCATTGGCCTAAATTTGTTACTACCACCAACAGATGTTGTAAAATCAATGTGCCAATCTGTTGCATTTTTTAAAGGTGCTGTTGGAAATAACTTTACTCCACCATATCCATATACTAAATTATTAACTGGATTTTGACATCTCCATACATGAATTTTATCTAGATCATATATGTCTGGCTTATAAGAAAAATCAAAGTTAGAATTTAAATCAGCATCAGCGTCAACTACATAAAACATTTCTGTATATGCTTGTCTTGAACATTGCTGATGAGCATTGAAGATTCCTTTAACTCCTTTGACTCTTCTAGCCCATGGGAACTTTTGTTTTAAAGACGAGTAAGTATCATCTGCATAGGTTTCTTTGTAGCTTAAATGAAATATATCGTATGACATTACACATCACGTGAAGTTTCAATTTTATCAATTAATCCAAATTTTAATGCTTCTTCTGGATTCATGTAGTTGTCTCTTTCCATAGCATCTTCGATTGTTTTAAGATCTTTGCCACAGTGTTTAACATATAAATCGTTTAACGTTTTTTTAGTTCTTTGTATTTCTTGTGCATGAATTTGTATATCAGTTGCTTGTCCTGAGAAACCACCTGATGGTTGGTGTATCATAATTTTTGAATGAGGCAATGATATTCTTTTACCAGGTGCACCTGCCATTAATAGTAATGATCCAGCCGATGCGGCCTGCCCAACACATACTGTTGATACTTCTGGTTTAATATACTGCATTGTATCGTACATAGCTAATCCTGAGCTTACAACTCCGCCCGGTGAATTAATGTACATAAAAATTTCTTTATTTTGATCTTGTGATTCTAAAAATAGTAATTGGGCACAAACTACACTAGAAACATTATCATCTATTGGTCCTGTTACAAAAACTATTCTTTCTTTTAATAGTCTTGAATAAATGTCATAGCTTCTTTCGCCTCTAGAGGTTTGATCTACAACCATTGGTATTAAATTGCTCATAATTATTATATCCTTCTTTCCATTATTATAACAGAAAAATGTACAAAGTCAAGTTAATGTACAACTTTTCCAATTTCTAAAACATGATCTGGATTGATGTTTTCACCATCGTGTTCATACCATACTATGTTTTTTTTAGGTTTCCACTTAAATTCTTTGTCATTTAAATTAATACTATAAACAAACTGTAAGAAATCAGTTTTAGGTGATACTTTAAATAGAAAATTCTTTTCTAATTGTAGGTTTATATACCATTCAGTGTTTGTCCACTTTTTAAAAGCAGGATCAGTCATCTGTCTTTTTCTTTGATACAAAGCATTAATGGCTTTATTTGCCACATCATGTGTACAATATAATATTTGGAAGCCTTCATTTCTAGCCCATTCAATTTGACTGTCAGCCATCATCAATCCACAGTGTGTAAATCTCCATGGTTTTAAAATATGATATCGACAAACTCTTGCCGCAATATGTGAGTCGCCTGTATAGTGAGATGATTCTACAGCACTAATTGATATTAATTTATCGTCAGCGAACACCATCCAAGTTTCTAAGTCAGCATAATCAGGATCATATTTCTCATATGATAAACTCTCATTTCCTTCTTTAAAAGTTTCTAATCTAAATTCTTCAATCAAATGTTTGAATTTAGATCGTTGTCTTGCATATCTTTCTACTCTAAACTCAGTCATTAATTAGACTCCTTTGGATACAAAACAAATACTGCATGAATTCTTCTTCTTTCAATATTTGCATTAAAGGCTGAATGTTGTTGTCTTGTATCTGTAAACCAAACATTGCCTACGTCTAAATGAAATACATCATCATTAATAATCATTCTTGCACCTGGATTTGAAAAGATAGGTATATGTACTCTTGGGTACTGATCGTTATGCCATAATAAACATTTCTGTGGTCCCATCGAAATAAATCTACCTCTACATACTAAAAATTCATCTTTGAAATGTTCTGAAACTTTATCAATTACTGTTTCAATGTAGGTATTTTTAAATATATCAGCAATGTGTATAAAATCATTCTCTTGAAACATTGCCGGAGCACCGTTACTGGCTTTAAAATCAGCAACTTGTTTTTCCGGATCTTCAATACCTGTATGATGTATATGTACTTGATACTCACACTTTTTTTGTATTCCGTCAATATCTAAATCATAATATGTTCTAATTAATTTCTTATGATCTATATCAATACCATCAATCTTTTGAAAATATTTTTTTGAAAATGGATAATCATTCATAGTTAGCATCCCATCACTATATCATCACCAAGCATTTCCATTTGTTCTAATCTATTTTTTGGTTCATCGTTTGAGCTGTCTGCTATTTTTTCATATGCTGATGTAAGACATATTCTATTAATTCCATTTTCTCTTTTAAATCTGTCCCATTGTTCATCTCTTGATGTTGCTACAATATAAGAGTCGCTTGGCGTAAGATCAAATTTTTTACATACTTGCTCTTGTAATTCTTTATATTCTTTTTTCTTTGCAAATACACTGCTGGTAGAAGTTACTGCATTGAACACATCTATCATTGCATGATTAAAATAACCCACACCTTGTAGTTCTCTCTGTATTGGTTCTTCTTTTCTACTAAATCTAATTCCTGCTCTCAACAATCCTACTCCATATGGTTTAGAACAACTCCAAAACACTTCTCTTACGTTACTATGCAATATAATATTATGTTCTCCTGTTGTACCTGCGAATGCCATATCTAAATATATTGGTACATCACCTCTTTTTCCTACTTCGTCATATCTTTTATCAAAGTTACCTGTAGCACTAAAAGGATTGCTCATATACAAAGGAACACCCGGCATCACATCTTCTACAGTTGTTGCAATATTAACTGGCTTCTTAATAAAAGAAGAATATCTATACTCTCCTTTGAAAACTTGATACTCTTCTACTTTATTGCACATCCAATCAATACTTTCATGTATACCATTTGTAGGATATGAAAAGATAAACTCTTCTAAATTAACTAGTGGCTTTAAATAATTACGTACTTCTAGTTGACAATTAGCCCAATCATCTCTTCTTTTTGACGATGAAGTTTTAGAATTTTCGTTGGTGCTTTCAATATAATCACCATAAGTTTTATAAGATAACTCATTTTTAACAACAGAGTCAATCGGTGGGTGTAGTGCTTTACTCACACCAAATGTTTCATTGCTGATGTCGTCTAAATTAATTAAAGTTTTTTCCTGCATACTCTACTATCCTATCCCAGTCTAATTCTTTAAAAGGCCAGCTAACTACACATCTTTTTTCATTGCTGTTATTATGCACTGTGTGATATGCATTGGCTCTAAATAACATAGACTTATCTAATAAAACATGACTTTCGACCAATTCAAATAAACTGCTGTCTTGACAATACCATGCTTCATCTGTTTCTACTTGTTTTTCTTTCACGACTTCAATATCTTTTGGTTTATACCAACAACTAACTGCATCTTTATTCATACCAAACATAGAGCAGTTTAAATGTGCTGTCCATTTTTCTAAATGTATACTATATCCACTTCTTTTATCACTGTCTACAGGTGCTGTTGTTAACATTCTCATATAATTACTCAAATAGTCTTTATGATTTTCTGAAAACTCTGCTAGTTCTTTGAAGTTGTTTTCTTTAAAAAAACTTGTAAAAACACCATAACCAAACTCACCATAATAATTAACATTTTTAAATTCTTCATTTGAAGATTCTAAGAAGTCATATACTTCATTAAACTGTTTTGCTAAATCTAAATTTAATTCTTTAAAGTATTCCATTTATTCAACCAATCTAAATATTTTGTTTGCCAACCATTACCTGTTTTATTTGTATAAGACAAATATCGTTTGATAATTTCTGCGTCTTTTTTATAATGTTCATAATTTTCTGGCAGTAATTCTTTCCAACAATTATTAAAACATTTCGTATAAACTACATTTGCTCCTAATTTAATTAAAATTTCTTTTGTTTTTGGGAAATGTCTTGATCCACCTTCACTACCTGCAGGAGTAAAAGTTAATAATACAATATCTTTTTTACTAATTGGGTATGCTGTACCCAAATTTGAATTCATGTATCCTTTTACTACCAGCCAATCTAAAAAGTTTTTAAATGCCGCACCCATTTGTCCAGTCATTTCTGGTACAGCAAATACAAACTTATCATATTCAAATAATTTTGTAATTAATCTATCAACTTCATTTGGTACAACTCCATCAGATGCACTTGTATTAATTACAGGAATATTATAATTTGCTAAACTATCAATGCTATCAAACTCACAGTAATTGTCAATTATCTGTAATCCTTTATGATTCATACTGTCAGGTGATGCACTACAACCTAATGCTATTGTTTTCATTTAGATATCCTTACGTCAATCACTGCTCTATGTCCTAGCCACATATCTAAATCAAACTCGTAAAACTTATGATCAAAACTTCTATAATGAGATAAATCAATTGTTTCATGTTTATTATCTTCATGTATATTTGTTTGTTCAGCGAGTGTTTCTTGTATAATAACATTTTTTGGCTTATAGTAATTAACTAATCTATCAAATAGATCTGTATGATGTCCAGACTCTGCATAAAATTCTTCATGACATGGTTGACAATAAATTAATACACCACTCATTATTAGTGTATCAACATCAAAGTTTACTTTTAAAACTTCTTCATCATCCCATGTGCCAACTCTGTACTCGATGTTTTTATAATCTTTCCAATCTTTATTAGCTTGATCAATAGGTATTGGTGATGTATCAAATCCCATATAGTTATAGTCAGTATAACCTAGCTTATGTAATAATGGATTTACAATTCCCATTCTACAACCAATATCGACTATGCCTTTTGACTTGTTTTCAATTATGATTTCAGCTTGTTTATCAAAAATTGGTCTTGCAACTTTAGAATCTAGATATCCCATATCTTCAATGAAATATTCTTTTTTCATTTTAACTTTCCAAGTTACTGGCTTGCCATCGATCTTAGGCCATAGTATTTCGTTCATGATTAGTCCTTATAGATATTCTTAAAGTCCGATGCTAGTCTCCATAACAATCTGTTGTTATCTAGCACAGGTGTTCTTCTATGTAGACTTGTAAACTGATCCATCATCAATAAGTCACCTTTTTTAAATATATGGTGATACTGATATTTTGATTTAAAAATAATTGGTTTTAGTTTTTCAATCATTTCTTTATGATCAATTAATGTTTTGCCTTCCCATGCTTTTATGATGAAATGGTATGGAAAATAAAAATAGTATTCTCCTGTGTGAGGGTGTTTATCGACAAGATTCCTAATACTACCTTTGTTCTTACTCATAAATTCTAATTCTGGATCATCTTCTTCTAAGTCATAGATTGTGTTGTTTTGAAATTTCAATCTAATTTTAATTGACTTCCAGTACTCTTGTTCGTCTTTACTTAAATCATAAAATGGTTTTGATGTATGACACACACTTAACGTTGTGTTAATATCTTCAGTAATACAATATAGACTAATTAAAATTTTATCAATCAAGTGTCTAGAATTACCATTCGAATGCCATCCTAATTCAGTATCTCCAAACATTCCAATTTTCTTACCATCTACTTTTTTACCAGTAACTAGAAATAGTTCTGGATAATCTTTTGGATTCATAAACTGACCGGGTGCTTCACACTCACCAAACCGTTTTTGCATTTCAATGATTTGCGATTCATTAAATTCTTGTTCATAGAATACAGCACATCCTTCTTTGTGAATTGCTGTTGCTATTTCTTTTAACTTATCTGGTGTTGCTTCTAGTATTTGTTCTGTACTCTTTAACGGTACTATCATTTTTATTATTACTCCTCATAGGTTAGTGTTTCGATATCTTCTTGTGTTGGTAAAGAAAACATCAACGAAATTCTATCTTCATCTCCTCTGTGTTCAACTGAATGTTTTAATCCAACATTTAAAAAGTATGCTGAACCATCTGCAGGCATTTCATATTCTTCTTCTACGCCTTTACGCCAAACTTTATTATAAACACCACTTGTACCTTGTATTGGTACTATGACTCTAATTGCATATTCTGGTCCATAATCAATATGAGGTGTTAAGTATTTTCCAGCACGTATTCTTGTAAGTCTAACTCTAATTGGTGTTGCATTAAATTGATTTTCAATTGCCTCTTTTAAATATGAACCTTGGTATATTGGTAAAGGGTGATACCAGTTATGTTCATTCATAGCAGGTGGCAAATTTTCTGCTCTTGTAATTTTTGTTCTGTATTTTTGTATTCTTGTTTTTCCTAAGTCGTCACTGTTTGCTCTTACTTTACATTCTTTTTTAAGATCAGTTAAGTCTAGTACATCAGTTAAAGATTTTTCATAGTAAGTTAAATTGACTTGATCAAAATGATGATAGTTGTCATTGGCTAGTTCTTCATGTGTTGCACACAATCCTCTATTAGCTTGGAATACATTTACCCATTCACTGTTTAATCTAGATACTTCTTCTCTTAACTTATCAATATCAAATTTAATTCCAGGAATAGGTGCTACACTAGGTAACTGATATTTTCTTCTTACTGTTGTCATTTTACTATTTCTCCTGTACCAGTAGCATTGTTCTTATGTTTAAATTCATTTGTTACTTTATCTTGCGAAAGCAATTTAATAAAGAATCCTCCGGCATCAAACTCCCACCACTTTCTTTTAAAACTAGGATCATTAGGATTAGCATGGTGGTTGTTGTGCCAACCTTCACCCCACATTAATATACCCAACACAGGTATATTTGTTGAATCATCTGTTGTATCATAATTTCTATAACCAAACATATGAGTCAAAGTATTAATAAACGAGCCTGCATTCCAAAGCACCATTGCAGGAAATAGATAAGCGGCCACTAATAGCATTGGGTCGATCATTAACCAAACTCCTGCTATTAAAAGATGTAACTGAAAATACCATCTGTGCAAAAACATATGAAACTTGTCTCTTATCAAATGTATCGCATATTTTGGTTTTGGTGTTTCAAACATACTCAACCATTGTACTTTAAAAAATCCGTGATGTCTAGGCGAATGAGGATCACCTTCTTTATCTGTATGATGATGATGCTCTCTGTGTACTGCTACCCAACCAATGCTTGAGCCTGTAAGTCCATAAAACCCACATAGTGTACCAAACTTGTAAAACCATTTTGGAGCATTCCAACTTTTATGTGATAACAATCTGTGAAATGTCATTGTCATTCCAAAACAGCCTGTCATGAAATATACAAAGAATGCTATTGTCCAATGTATCCATGTGCCGTACATAATCATAGGAATTATGCTCAGATGTGCAATAACCTGCGAGAAGAATAGCATCCATTTAAAATAGTTTGTTTTTTCCATATTCATTTATTGTATTATAACTTCTTTTACTAAAAAATCAAAGTCTTCTTTTTGTATATTTAGCGGCAAAGTAAATACTGTTGCTCCTGTAATATTTTTATGTACATATATTACTTTATCACTAAACCTTACATTCTTAGTATCTGTGCTAAAAAAACACCCTAATACGTTGTCAAAGTAATGTCCATACTGTTTATTCATGTCTAATATATTAGATTGCCACTTGTTAACCTGTTTTACAGTTTCAATTGCGGCTACAACGCCCAAATAATGTCCGGACCATGTGTGTCCGTGCTGTAACTTTTCTAAGTAGTCTGTTCTTCCAAGTACTGTGCTGAACGGTATTACACCTGCTGTAATACCTTTTGACAAGCATAATAAGTCAGGTTCAATATCTAGATATTCAGTGAAGTATCTTTTTCCTGTTTTGAATCCTGTCATTACTTCATCAAAAATTAAAACAATTTCATTCTTATCACAATATTCTCGTAATTCATTATAACAATCAGATCTATCAAATTTATACTTGAGACCATGACTCCAAGTTGGTAGTGGTTCACAAATAAATGCACTAACATCTTTTTGCTGTTTTAAAAACTCTAAATCACTTGCTACCAGTTCACTTAGGTTAGTGTATGGTGGATTGTCAGGCATTGGTTTACGTACAACATTAGTTGTATACATGGACTCATAATTTTTAAAGTATCTATGATTGCCTAAACTACTAGATAATATAGTTCCGCCGTGCCATGTGGATTGTCTTGAAACAATTTTATTTTTCTTGTTAACATCAAATGCTATTCTTACTGCTGTTTCAACTGCATCACTTCCTGATGATCCTGAATAGTATACTCCATTAAGGCTTTTGTATTTTAATAGTTTTGCTAGTTCTTCATATTGATCAGCTTTATATTCTGCTGTGCTAAACATAAACAACTCTTGCTTCTTAACATTTTCCCATATGGTAGTATCATAACCAAAAATGTTACAACCGCCAGACATTCTTGCATCAAACTTTCCGTTTATCCAAGGTCCTTTTGTTTCAGTAACTGTTTGAAGATTTTCTTTAGCGTTATATCTATTGACCCATGTCATTACACATCAAAACTCACACCTTGTGCTAAAGGCAAATCGTCTCCGTAATTAATGGTAACTGTTGATCTTTTCATATATTGTTTCCATGCATCAGAACCTGATTCTCTTCCGCCACCAGTTTCTTTTTCTCCACCAAAGGCTCCGCCTATTTCTGCACCCGACGGTCCGATATTGACATTAACAATACCACAGTCTGATCCGTTAGCACCAATAAATCTTTCTGATTCTTTTAAGTTATCAGTGAATATACAACTGCTTAATCCTTGCGGCACATCATTTTGTAAAGCAATGGCTTCATCTAAATCATCATATCCCATGACATAAAGTATAGGAGCAAATGTTTCAGTTTTAACTATGTCATCTTTACTAGATAAATCCACAATTGCTGGTGCTACATATTGATTTTGTTTTTCCATGTCGTCAACAGTTTGTTCTTTGTTTTCTAAATTGAACTGCATCTTCATAATATAGTATTGTGAAGTTAGCATTGCACCACCATGTACTGTGTGTCCATTTTTTCTACATTGATCCAAAACCTGTTGCATCTTGCTAACTGATTCTGTACTAATCAGTGGACCAATTAACTTATCTGATTCAAATGGATCACCTGATGTAACTGTAGAGTAATACCTTACAAGTTTTTTAACAAAACTTTCTTTAATACTATTGTGAACAATTAGTCTTCTAAGTGTTGTACATCTTTGACCTGCTGTGCCTACTGCACTAAACAATATGCTTTTTAGTGCTAGTTTTTGATTTGCATTAGGTGTAACTATCATTGCATTGTTGCCACCTAGTTCCATTATTAGTTTACCAAATCTTTCTTGTACAATAGGACCTAGTTTTTTACCCATTGCAGAACTTCCTGTTAAGCTAACAACTCTAATGTCTTCGTTGTGGCATATATTTTCTGCTTGAACATTGCCACCCATATACATTTGAAATACATCTTTAGCCCATTCTACGTTAGCTTCCTTACAAGTTTTATCCCAAATAGCTTTAAGTAAGATTGATATAAATGGTGTTTTTGGTGATGGCTTCCAAAGTACAACATTACCACCAACACTTGCTATTGCAAAGTTCCAACTAAAAACTGCGGCTGGAAAATTAAATGCTGTTACTACTCCGACAATACCATATGGGTTCCACATCTCCTGCATTCTATGATCTTGTCTTTCGCTTGGCATTGTTAATCCATATAGCTGTCTAGATAATCCAACTGCAAAATCACAAATGTCTATTACTTCTTGTATTTCACCTAAGCTCTCTTGATATATTTTTCCATTTTCTAAAGTAATCATTGTAGACAAATCATTTTTTGCTTCTCTTATAGCATTACCAAACTGTCTAATTAAATCTCCTCTTTGTGGAGCAGGATAATTTCTCCAAGTTTTTTGAACTTCTTTTAAACTTTTAATTTTATCTGATAACTGGTCTGACTCATCTTCAATAAAACATCCTAAGAATTGGCCATTAATCGGTGTCCTTACTTCTACACCTGATTGTGAAACAGAATCTTTTATATTGTATTTCTCAATAACTGTGTTAAACTTGTTTATAAACTTCTTGCCTTCGGGCATTCTTGGTGCTGGTTTTGTGTCTGCCATTGTTATCCTTTCATAGGTTTAATATCATTCTTGCTTCTTCGCTCATCATCTCTGGACCAAATGGAGGTTCAAATGTTGTTATAATCATACACTCTTGTACTCCTTCAACTGTTTCTACTGCCATCTTTATATCGTCAATTATTTGATCAGCGGCCGGGCAAAATACTGATGTTAATGTGTGTGTTACTGTAACTTTTGGAAAAGTATCATAATCAATGTCATATATTAATCCTAAGTCATATATGTTAATAGATATTTCTGGATCATGGACTTGTCTTAAATTTGCAATAACCTTTTCTTTTATTTCTGCTAGTTCCATTATATTGCCTCAACTCTTCTTATTTCAGGAATGTAATGTTTAAGCATATTTTCTATTCCCATTTTTAATGTAGCTGTAGAGCTAGGACAACCTGAACAGGCACCATGTAATTCTAAATAAACTACTCCTTCGGTGTAACTATGAAATATAATATCTCCACCATCCATTGCAACGGCTGGTCTGACTCTTGTGTCGAGCAAATTTATAATTTGTTTTGTAACTTCATCTAAGTCATCTTTGCTTTTGTCGTTTTCTTCATTAGAAATTATTACAGTAGCATTATCATCGCTCATAAAAAAATTACTAATTGAAGATAGTATTGGTGTTTTAAGTATTGGCCATTCAATACTTGCTTTTTTACCAACGGTAATAAAATCCTGACCAAAGAATACTTCTTCAACACCTTCAACTTCAAATAAAGATTCAGCTAATGGTGAACGTTCAGCTGGATTACCTACTCCATCTTTCCTATAAAATTTAGGTTTTTCGCTACCCATAATTTCACGACCAGGTAAAAATTTTAAAGCATTTGGATTAGGAGTTGCCTCCGATTGTATAAACATTATCTATTCCTTATTATTAAGTTATTATATAATATCTATTTAACTTCTGTCAAGTTTAATTAGTATTGGAATTACTTTATTTTGCTCTCAAATTCTCTTAAACGTTTATAAACACTAGCCAATTCTATAATAGTTGGCCAGGCCTTTAATAGATACTGCATTGAACCTTCTACTCTTCCAAAAGCTCTTATTATTTGTTGCATGACACCAAGTGTAACAACACCTGCCACAATGGCTGGTGCTAGGAATACATAAGCACTCAATACATTAGCTTGTAGGTATGCCATACGTCCTATATTGAAATATAGGTAACGCACATAGCTTAAAAAATGGATAGAACGTACATCTGCAAACAGTTCATTAATTGTTTTTGGTCTTACAGTATTATCATCTTCTGCTATAACTAATATTTTTCTATAAGCGGCTTCCTTCTTTTGAAGATCATATTCAACACCAACTAACCTTAGTATCCAACCTAATCCAATTAGGAATAGTGTTCCGCCCAATGTCCAAACTAAGGCTCCTGTAATCAAACCATATTGCCAATCACCAAAAAAGAATATTGGTATACCAATTGACAATCCAAGCAGTATAGGAACAAATTGCACTAGTACCATTATTGATTCGATAAAACTTGTACCCAAGCCTTCCATGATTCTTGTAAACTTGATCGTATCTTCTTGCACCCTTTGTGATGCACCTTCTATTTTACGAGCTTTATCATATACACTGTGATACCATTCTACCATAGCTGTACGCCATCTAAACAAAAAGTGTGCTGTAAAGAAACTAATTGCAACGTAAAGAGCAATGTACATACCTGCCAGTGTAATAAATGACAGTAAACTTGCGAAGTATTCTTGCAGTGTGATTGCGTTTGGAGTAGCAAGTGCTTTTTGGATCATGTCATAAAACACACCAAACCATTCATTAATTTTTACGTCAATTTTAACTTGTACCCAAAGTGATGAGAGGATAATAAATGAACCTAACCAGGCCCATAAAAACCATTTTTTTTCTGTAAAAAATTTAAACAATGTTATTCTTTTTCTACTACAACTTGTAAAGGATGGCCGTTGCTTCTAGCCATTGTTGTTGTTTCGATTGATTTCTGCTCAGCAATTTCATGCACGTAAGTTCCAACTACTGCTTTTCCTTTATCATGAATAAGTTTAGTTAACTCATGTGCTGTATCTCTGTTGTGATAAAATATCTCAACTAGTACTTGTATTACAAAATCCATTGGAGTGTAATCGTCATTGATAAAAATAACCTGAAACCTGCTTGGTTCTTTTACTTGGTTCTTGGTCTGTGTTTGATTTTCGTGTTTTTCTTGTGACATTATTTTTCCATTATTTGTATGTCTGGCAACACATATTGTAGTGTTTCTTGATCATCAGTATTCCAATTTTTTTGTTCTTTTTTGCCTTCAACTTCTTGGAACTTAACCGGTGATGGTTGACCACTTGCCATTGACATGATTTTTTGTAGTTGTTCGTGCATTTCTTTATTATATACAAGTTCTATACTACGAGGTTTTTTGGTATTTGTCAACAAGGAAGTGAACCAATTCAAATCTTTTTCATTTTTAATTACCCAAATTGTTAATATTTCATTCTGCTCATCTGGGTAAAAACTAATTAATTTATACCTGCCTTCTGGAAATTCTGACTTGTATGGCCAACCATTTAACATGGTTAAAGAAAAGTAAGTTATCATTACTGTTATGACAACCATTGCTGTTGTAGAAACTTTAACTGCGATATGTAATTTTGATGCTATCAACACCAATATTAGTATTGTAGCAACTATTGACGCACCCAGTAATAAAAGTATTGATCCTGTTAACATTAGTTTCCTTCGTAATCTTTTGCGCCTGTTAGACGTTTCTTTAATTTATTTACTGACACTAATTTGCCATCTTCATCAATTGTGAATCTTAAGAAAGTTATCTCTTCGCCTTGGAATGTAACTTCTTCTTGACCAGTATATATCAAAGAGTAAGGATTCAACTTCTCAACTTTTATAGTAACCGGTAGTGATTTTGTAGGAACATATTCTGAACCTTGTGAATCTAATATTTTAGAAGTTTTAGAATACCAATGAGCATTCACAATATATTCACCTGGCACAATTCCTCTTATAGTAACGTGTTCTTCATTTAATGGATTTACAAACGTTACACCATTATTTGTTACAACATCATTTCTATCTCCTAGATCATCTCTATCCAAGTTCATCAATCCGACATCTTTGTTTTTAAAAAATACAATATTGCCTGCTGGATCTTGTACATACAAATCTATATCATCTTTACTTGTATGAGGCCAGCTCATTGTTATTACAAATTCTGCATTGATAATTATATCACCTTTTTTAGCAATAGGATTAATTAATAAAAATGCTATAATGAATAGCATTGTTATACCAATAGTGATATTGAATAGAAGATCGATAAATGCTATCGATGTCTTATAACGTTCTCTTTTCATTATTTCTCTCTTTTATAAATTTATCAAAGTGCATTTCAAGTCTAAAAAATTGTACCTTTAATACAACACTACATAATAAACCAACGAGAGTAGTATACAAAGCAGTACTCATACCCAAGCTCATTTTTTTTAAACTTTCTGATACACTGTTTGGGTCTGATATATTAAGATCTACAAATGCTCCTACAAGCATTAAAATAAATCCACTCACTGTTCCAATCAATCCTAATGTCAAACATATTTCAGATGTGAACCAACCGGATTCATATCTTTTATGATGATCTGAATCCAATTCATAATTTTTAATTCTTATCTGATTAAGTTTCCAAGACTCATAGCCACAAAGCAATGACATGGCTGTAAACAAAGTTAGTATAGCAAAACTAATTTTTGTTTGATCTGCTATCCAAATTATCTCGAAAATGTTAAAGGTGCCGGCTACGAATACTGCTAAAATCATAGCACAAAAGAACCACCACCACTCTAAAAAAATATTGTACTGAGAGAAAAGTTTCATACAGTTATTTAGTAAAAAAGGGAAGAGGGAGCCGTAACCCCCTCTGCCGTGGTGTTGTTAGCGGTTTAAGTACTATTTGATTTACTATTTAATTTTAATAGTACGAGGCTTCTTCGCATCTGGAATAATTCTTTCCAATGCTACTGTAAGCAAACCATCTTTCAACTCTGCACCTTTCACTTCCACATCATCTGCGATAGTAAACGATCTCACAAAGTGTCTTTTAGAAATACCTTTGTGGATAACTCCGTCTTTTTCTTCTTTTTCTTCTTTCTTTACAGACTTAATAGTAAGTTGGTTTTCAGCATATTCAACATTAATGTCATCTTTACCGAACCCTGCAAGTGCAAGTTCAACGTCATAAGTGTTGTCACCAGTCTTTACTATGTTGTATGGTGGATAGTTTACAGATGGAACATTCAATACATCTCCGTCAAACATTCTTTCGAAGTTGTCGAACACATCATCGAATCCTACTGTAAAAGGTCTTAGTTGATTAAAAATAGATAGATTTCTTGTCATAATAACTCCTCCTTTAAGCAAGTTAATTGTTTTAATGTAAGTCCTATCTAAAGCAACCTACATTGTTATTTATACAGTTTTTTACTGTATACATATAATATAAGCATTATTTTTAAAAAGTCAAGAGCAGTTGGAAAAAAAGAACGACAATAAATACATTAAAATAATAAGGAGTATATATTAGAATGGCTTTTAATCCAGAAAAACATACCATCGAAGAATGGAAAGAAGATCTATATAAAGAATTAACTGAAGATGTAGCTTGTATACACGAGTTACAAAAACTTGAGTATGACACAGACAAGCTACTTGAAATATGGAGAATGTCTAGTAGTAATGCTATGGATCTTAATGTTTTTTACAGACACGACTTGGACGAAGAAGCATGGAATAAAGATGCACATGGACAACATAATATATGGCCTGAAATCAAGCTAACTAGGATGAAACATTTAATCGATAATGATAATTACATTCCAAACAAAATGGTTAAACAATTTCATCCAGATACAAGACCTTATTATTGGGACTTTGCTCAACACGATGCCGGATGGGCTATGCATAAACACTATGATTGGAGAATTACTGGACTAGTGATTCCATTAATAGGCGGCTGTCCTGTTATTAGATACTTTAGTAATATTAACTCAAAAAGGTTTAATGACGATGGAACTAAAATGAAAGAAGAATGGGTTGAAGTATTAAATCACCAGTATTCGGGTCCTTGTTTGTTGAATGGAAAAGAGTTTCATTCAGCTGATGCATTACCTGAAAGAAGATTGATAATGCATTTCATGTTTGATCAAACTGTAGAAGAAATTAGAGAAAAGAATCCACATCTTTGGGATAAAGATATTGTTCCTAATAAATCTCTTGAAGTTAAAGAAGAACAGGTAAAGAATTTGATGCCTGAGAATTATGGCATCTCCTACTAAGAAGATTGCCAAGAAAAAAAATAAACGTAAAACTATCTATTCTAAAAAAGAACCATATGGCTATCAACCAAACAATCCTTTAACGATATATTACAAAAAATATATTGAAAAACAAGATTAGAATAAAAAGTAGTAAATTAGGAATAATATTACCAGAATAGCTGGAACTTGTTGAATCAATAACCATTCAACTATTTTTTTAATTTTATAACTTAATGGGTCTTTCATTAATTTAGTTAGGATAAACTATCTTTATATCTTTAGCTTGTTCTGTTTCACTTGGTAAACAGTTATATTGTTCAATAAATTCTTCCAACACACTTGTATAAAACAAAGTGCTGTCATGATTTACTTTTTGATTTATCTTACTCAAAGATAGGTTATCAGCTGATTGCAGTATTTGTAAAGCAATACTAGATTCAATTTGTAGTTGTCTTAAAGTTAAATCACTTAATTTCAACTTCAGCACCTTCACAAGCTTCAACAATTTTCTTTTTAAGTTCGTCAGCTTCTTCTTTTGTAAGTCCACCTTTAACTTCTTTAGGGGCCGCTTCTACAAAATCTTTTGCTTCTTTTAAACCTAAATCACATTCTGCTCTTATAATTTTAATGGCCGGAATCTTTTTATTGTCCGGATATGATTTTAAAATTACCGAGTAGTCTGTTTTTTCTTCTGCCGCTTCGGCAGGTGCTGTTGCTGTTGCCATGGCCGCTTGTGCCGATACTCCCCATGCATCTTCAAGTTTTTTAGCAAGGTCGGCCGCTTCCATAACGGTCAAAGTTGAAAGCTCATCTACAATTTTTTGTAGTTTTGAGTTCTCGTTGCTTTTTGTTTCTTCTGTCATTTATTCTCCAAATTTATTTCTTATTTTTTTTAAACATTCAATCAAATAATCAATTTCTTGTTTACTATTATACACACCTGTAGATATTCTGCAAGAGCCTGTCCAACCAATTTGTCTATGTAACATCTGTGTACAATGGTGTCCTGGCCTTGTGGCAATACCATACGCATCAAGTAATTCTGCTAGATCTGTGTGATGTATATTTTTTATATTAAATGATATTACTGCTTTTCTATTACTAGTACCTATAAACTCTATACCACTAATTTTTTTCATTTCATTATAAGCATAATTTATAACTTCTTCTTCATGGTCAAGCATTTCTTCAAAACCATTATCGTTATAAAATTTTATTGCTTCATGTAAACCAACAATTTCTGTAACTGCTAATGTGCCTGCTTCCCATTTTTTAGAACCTTCAGCATAACTTACATTGTCATGATCAACTGTTGTTATCATTCCGCCACCGCCTAATGCTGGATCTAATTCATCTATCCATTTACGTTTGGCATACATTATACCAATTCCACTTGGTCCATACATTTTGTGACCGCTCATACAATAAAAATCACAATCTAAATCTTGTACATCAACTTTCATGTGTGGTGCACCTTGTGTACCGTCAACTGCAACTGCAATATTATGTTTGTGTGCAATATCACAAACACGTTTAATATCTATAACTTGTCCTGTTGTATTTGACAAATGCGTAATGGCAATAATTTTTGTACGTTCTGTTATAAGTGATTCTAGTTCATCAATATTAATTTGATGTTGTTCATCTAGCTTTAAAAATTTAATCTTAAAATCATTAAACTTTCTTTCTAGATGCCAAGGTATATAATTTGAATGATGTTCTACTTCTGTTGTGATAATTTCATCACCTGGTTGCATTGTTCTACCGAAAGATTTGGCTACCATATTAATTGATTCTGTAGCTGATTTAGTAAAAACTATTTCGTCTGATTCTTTAGCATTAATAAAATTTGCAACTGCTGTTCTGCTATCTTCAACAAGCATGGTTGCATGATTTGATAGTTCATGTATACTTCTTCCAATACTTGAATACTCTTCAGCCATAAATTTACTCATTCTATCAATTACACGTTGTGGTTTTTGTGTAGAATTTGCACTATCGAGATATACTAAATTATTACCACTGGATAGCTTCTTGCTGAGTATTGGAAATTGTTTTCTAATTTTTAACATAATACGTATTTACTCTATATATGGTGGAGCGTATCGGGATCGAACCGATGACCTCTTCACTGCCAGCGAAGCACTCTCCCAGCTGAGCTAACGCCCCATATTTTCTGGCGGAGCATACGGGAATCGAACCCGTGGTCTTCGCCGTGACAGGGCGACGTGTTAACCGCTACACTAATGCTCCGTGGTGGGCGATACTGGACTCGAACCAATGACCCCCTCGGTGTAAACGAGATGCTCTACCAACTGAGCTAATCGCCCGAATCATTTACTGTATAATCTTGATCTTGAATTTCATAGCCAATCATATTTACTATGTTGTTTGCCATATCAGGCCATTTCTGTACTAAAGTTTTTGCAAACTCTTCTCTACTTTCTTCTGATTGGCGAGCTAATTGTTCTACTAATTCTTTTCCAGTTAATTTAAGCATTGTACCCTCTTCTGTTTAAATTATCTACGACCGGTTGGCTTCTTTTTTCTTCTAGTATTGTTTTTTGTAGGATCGTAATCCTTCCAAGTCATACCGTATCTGTCACAAACTTTTTGCATACGTTTCTTTTCGTTGATCTTTTGCGTTTTAAGTCTTTCTTGACGTTTTTCACTTGGCTTCATGAAATATCTTCTATCACGCAATTCACCCATAAGGTTTTCATTTGTAACTTTCCGCTTTAGAATTCTCCATGCTTTCATTACATCGTCATCGTATACATTCACTGCCATTCCTTTTGGCTGTGGTCTTTTAACAAACTTTTTCTTATCTGAAAAACCTGACTTTGTATCAAAGTTTTTTGGATTATATTTTGTTCTTGGTTTTGTATTTTTTTCCATCATAGTACCTATAGTATAGCAGATTTCTTTAAAATAGCAAGAACTTTATTTCCCTGCCATTTTGGTGGTGTTTCATATGAAAAATTTTCCACTTTTCCAACAAATTCTTCGAACTTGCCATTGCAGAATTCTTTCATTCCAATTTCTCTTCCTCTCATTTTCATTACCAATTTCACTTTATCTCCTCCATCAATAGTTTCTTGGATTTTCTTAACTTTAACCATTATATCACCTATGCCAATAGATGGTCTAAATTGTATTTCTTTAACTTCAATTGCGTTAGCTTTTTGTCTTTTATCATTTTCTTTTTGTTTCTTTTTTTGCTCGTATAAAAATTTACCAAAATCCATTATTTTACAAATTGGGGGATTAGGCTTACTGTTAATACAAACTAAATCTAGTTCTTCTCTTTTAGCTATTGCAATTGCTTGTTGTGTTGACAATATATCTGATCCATTATCTGTAATTAATCTAACTTCTTTTGCTTTTATATTATAATTGACTAGTGCTTTCTTTTTGGCAATTTCCTGTGGCGTTTGTCTTTGTTTCATTAACTAGTTGATTGCTCTTTCTCGTATGTTAAGAATGGTTCTTTAGTTTCTAATGACTGCTTGTTAAGTGTTATTTTTGTTACACCTTGTGTCCTATATGCAGGTAATTCATACTGAATATCTAATAGTTGCTTTTCTAAAATAGTTTTTATACCTCTTGCACCTAGTTTCTTTTTATAAGCATTGTCAACTACCCAATCAATTACATCTTCTGTTATTTCTAATTCAATATTTTCCATTAAAAATAATCTTTTAGTTTGATCTATAATACTGTTCTTTGTTTCTGTCATTATCTTTTTTAAGTCATCTTTAGATAATTCATGACAGCCTACTAGCACAGGAAGTCTACCAACTATTTCTGGTATCAGTCCAAACTTGATTAAATCATCTGGCTCAACATCATCAAAGTTAGTTTTTATTTCATCAATATTTCTACCAAAGCCCATGTATGAAGAATTACTTCTTTGCTTCATCATTTTTTCAATACCAACAAATGCTCCACCACATATAAACAAAATGTTATCAGTATTAACTTCAATCATTTCAGCACCTGGGTGTTTTCTACCACCTTGTGGAGGAACTCTGACAGTTGTTCCTTCAATTATTTTTAATAATGCTTGTTGTACACCTTCTCCTGAAACGTCTCTGGTAATGGAAGTGTTTTCTGATTTACGTGATTTTTTATCTATCTCATCTATATAGATAATGCCTCGTTCAGCACGTTCAACGTCAAAATCTGCATTGGAAAGTAATCTTGTAATAACATTTTCTACATCATCACCTACATATCCGCTTTCAGTTAATGTAGTTGCGTCTGCAATAGCAAAAGGAACATCTACATACTTTGCAACTTTTTTAGCAAGTAATGTTTTACCAACACCAGACGGACCTAACATTAACACATTAGACTTGTCTATTTCGTCATTGCCTTCTTTAAAATTGTTTGATATTCTTTTATAATGATTATATACAGCAACACTAATTGTTTTCTTAGCTGATGCTTGTCCAATAATATGTTCATCCAAGTAAGATTTTAATTCTTTTGGATTTGGAATACTAATTTTTGATGAATCTGAATCTGGTAGTTTATTTTGTTTTAGTATATTATGACATAAATCGACACACTCATCGCAAATAAATGTTTCGTTTGGTCCAGCAATTAATTTATCAGCATCAGATCTGGTCTTATCGCAGAAAGAACACTTCATGTCTATTTTATTACCCATCTTTGTTATTTTTTGTTAACCAATTTTTGAACCAATCTTTATTTTTTTGATGTGTATTTGTAAAATTTACACCATGTTCTAAAGTTATTTTAGTTGCTTTGTGTATGCCTTCCATGTTTATACTCTTTTGTACTTCACTTAATTTTATATTAACATCTTCCTGGATGTCAAGTTTTCTTTTATCTTTACCAATACCTTCACTAATTTTTTCAGGACTTATTCGGTCTTTTTTTTTACTTCATCATCGGATAAATCATTTACTTGAATATCTTCGACTTTGGTCGGATCGTCTAATATGGGCTGATCTTCTTTGACTTTTTCTTCAACTTCTTTTAAATCTTTTTCTAATTCCATATCATGTACTACTTCTTCTTGCCAATCATTATCTTCTTCTCTAGCTTTTTTGGCATAATCTTCAAGTGCTTTCTTTTCATCAATTTCTCTTTGTTTGAAAACATCTATTTGTTTTTGTAAATCTCTAATATGTGAATTACCACTTTCAAAATCTTTAATATCATCTATAGGGCTAGATTCATCGTATTTTTTATTAAACTCTTCATAACCTTCAACTTCAGCAGGATCAAAACCATCTACTATAGGATTAGAATCTGGTTGTTCATCTTCTGTTTCTTTGTATTTGTTAAATCTATCAAGCTGATCTTTCATGTCTTGATATCTTTCTTTCCAATACTCGTCTGGTTCAACTCCTGTGTTGTCATTTGCTTTAGCAAACTTATGTTCTGCTAAATCTTCAATACTTTTACCAAATCTTTTTGTTATACTATAGTTGGCCGCAATTAAAAGTAATACAGCTAATGGATCAAATACAAATATAATAATAATGATCACCCATCTTACTGCATCTTCTAATACATTAACAGTTGGGTCACTACCATATATAAATTCTGCAATATACTTTATTGGTCCTACTTCTACTTCAATTGCTTTTATTTCGCCTTTTAATGTAAATTTTTCTTCATTTAAACTATCAATAATAGTATATGAAGATGCTATTTTGCTTTCAATCTCGTTAATTTTAGTATCTATCTCACCTGTTGTAGCTTCAGCTTGACTTGTAAAATTAGATATATTAGTAGTAAGAGCATCTATACTAGGTTGATATTTGTCTTTGATTGCTTGTATATCAATGTTTAATTTTTCTTGTATTGATAGTATTTCTTTTTGTGCCGCGGCGGCTACTGCCACTTCATTTTTTCTAATTTGGTCAATTTCTTTATCAAACTTAGACTTACCAAAAGCACCTTTCATTCTTTCTTGTACTTGTTTAATATCTCTATCAGCACGTTCTTTGGCTTGTAAAATTCTTTGTTTTTGCGTTTCTATACTTGTATTAGCAATTGCTGTGATGTCAGCAATTTCTTTATCAATTCTTTCATATATTGAATTTAATTTTTCTTGTTCTGTGTCTACTAAAGTGTCAACTCTTACATTTGTTCCTGTGTTTAGTCTTTCTAACTCAACAGTAAATCTCTCAACTTTAGCATTTTCACGCAACAATCTATCATCAATTTGTTCTATTTTTTGTTCTATTAAACTAGACGGTGCTGTTTGCTCAACGTGTGCTTTAGATAAAAATCCAAAGATACCCATCGAAGTAATAAACATTAAAACTAGTACTGCTATTGATAGATAGTATTTTAAAAAGCGAGGTGCGTTTTTCCAGTTCTGATATAACCATGATGCTGTTACAAGTTTACCAACTTCTAACACAGATCCCATAATCATTATAGGTATAGCCGCACCGGCAAAAATTGCCGCCAAGCCAGCAATTGAGTAATAAATTGCTACAGCACTAATTGATAATGCTGATAGCAATGTTAAGATAGCCATCATCATGCTATTATTTACCGGGAATAAATTGCACTATTGGCGCCATGCTCCATGCATTCGACACTTACAACATAACAACGATTGTTTGTTGCTTCTCTTATAAGTCCATCTGCGTATTCAAAGGCGTGTTGGGCAAACTTCTCTGCACCGACGCCATCAAATTCTCTTATTTCACATAAGTCTTTATCTTGTAAGTCATAAAAATCTTGTTTATGTGGATCGTTTATATCAATGCAAGTTTTGTGATCAAACTGATCTTCAAGCCATTTCTTCAAAGGTTTAAGTCCTCCAAAATCTACTGCCCAGTTTTTGTTATCTAAACCTTCACAACCAAACGTGAATTTAAATGCTAAACTATATCCGTGTAATAAATGACAATGTGAATGGTCTGCATTTGGTTGTCTAAAGACTGCACTCAACCCAATGTTGTGACCGTATGTTTTTGTACTGTAAAATTTATGTTTTGTAATATCATTCATGTACTCATTATATGATAACTTGTACAAGATGTCAATAACTAAAGCTCTTTTTTTCCAAACTTTTTTGAGTGGCGGATTCCCATGTAATGTTTACTTGGTTCGTAGTCCCATTTCTTTCCATGGTGTCCACGAATATCTGCGTAAAACATACGTAATCTGACTAATGCTCTGGCCACTGGATTATGCGTGACTTTCATAGTAAAACCTTTGTTAAATTGTTGTAAAAATTGTATTGAGAATGTTATTTCCGCTTACAAAGGATATTTACCATACGGGCCTTAAAACACCGGTTTTGAGTGAAATTTAGATATAAAATTTATTGTATAAATTTTTAAAGTCACCGCCAGAAAATTGTTTTCTCTGAAGTTCACGCTGACGTCTCTCTAAGTCTTGATGATCAGCTGATTGTGAAAGGTATTTTTCTTCAGCTGATATATGAGGTCCAAAAATTAGTTTTATTAGTTTCTTAAGCATTTGGGTTCTTTCCTTGTTTTATCTGGTTATAGGCGTAAACGGCATCTTTACTATATTCAGTAACTGCCAATTGCCAAAGTGGATCACTTTTATCTATTTCGACTCTTTGTGATACAGGGGTTATATCAGTCAGAGCTCTTATTAATTCTATTATTGCTTTCATATTTCTTTCCTATGGTATTCTGTCACTACTAATTTATGACAGATTTACCGACATTTGTATTGCTAAAATTGTATGTTAGATGTGCAATATTAACACAATCTTATTTATTATCGAGAAGGTTTTTTGTGGCTTGAACAATCTCTTCTGTGGTATAGCTTCCGCCATACTTTCTTTCAATGTCATCTTCTATACATTTACTTCCATACTGTACTTCTAAAATATGGCAGTCTTTGTTTGTTTCATTGATAGCTTGATGCCAGACTTCTGCATCAATTGAATAAGTTTGATTGCTTGATAACTTCACTTTTTGTACACCGGCTACTCCTTCTGTACGCAACGCACAGTGCCCTTTAAGAACGTACCAGTGTTCTGCCCTATAAAAATGTCTCTGCATACTAAGGCTTGAATTTGGTGCTATAACAAGCTCTTTAACTTTGTATCCTATGTTATCATCTAGCACTCTGTACCAGCCCCATACTCTTCTTGTTTTAGGTGCTTTCCAATCTTCTAATATCCAACTGCTACTGTTCTTTTTATTTGTGCCACCGACGCCATAAACAAATTGTGCTTTGTCACCATATATAGATTCTTCAGGTACATTGCCTTGTTGTCTGTCGCCGCCATTAGCAAATATTAGTGTATTGTAAGTACGTGTGGCCATTGTTTTGTATATGGCACCACAGGATGTATCATCAGCATCATCAAAAGCAATAATATCATCTACCATACTCAGCTCTTTTATTATTGCGGCTCTTTCTTTAAATGGCATAAATGGTCTACCTTTTTTACGAGTAAGCCATTCATCGCTATTCAACCCAACAATTAATTTGTCACCAAGTTGCTTGGCACTTTTGAAATAATCTATATGTCCTGAATGTAATGGATCAAACCCACCTGTGACTAAAACTAACTTATCTATTCTTTCCAAAGCTCTCTCCTATTCTTGTAAAAGTAAATCTCGTAAGCACCATTGTGAAAGTGTGGTTGTATGTCTCTGATGAAGTCCATATTATCGCACCATCTAGGAAGTTCTTTGTGTATTTTTCCTTGTCCTGTGACTACTGTGACTGATTTAATACTTTTGTCTTTTTGTGCATCATGCACCCAAACTGTGAATCTCTTCCAAGCATCGTATACAGTGAATCCATGTAAGTCTAATCTGGACATCTAAGGAAGCCTTTGTTATACTTTGCCTTCTCTTAATAACTTTTCTCTGTTGGCCATGTGCTTCATTTGAATCTCTTCTTTTGAACCACCAAAGTATGCCACTGCATAACCTTCTGCTATCATTGTGTCCGTTAAACGTTTGTCGTCAATAATGAAGTCGCCTAGCACTCTACCAAACTTACCTTTTTTGTCTTTGCCTGATTTATCAATTTCTGTTTTTAACACTTGCATTGATCCAATTGGCATTTTAGTTTTAACAAATTCTTTACTTGCCAAACCAAATCGTTTTTCTTCTGTATCTCTGGTTCTAGACTCTGGCGTATCAATACCCATTATTCTTACACGTTCTTTGTGCATCCATACTCCAAATCCTAAATCAATGTCAACATCAACAGTATCTCCGTCAACAACTTTTAGTATTTTACAATTATATTCGTACATTATTCATTCCAGTTATCTATTTGCTCTTTTATTTTTAACTTTTCTTTTTTCAAGTCAATTAATTTTGATTTGTGTTCAAACGTCCTTTTATAAGATCTTTGATTCTCAAGATCCATTACCTTTCTTGACAGATTTTTGTGTCGCGTGATTAAACTCGATAGGTTCATAATCTCCTCCTTTGAAAAGTTTATTGCTGAACTTTCTAATAACTACTGCTCTTGACAGCATTTTGCTATCTTGCTCGTAATACATTATACTCAGTCCTATGTCTTTTTTGATAGTTCTTTGTGGTCTATCAATCTTATACCATTTGTATACTGCGTATAGTTCTTGGTATTCGTATTTCAGGTCTTTAGTATTATCTTTAAGATATTCTAACGACTTAACAATATCGTCTGGATATTGTTTGAAAATTTTTGTTTCTGCAAACTCGCATAAAGATTCCATAACATTGTGCAATAGGATATCACTCATTACAACTTTCCTTTCATCTTGTATCCTATATAGATGATATAATCAACTATTAAAAAATTAAGAAAGAATCCAAGTGGTGTAAACATCATACCGAATAATGCTGGAATAAACCAGAAAACAAATATAAGTTTAAAAAAATAATCTGGCAACATACCAGTAGGTACTGACCAAGTTGGCCAATTTTTATTCTGATCTATCTGATTCACTTTCAATCACTTGTTCGTTTGGTGTTGGTGGTAATGCACCTTTGTTAATATCTTGTTGTACTTTGTCAGCTTCTTCTTTAGATGCTTGTCCGCCATAATGAAACTGATTTGCAATGTTGCCTTTGAATACGTATGCTCCTTGATGATCTAAATCAATCGAAGGATCCATCCAAATTGTACCGCCTAGCTCTTGGTATCTTCTACAGAAAGTATAATCTTCCGATAGGTATCTCCTAGTTGCAGGATCAATTATTGTATCGAATAGTGCATACATATATGGATCATGTTTTGGATCTGTGTTTAAATCATTTTTGTAATGTAACTCTGGCCATTTGTCAAACATCCTTTGTATTACTTTTCTGCTGAACATCATAAATCCTGTTCCGCCATCATACACAGGTAGTAAACCATTCTTTAAAGGAATACGTCCTTGACCATCTGATCTAACATTAAGAACATATGATGCTTGATGTTTTAATACTTCTTGTTCTGTTGCTTTATCACCTAAATCTTTTACTGCATTAATAATACCAGACCAGTTAATTGATTTTTTAGGATATGCTCCAACGACAACTTCAACATCGTCTCCGCCATCAATTAGTTTATCCCACATTTTAATAATTGATTCAGCTTCAAAATGTATATCGGCATCAATAAACATCATCTCAGTATACTCTGGATTACTCATAAACATTGCTGTCAGTGTGTTTCTACCTCTTGTAATCAAACTTTCATTTGCTATCGTGGCCAATGTAAAGTTTAAGTTATGAGTTTTAAATAAAATTCCAACTCTTACCATTGCTTTAAGATATGATTCACCAACCATTCCTCCGTATGCCGGAGTGGCTATAAACAAGTGTCTTCCTTTAAACTTCTCTAAATTAATTCTAACTTGTCCGCTCATTGCGTTTTGTAAATTATCGCCAGGCTTCATTTCTTTTTGCTCTGGTGCAGGTTTTCCTTGCTTCTCAGCTTTTGCGGCTCTTTTAGCTTCGCGTTCTTCTTTCCATTTATCACTGAATTTTTTGTTCAT